TAAAGCAAAATGCATCAAAAATAATTTAATACAAAATAAAGCAAAATAAAGCAAAATAAAGCAAAATAAAGCAAAAACAATTTATACAGTTATTAATACAAAATAAAACAAAATTTAACCCACAATTAATACATCAAATCTATTTATACAATTAACTTGAAAAACTAGTTCTTAACCAAACAATATACTTTTTTGTTGCGTAATTCAAATTTATACCCACAAAAATCGTTTAAAAACTCTAGTGAAATTGGCGGGTAATTTAATTCAATATTTGAATTATTTGAAATTGTTTTGATGAAGATCGGTAATTTATTGTTTAAAATACTAATTAATCTATCTTTTGGCAATTTAGACGGATTACAAAGATGTTCAATGATTTTATTTGACATATCTCTTATCATATTACGTTCATTAAAATACCTATGTACAACACTCCACTCACTTATTTGCATATTTATATTGACATAAACAAACGAATAGAGTCGAACTAAAGGAAAATTTAATTCTTTATCAATATCTTCTCTAACATACTTTGGTAGTGTCCATGGGTGATTTTTAAACAATATAATGTGTGATTTCGATATTTTGATAGGTAAATAGCAATAATTACAAACACACAATAATCGGCAGTTTTTCGATAATTTTTTATATTTATGAACTATCGAATTAGGACCATATTTATCATTTATATTATCAAACAAAATAGGGCCTGTGTTTTCTAAACAATGACTTATTCTTAAGTATTCATACCTAATGTCGTTAATTTTTGACATTATAAAAGATAATAATATATAATTTTCAATTTTATAATATAGACGTCGCCCCTATAATGAGGGAAATTAGTCTTTATGAAATCGGAGAAAAACTCCAAAAACGCCAGCAATTTGATTTTTCAAATGGCATCACCAAACATACTCGATTACATAACTATTTTGTATTTGAACACCCCATCATATCTAAATTAATTCCAACTTCGCGCAATTTTGTTTTGATTTATAAATTTAAAATTAAAAAATTTACATTCCGATTCAGTGAATGGAAAGATAATTTTAAACCACTATTTTTGTTTTTAGATTTAGTACCTGATGAAAAAATTAAGCTAAAATTTAGTAAGAATGACTTCAATATTCTCAATAATTGGTTGAAATCTAATTAGAAATCATCTAATGGCACAAATTTATCTGAACCTTTTGATTTGTTCGCCATACTATATTCTGACACCTTTTTGTCATGAAAATTAGTATTTCGTTCAATTGTATTTCTGCTCATGAATGGAAATGGGCAATCATCGCCAATATCAGTATATAAAATTTTATGTTTTAATTGTTTCAATAATCGATTTGTTACGTATTTAATGTATTTTATCATTGCTTTTTGGTTCATCATAATTAATGAACATGGTAAAGACTCCACAATAAATTTAGTCTCAATTTCAACAGCTTCGTCAAATATTTCATGAATTCGCTTATCACTACATTTTTCTTTAATATGACCATTGTATAATGCACACGCGAAATCGGTATGAAGTCCTTCATCTCTTGCAATAAATTCATTAGCTTGAAACAAACCATGCAGAGGCTTGTTTTGAGTTTTTAACCAAAAGATGGAACAAAATGCACCTGAAAAGAAAATACCCTCTACTGCAGCAAATGCTACCAAACGTTCAGCAAATGGGGCATCAGATGCAATCCATTTTTTTGCCCATTTGGCCTTCTCACCAATTACTGGAATAGTATTAATTGCGTTTTTGAGTCTCTTTTTTTCAGAATCTTTCGAAATTAGCGTTTCTATCATAATTGCATAAGTTTCAGCATGAATATTTTCCATAGCTGTTTGAAACCCATAAAAACAAGTTGCTGAAGTGATACCTAACCGATTTACATCCAAAATAAAACGTTCATTTAGATTTTCAACAACAATAGCATCTGCACCAGCGAAAAATGCAAGAATATATTTAATAAAATGTTGTTCATTTTTTGTTAATTTACTCCAGTTTTGCTTATCAACACTAAAATCTAACTCCTCTGATGTCCAAAATGCAGCCATATGGTTCTTGTATAACTTCCATAGATTTGGGTTTTCGACAGTTAGAAAATATGATTTTTCGAGTAGATTGTCCATCTTATATAACATATATTTTTATTTTCAAATTTAAAACTAATTAAAAATGAAATTTATTAGGTAAATATTAGTCATGTCGGATGATAAAAACATATCTTTATATTTCTATAAAACAATTAATACCCCACCAATTCAGACTGAAAAAGAGGTTTTGGTAAATGTAATCAATGTATGCAAATTGGGTTTAAATGTGACCAAGAATGACAAAAATATCAAATATATTAATTTTACAAACCCTAGTTTTACTAAAAGGAACATCAAATTTATACTTGATTATATGAAATTATACAGTCGAAACCCTGATTTTGAACAAAAAACTGCTCCATCAAAGCCAAATTTATTAAACACAATTGATGTAATTATATCAAGAAATGATAATATAGAAATTCGAAAAAAAGAGTTAGATCTATTTGTCCGATTCATTTATGGTTCAGAAAAATTTCGTACTAAACCATTTAATGGAAAAAATTATGGGTTTCTTATTTTGGCTAATATTGAAGAAATTGAATTTATGAGACTAATTAATCTTCTTAAATGTGCAAAATACATCAAACTTATTGGTCTAACTAAGAAAATATGCGCAGTAATTTCAATAATTTTATGTTATCATTTAGCCCCAGAAGGATCATATATCACAAATTCTAACATGAGAAGTTTGCTAAATAAATTAGTGAGTCGCGACCTCTCCGATTAATTCAAAACTCCAATTATGACCATTTAGATCAATAGTATTGCCATTCGGATCTTCCAGAGAAAAATCTAAGGTCTGGAACGTTTTTGGCGATTTAAAAACTATTTTTTTATTATGAATGTTTTCATCATAAATTTCATTTCCAGGGCTGGTATCAACAGATACTCGATAAATAATATCAGTATCATATGACGTACTTTTTGTATATTTTGTGGTTCGTTCAATACCAATAGCATTACTTTTTATAAACAAATAACTTGGACCATACAAATTTATTGCAGAATCACTTGTAACCGAAGTACTAGTCGAGCTTATTTCACTAAATCCCAAATAGGTATGTGCAGTTCCTGTTACTTTAACTGTGAAATTTGCCGCATTTGTAATGGTTAATTTATATGTTTGCCGATTGTAAGTTACAGCGAATCCTGACATTGTGGATACATCGGCGTCCAATCGGGTTGCTAAATGGGTACCAAGTGTATTCGCAGTATAACTCCCAGCAGTGATTGTTACATCAAAATCAGTTCCGCTAGTGTCTGAAACCACCAATGTATTGTTCGTAGAAGTGAAAACATAATAAGTGAACGGGATCATAATAGAGTTTAATCTCAAGTGTCTAATTCTAGTAAATTTAGAATTAGCTAATGTTATAGAAAAATTCGTAGCAGTTCCAGAAGACCGGTCTTTTGAATTAATTGTGGCATAAATTTCTTCCCTATTATATAACATGGACATTTTGACCTTTTATATTATTATATTAACAATAATTTTAATTGGATTATTTCTTTTATTACAGAGAATAAAAAATAATTTCACGAAGGTGCAAAAAGAACGCAAAGAGAAGGAACAATTAGACCAGATTAACAAAATCATTCAATATACGTAAATAATATAATTTATAGTATATACACCATGGACTTTATTGCAAAATTTCTTGCCAGAAAATATAATGCTTTAGGGAGAATCAAAGAGGAAACAACACATGTTATTCTTGATGCAGAAACCCTTTTTATGGAAAAATCCAATCAGAATATGTTAATTAACAAAATATATAGATTACATAAGTTAAATTATGGTAAGAGACCCAAAGAATATTTTGTCAAAACCATACCCATTGCAATGAAACTTTGGCTTAGTAAATACTTAATTCCAGAATATTCTGATGTAACTGATGTTATTCGAGTAATAAATTATGATTTTATAATGGCTTTAAGTAACTTAATTCGAGAAAAAATTAAACCAATCGGAGATAATAAAAAGGTTTGGAACCCATTTAAAGACCCATCTTTGCGTAATATGACAGTGGATAAAATAAGAAATATGGACTTATGGAAACCCCAGGTAACATATATTCGACCCCACCGACACTTTCGTTATGGCAACAAAATTCCCCATTATCAACAAATATTGCATACTAGAAACTATGATAGAGGTAATGAGGGTCTTCGATCTAGCAAAAATAGATCCTCTGTAGAGGCATTTAATCGTGGATATGATATGTCCGACATGATTTATTATGCCGATATGCCAGACCGAAATGATTGGAGAAAGGTCTAATCTATTTTATTAAATCGACATAAATATATATTTTTTTTCTAAAATTCTACTCTAGTTTGATATTATTAACAACAAAATAGCTATTTTATATCTAGTTTGTTTGTACTTATGGCTGTTTAAGATTAAAAATGAATATAATTATACTTATATAGAATGGAGTCTACTCTTAACGCTGCTAGAGCGTCAAAAAACCCCGAACAGCTTGAATTGGAAATTAGATTCTATCTCAATCATATACTAAAAAAACGTATTGATATTCATGATACAGGGCGAATTGCTAGCCAATTGATTAAGAAATTTGGTTCAAAAAATGGTATTCAGATTGAGCAGACAATAAATTTTGTAACCAACAAAAATATTACTCAACAACGATTGTTTAAAAATGCGAAGCAGATTGTTAGTGCAAAAAAATTTTATGACAAGCAAATATTAAGTACATATAAATGTGATCCTTTCAAGGTTTCAGTAGCTCATGAGATACCAATTAAACAATTTCAGTTTGATAATAATGATATCAAATTGATTCGAATTCGCCTGCGAATATCAACATTTCCATTGGAATTTGGAGATTGGCGACTAGATATTACACTTATTCAAAGTTTTAAAACAAAGACACCCACTAGTATAATTCGGGCTAAAAAAGATACGCTATTTGCATACAATTCGTATGATGACTTATTTGTCGATAATGGACCCTGGTTAAATGTAGACAAAATAGAATTTGAAGCAGAATATATTGGTAAACCATCCAAAATTGCTAAGATTAAAACATCTGATATTAACAATTTGATTACCCAATTCTCTGATTTTGTTGACATAAAGGATGAAAATCAGGAATATAGGCAAGTAATTTATGAAATGGCACAAATCTTAAAACCCCGAATGGCTAAAAGATTTTTGAATGGAAACAAGGGTGTTCGTCATATTGCAAACGCAGTTATTGAATTGGGAAAATCAGAATATCAAACTATTTGGGACACCATATCAAATTATTACATCACCGATAAGGCAGATGGAGAGAGGTGTATAATTCGAACCAAGGGAGGTGTGATGCAAATAATAACAAATATTCTTGTTACTAAAAAAATAGAGTATAAAGAGGAGTTAATTGTGGATGCCGAGTTAATTATGGATGGGGAAAAATTTAACATATATATCTTTGATGTTATCAAATTCCAATCCGAATTAGTGTACAAAAAGATATTCTGTAAAAGACTGCCATATTTGGATAAGGCCGCGACTATTTTGGCTAACCACGTCAATATTGCAGAAGTTAAACCATTTGTTCGTATTGATACTGCCAAATTAGGACCACAGATACGAAAATTGTGGAATAGAAAGGCTCCATATCCAATTGACGGAATCATTTTCACTCCATCATCGGAGACATATTCGACCATGAAAGTATATAAATGGAAACCCCCGAGTCGAAAAACAATAGATTTTCTTATCAAAAAAGCTCCAAAAAGTCTACTGGGTTATATGCCATATAATGTAAAAAAGGATCATACATTATACATTTTATTGTGCGGAATTGATAAAAACGTAGCAAATATTTTGGGTATTCGGCGTCCAAATGGATACGATGAAATGTTTCCGGATGGTGTTAAATGGCGGTATTTCCCCATTCCGTTTACTCCAAGTGACGATCCATATTGCCATATTTATTATGATAAGGACCCAGATCTGGATGATAATATTGGTGAGTTCGGTTATAACGGAAGTACATGGGAATTACACAATATTCGTAAAGATAAGACTATTGATTACAAAAGAGGTGGTAATTATGGAAACGATCATCGAATTTGTGAATTCATTTGGGATTCCTACCAAAATCCACTTACATTGGACCGATTAATTGAGTTTGAGCAGTCATACTTTAAACAAACTGATTCGCAAATTCACAAACCACAACGAGCATTTAATTCGTTTGTGAAGTCCCATTTATTGATGCCATTTAAAAAAATAGAATGGCTTTTGGACTTGGCTGCAGGTCGAGGAACCGATCTGTTTAGGTACAATAAAGCCCAGATTAGGAATGTTATGTTTGTTGACAACGACCGAGATGCGCTATCTGAGCTGATAAAACGAAAATACGACTTGGTTAGATTGCGAAACCCGCCTCCCAGAAGAATGGGAATATGGACTACTCTGGCTGATTTAAGTAAATCACCATCCAAAGATATGTTTAAGCAAATGCCTGAAAACGGATTCCCACTTATTGTTTGTAACTTCGCAATTCATTATTTCTGTGATACAACCAAGAATATTCGGAATTTTCTGAAATTTGTGGCCAGTTTGTTGTGTAAAGGCGGCATGTTTATTTACACCGCATTTGATGGTTTGGAAGTGCAAAAATTGCTTGCTAGAGACAAACATTATGAGGTTAAGACATCAGACAACCAGATTAAATACTCAATTATTAAGAAATATGACACTCCACAGATCGTACCTGGAAAGAAAATTGGCGTTTTATTACCATTTTCAAACAATAAACATTACGACGAATATCTTGTTTATGCCGAAAATATCAAGGATATTGCTATAAAATGCGGAATGAAACAGGTGAAATATGAAAGTTTTTCAGAAAAATTGGACTTATTTGAGTCTGAAAATGTCAAAATGTATCAAAAAATGCGAACTGAAGATAAGTTGTATAGCGGCTTATATCACTATGGAATTTATCAAAAAGTATGATTTAAATTAAAAAAACACATAAAATATATTATATATCATCATGAGTAGAGTTAAAATGATGGCTACAGGGTCATCAAAATTCAAGAATGGTTATTTTTTGGGTCAAGAAGGATGTATATGTGACAAGGAAAATAAGTTTCTTAAAATCGGTAAATTTAATAGAAAAAACCAATTAAACACAGATTCCGGCGGAGTATTTGTCGACTACAGTGATGAGAAAAACCCGATAATTATTAAAGGTGGATTCACTAAAGATGTGCCAAATGGTGAGGTGGAAGTAATTACCACAGAATATATTAAGATTGGTAATGCATCTGATGGTAAGATAACATATTCAGAACAAAATTCACACAATAAAACTTTGAGTCTAATTTTTGATAAAAATGGTTATCTAACCCGATATACACTACTTTAAATATATTAACTATTTTCTACCCAATAAGGATATGAAATATACTAAAAAAATAATATTTGGAAACCTATGTTGAGGTTTCCTTTTTTTCTTCAGATTCTACTTGTTTTGCCATTCTCTCCATTTCGGCAATCAACTCTTTTTCAAGGTCAGGAGGTAATTGTTGAGTTTCATGACCTGATAAAATGCGTTCAATGAGTTCATTGGTAAGTTCTTTTTGGTATTTTTGATAATCATTGTCAATTTTTTCTTCAATTTTATCTCTCTGTTCAACAAGAGGTTTGGTCTCATCGAGCAATTTTTTGTATGTGGTTTCCCACAATTTTCGCGAATTTTCCAAATTATGAGTGTCTTTTGTATAATCTTCATACAAATATTGCACATAAAATGCCCGGTTTTTGCACCAGTCATCGTTTTGTTCAGCCTTCATTTTTTTATATTCCTCCTTCTTTTCTTCCATTACAGACCGTCTTTTCTCATACTTTTTGATCATTTTCTTTTCCTTCTGTTTGATCTGCTTTGGTGTCAATTCTTTGGGCTGTTCAATCACCTTAGGTTTATCTTTCTGAGCTGCCTTATTTGCTCGTTTTCTTTTATTTTTAGCCTTCTGTTTCATTTTACGTTTATATGCTTTCTCAGCTTCTTGTGGAGTCATATTATATTGATTGAGGGCCTCTTTATATTTCTTGTCTCCATCCATTCGCATTCGCACAAGGAATCTCTTAAAAGCCCTTTTTGTAAATTTACCCTCCAGCATATATTTAGAAACAATAGGAAAGGATTCATAGAATGACTTATGATAATCCATAAACACTCCTAGTTGGAACTCATAGTCTTTTTGGCGAAAATCAGGCTGTTTATTAAGTACTTTTACATGATTCCATGCTTTTACTGCATAATCAATGGTTTCATCTTCTGATAATGTATTAGTTTTTGACAAGTGTGGAGAGCTGTTCATCTTATATTATAACTGTATTTAGTAGTCTAAATAATATTACCCAAGAATTTTAATAACTCTTGTTCTACATTGACTGCATTACCACCCACAATAAAAAAGTCATCAATAAGATTCTCTACTGGCATTTCTACACCCCCTCCAATTTTCAAATATAAAATACCATTTTTCTCGTCTGGAGATTCGATATTGACACTTTTTTCGTCTAAACCACTATATGAAGATTCTATATTGACACTTTTTTCGTCTAATTGTTCATATGGAGATTCGGTATTTTTAGAAGAATAAAGTACTGAACCACCTAACCAACAATAGTCCTCCTCATCATAATTCATCGTCCGTAAATTTCAAATTGTTAATAACTTCACAATTTTGTTGTATTTGTGCTTTAAGTCTACTATATAATTCTTCTATGACTTTATCTGGAATGTTTTTGCGTAAAACCCAGGTACCAGTCCCCTTTTCAAGTAAATGTTTTTTATCTATATTATCCACAATATATTTAAAAAATTCCATGCGTCGTTTGTAATGAAGTTTTGGAATATAAGCTACTAAAAATACATATTTCCGTTTAATACTTGGGTTCTCAGGAATAAAAATATTCATTTGGGCATACTAACTTAGTACAAAAAATATATTTAATATATTAAGTTATTGTTTATTTTTCTCAAAATAAGCCCATAAAAGCTTTGATTCTCCATATAATTTACCTCCATAAACGCGAACTAATTCAGAAATATAAGTATTATATTGAATATAATCATCAATTAATGCCTCCAATGCGGTCCGAGGATTCTCCACAATAATGCTGGGATGACTATCCATTTTATACATTTTAAATTCATCTTTACTCATATCATGTGGCCGACCTATTACCATCCCATCTTTAATATCTGTATCTAATTCTATCTTTTTAAATTTCTTGGAGATAACTCGCCTTTTTTTATATCTATATAATAATTTAACAAATCTACCAACATCTACCTTGTTTAAATCATTAATATGCTTATGTAAATCTTTCGCAATTTTTAATTTAGCATTGATAATTTTCTTATCTTCGTTGCTCATAACACCCTCGATTTTAAATATAAGATCCATATGTGATAAATTGGTAGGAATGAACGGAAACCCGCCTATTATTACACAAGCATTCTCGATATCATAATTTACTGTATCGACAAAAACTGGTAGTTTAGTACCCTTTGTACTTAATATATTACTAGATTCCGAGTTACGAAAGCAACACCCCGCGGTATCATTTCTAGCAATAACAGGGCCGTTTAGGTGAGCTTCTTTTACAATACAATCAGGAATTATATCACCTTTGTTGTACACAATACACTTGATCTCTACTACTAGATCTACTTTTGCACCCCCATTGACACCATAATCAGCAAATTCAATTACAATATTTTCATCCAAAATCTTTGTGATTTCAATAATATAACATTGAAAATTACATTTTTTTGCATAACATTCATTTAATTTCGACAACAAATAAGCCCTAACTACGTCTTTTTCTTCAGTATCCCATACAAGAATCTCTGATGGATCAGGAATACCAAAACGGATTACTTGTTTCTTTTTAATGATCATTTGCTTATATATTTACTAGATTATTCATTTTTAACAAAAAAATAAACAAATTTATTCAGTTTGAGTAGGCTCAGGTTCCGGAGAAGAAACCTTATGAATTGGACGAGAAGGCGCATGCATCATATAATGAAGCTGTCTCATTAACATATTCAGTTGATGATTAGTGGTGTTTAAAGTCGCGTGTAAATAGTCTACTTTGTTCTCCAAATCAACAATCTTTTGGGTAGTAATATCATCTTTATTCATGTCTTTAGACCCCAAAATATCCATAGATAACTGATTAATAATTTTAACCTTATCAATATCAATCTTATTGTTATGATCAATTAATACTTTTGCAGAGGACTGAATAGCCTTGCATTTACCAATAGTGAACGAAGATGATTGAATATCTGACATTTTTAAGTATTTGAACTTACTAATAAAAAAATATTCAATTTTTTATAAATTGCATAATATGAAATCATCCATTTTTGAGACAGATTATTTCCGATATGGGATAGCAATATTGATCGTTCTGATCATTTTCGTGATTGTTGTCACTCTTTATCGGAATGGTAAATTAGAAGGATATAATGAACCATTAATTGATGAAGAAAAAATTATGAAAACAGTTCCATACAATAGTGAACATGCAACTTTTAAACACGCCCAATTTGTTTATGACACAACCCCATTAGAATTTTATCCAGCCGATACATTGCCCCTTCATATCTCCGATAATGTGTTGGCGATTCCAAATTATAAGAATTCTGTTTCCAATAAATTATCATGGCAAGATCTATATGATTAATCAATTTTATGCATTATAGAGGCGAAATCCTCGTGGTCAGGACCAATTCTAATATATTGCCCAACATCATCCCTATACTCATAAATTTCATAATTTCCGCCACCAGATTCTACATAATAATACTTTTTTTTATCTACTTCAACAACTTTTGTCTTTATTTTTTGAGTTTTAAGTGGTTTACATACATTTGGTAGCAATCTATCTTCATCAAAGTTTATCGCATAAAGCGGTTTTCCATCGGGCAAACATTGTTGACATGGTATATTTAATTTCAATGATTCTTTGTGAACAAGGCAGTCAATACTACCGGTTACAATAATGTTTAGAAATTGCTCGGCAATTCTATTATTAGCAATAGATGCACTAAATAACTCCATATCAGTTGTCAATTTTTCTAATTTTCTCTCTTTAGCATCACTTACATCATGAATTTTCATAATATCTCCACCAATAGTCTTAAGTATATATTTCGGATAATTTGACAAATAAATGTATGGCTGAACAAACTGTTCTGATTTTGGTAAATGGGCATGACTTAAATAACGCACAGCTCTTGCTTCAATTTGGCGGATTCGAGAATAATTCCAATAAGGTTCAAGAATGTGGATATGACGAACACCCTTGAGATCTAATCCTTCCGCACCTGTACTACTAATCAATAAGATCTGTATTTTCTCACATTTTCTATTCTCTGGTGAGTTGAATTCATTCATAATTTTTTCCCGTTCTTCAAATGGGATTTGGCCAGTAATAGTTGCGTATTTTATTTTTTTCAAAGTCAAAATGCGCTCAATAATACCTATTCCTTCAGAGGTTACAAATGATGAATATATTACACCCAGCTTATTGGGCCATAATTTCATATTTTGTAGTAGTTTTTTAATTTTAGGTGAATATTTATCCAGGTTTAATAAATCCTTTTCAGTTATTTTGTTTATGTATTTTGTGACCTTTTTATCCTTTATTTCAACTGCATAATTTGGTATCAAATAATTACTGATTTGCCGACTTTTTACTCTGTATGAGCTATATCCATATGATTTCTTAACAAATTTTTGACCCTTTTGTGATACAGACACTGCATTTTCCATAATTTCTAATTCCCTAGCAGACCAATATGAATCGTATTGAGATTTACTCATATGAACAATTTCTACTTTTAATGGTTTCTTTGTTGGAAAGCCATCTCGTTTACCTTTTTCATATTTAGTACCAAAATAACTCACCATTCCAAACATTCTATTTCGAAATTTCGAGACATTTTTGGCCACATTTAATTCTTCATCAACGAAAAATTGCAAAAATTCATTGTATTCTTCGGGAAATAAAAAGTAATCTCGTCCATTTTTCGACATTTTACCTCGCAACATATTGAAACAAGGAATTAGCTCGAATGGATGATTTACTATCGGAGTACCGGTTAAGAAAAATAACTTGGTATCCTTTGTTTCCATTACATTATTGTAAAATTTTAATGCGTTTTGACTACCATTTGTGATACTATTGAATAAATTATGGGCCTCATCAATAATAAAAATAGTATTATTTATGCTAAGGGAATCATCTATACCAGACAGTAATTTAGTTTTATCAGCCTTTTTAGGCCGGAATAATTGCTCAAACATATTCCCTGCATTCATAGATACAAACTGAATACGCCCTAACACATCCTCTACACTAATGGACTGTTTATCGAAATATTTATGCAAATTTTTCTCAAAATTACCCTGTAAACTCTTATTTGTCATAACAATAATACGCTTTTTTGAATCAAAGTATAGGTGAATAAGTGCTGCCATAATAATACTTTTTCCATATCCCATCTCATGATAAATCAATAATCCTCTTGTTTTATACTCTTTTAAAAACTTCCATACTACTAACTGGTAATGCCGTAATATTTTGTTCTCATTTGGGTCTATTTTACTAAGTAAACTTTTTAATTCCAATGGTAAACTTGTGGTCTGTGTAAATTCTCTCATTTTATAAGTCTATGAATATAATTTAATCATTACGTTCTAATAGAATAGATTTGCCTCTATCATATCGAGATTTAAATATTAATCTCCCATTTTGATCATAATGACGCAAAGTTCCCTTGATAAATTTACCCTCATAAAAATACCCAATTATTTTTGTCTTAGTTCTTGGTGTTTTTGTGTCCAGTTCGAAATAATAGTGATATAATATACCCGAACCATGAGGTATTCCTTTTTCATTACATTTTCCGTCATATAATAAAGATTTATATGGATTATTATAATACAACTTCATGATGATACGTTTTCTACTTAATAAAAAGAAAATCAATTATTCAACATTTAAGATAGAAAATGTTAAATTAAATGTGGGAAAATGTACCTTTTTCATACATTTAAAAAGAGGACGTTTAGAAGGTAAATCATATGTCTATGAAGGCAATTCTATTGTGGTAGAGGAAAATTATAGGCACAATATATTTTTTGGTAGGCATAAATATTATACTGAAGGTCGCCCTTCACATGTTTTGACAACAAATATGTCCGAGAAAATGCATGGATTAATTTACGATTATGACAATCAAGGTAGTCTGACAACAGTCTCATATTATCAAAATGGTGTGAAAAATGGAGAAGAAAAAATAATAAATAATGGGCAAATCATTACAATAAATAAATATAATGCAGGTCAAATAATAGAAGTGTTGGATATGAAGACCAAAAAGTAATCTTTAATATATTTATTTGGTCTCAAAATGGATTGAGTAATATTTTTATTTTAACTCCGGACGGGATTCAAAGAAGAAATAAAACCATTTGATGTCAGATCCCTTTGTCCGTTCCTGAATCTCATTATGAATAAGTTTGGCTCTAATCAATGAACATATTGAAATAACATTGGGTTTTTTCTCATCATTTAGTGTAATTTTCAATTTCCTTGCCACATCAATAAGATATTGTTTACTCTTTGATTTACAAATCGAACCTTTCTCGATCATTCGAGAATCCTTGAATTTTGTAATATTTTGAATTGGTGATCGTATTTTAAACCGTATATGCATGCCCATTTTACTGCGATCATCATACCCAATAATGATATTATTCTCTATATAACCATGATTATCCATTGAATATTCATGTGATTCGTTCCATTTATTCGTCTCTGGCGAGTAAAATTTAGGCCAATCTGAGAGAAAATAACCTATAGGTAACAAGTTGGCCGGTACTTTTGACACATTTTTGTTCTTATTTTTCATACTTTTAAGAGCGGATTGTAATTGCTGTTCAAACTTATTTTTTGTATTAATTGGACACCAATCTTCCCCGCGTTTACTTATGTTTGATTTCAACAAATTTATAATCCCCTCATCACCTAATTCCTTTATGTTTGGTTTATCAAGATATTTTTCATATAACTTTTTAATTGACTTTTTAGTAGTATGCGCCCAAATTATGATACCTAAAATGTCATAATAATATAACATTTTGATATAAAAGTTATGAAAAGTAGATTCCGGAACAACTTTGGTCCAATAATTGAAAATATATGATATGATATCTTCAATAAATTTCTCATGGAATTCTATAGTAAAATCACATACCGCACTCTCTAACTCGGATAGAATAGCAGTTTGGTATTTTTTACGAAATATTGTTTTTTGGCTCTCATAATCCACTTCATCTCGAGAATTTTTCAAATATGATTGTAAATTAATTTTACGTTTATCACCACTTCGATTAAGGCGAAACACGGATTCTATATCCAATATGGGTTCATTATATGCATCTAAAGGACACAATATATAGTACATACCAGTCTGTGATATAATACATTTTTGCCCATTTGGGATTATAATCAAAAATTCCGATGGATCAAACAGCATATCAATTGGAATCTGCCTACTTATTGTCTTATGAATAGGTTCAACATGTTTGACCTCTCTTGAATGTGATGGATATTTTACCAGATTTGATAATGCAACAATAAATCTATCTTCCTCGAACAGTGTTGTATCTATTTCGGTGTAAAATGGTGGATTTCTACATACCTTCCATAAGTCTCCATATGACCATACTGGGGATATCTGCACAAAAAGCCTTTTTATAATTATTGCAATTTCACTAACTTCTTTTAATGAGTGATATGCGTCAAAAGTAAACAGATTTAAGGACCCCATATTATATTTTTTATCTGTTATAGCTGGATCAAATTTGATAGGAGCGAGTGAATCTTCCACATTCCCCATAACAATCTTGGGTCGATTAATAAGTGAATCTATTGCATTTTGATGTAATACCTTTTCTATAGTTTGAATAACCTTGTATGTCTTTAATTTTTGTTTATATTTATCCTCTTCATGTGATAGAAGTTTTGAGTCCCGCATTGAATGAACATAGATATGAACATGAATTGTTTGTTTCTCAATTGGTAAGTCAATATGACTTTTATTCCGCCTTGCCCGACCAATAATTTGAATAAAAGTTGGTATGTTGTCGGGTCTACTCATAATAAACAGTCGCCTAACGCTTTTAAAATTAAAAGATTCCCTTATAACCCGAGAACCAATAAGAATTTTAAATGTCTCCCCATTCATGTTATTTATTGAATTAAAACGGTCAATACTGTAATTAATTATACCTCTATCTATTTCACTATGCACAATAATATATCTGGCTGGTTTAAATGCATGTGCAGACCCACCATAAATGATGGTTTTTTTATTACCATAATATGATTTTAATCTTTTTGCGACCAATTTTGCATCCATATCGGAATTAGACCAAAGACTATACTGCTCATATTTCCCGATTTGAATAAATTTGTTACGCATAAGTTGACTAATAAAGTCCTTATGACTATTTTTGACTGTCATAACTGTTGGGGTTGGTATCCCATCGAACACTTTTGGATCTTTAATATCTAATTCACCCCATTCAATATAAGTGAAGTCTCCGACGCGGGTTCCCGGCATACCCCCGCCGAACTTTTTGTGGGTGTGTTTAGGCTTTCCGCATAATGAGCACAAGGTTGTGCTGATACTTGCATCTTTTTCGCCAATAAATCCATTATTTCGTAGAATTTCTTCTATAAATAACACTCCAGTCATATGTACAATATTGTGGTAAATGAGCGTTTTACCCCAGTCATTTTTGAGGCCATAATGTAAATCTTCAATCATTTTTGCATATTTGGTCGAATATTTTCGAATATTTTTGAGTTTAGTTATATCTCCCAAAATCATATTATTTTCTAATCTCAACCCAAATTTATCTTTCCAGGATTGGGAAGCAGACATTAAATTCATTTTAATTATACTTGATTGATACATGCCGCCGCCTTTGGGATCTTTTGGGTTTGGAAATAACATATCATTTATTGCCTTACTGTCCTGTGAAATGACTCCAGTATATACTTTTTTATATGTCGAGTAATGAAATGGAGACATAATACATCTAATAAACTTTAATTCTGTGATTCCCGGAACCGTTTCGCCTACAAAATATCTGGCTGGATAGTATTTTGGGTCCACATTTCGCAGATAACTTACCCGACCAGTTACAATTTTAGCCAATTTTGATAGAGATTTTTTAACAATATTATCATTTTTATCAAAGAAATCTGACTTTTTATATTTATTTATTGGATCCAACAAATTGATCAGATCAACAATTTCATTGGGTTTGTTGTTTATAGGGGTGGCAGACATAAAAATTGACCGACAATCCTTGGTGCTGTTTAAAATGACCTGTAATGAGATACCCCAGTTATTTTTCTCCATCGAATTGTATACATTATGTATTTCGTCACAAATAATGAGAGAATTTTTAAATTCACTCAGAAATGATTGATTAATATTCAGTTCCCCTGATTTTATCATTTCAAATACTTGATCTTCGGTCTTATGATTTAATTTATTGATATCAGTAGTAAATAATCTGTTTACAAGTGCCTTGTATCCAATAAACTGGAAATATCCATATTTTTTACGATTACTAAACCTTCGCTTAATTTTCGAAATAAGGTCAGAAAGAGTATCTCGATATGATGTTAACCCGCGTGAAATTAGATTATTTAATTCAATAATTCTGTTTTTTTCAGAATGACTAATAAAACCAAATTGTGGAAATCTAAGCAATTCATTTTTAAATACAGTATCATTAAAACCAATAATAAATACTGACCCAGTTGGTTCTTTAATTTGCGATTTATGATAATTTATTTTAATAAAATTCATTGCAATACTGAGTGCTCCAATCGATTTTCCTGTTCCAGTGTCCCATTTTAACAACAATCTCTTGTATGGAGTATCTGGATTGATAAAATTACTCACAAACAATTGATAATTATGTAATTGCAGAGTGTATCCCTTATTTTTATATTCATCTAATGCAAAGTTTGGAATAATATTTGTACCAATATCTCTTGTTCTAGCATGATAAAATTCCTTTCTTTTTTGCAAATCAGTTAAAATAGATGTGTCCTCCTGTTGAAGATAAGCCATAATTATAATATATTAAAGACAAAAACCATGAAATGGGTCACCAATAATACAGTTACCTATTATAAATCTAATAATTATATTTATAACCCAACTGTATTTTTATTAAGATTTGAGAACACTTTAGTTACTACTTCATCGTCAAACAAGAGACCTATCGATCAATTTGATATCAAATCAAAGTACAAAAATATTGGCCCTATATTAAAAAATTACAGTGATCATAAATGTTCAATCATAATTATTGGTCATATATCAGGCGGAGATTACTATATTCGACAACACCAAAAACGTTTTGAATTGTTTTTTATTGATAATATTGTAAAATTTGGAATTCCAATTTTAGCCTATTTTTCGACCACAAATAATCATTTTAAATTACCTCATGATAAACTTTTCACTACTATTAACGAATTATTTACCCAAAATGATGTCCAAATAGACATTACTAAATCCGTTTATTGCGGAAATCGAGCCGGCCGAATGGACAAAACTATTAGCAAAAAAAGTGATGTAGATCGGGCATTTGCGGCAAATGTTGGCATAAAATTCTTTGTTCCTAATGTCATTTTTGAGAAAAAACCCACTCCAGACTTCTTCTGGACTAGCGAACCTTCAATGGCGGCCAAGAAGAAATTACTGGCGTTTTACCATCAAGAACCACCTAATTTAGTACAATTATTTGAGCAAAAATATGATGATCGGCCTATAATTATTATGATTGTGGGACCTCCTTGTTCGGGCAAAACTACTCTGGCAACATTAATAGTTCGTGATTGGAAGGAAAATATTAATGTTTTAGAGACCAATTATACTCATAAACGACTACCAAAAAAACAATTGAGAGAACTGGAAGCTCTTATTGGAATGGGTGATACAATTATTATAGATGGTACTAATTCGGCATCTCAAACCATAACTGAACAAATTGAGGAGATAACGAAAAAGTTTGATGAACCAATGCCGATAGAAATTGTAAATATTGATCTATCTCCTCGAGTGTGTACTATTTTTAATCATATGAAAGTAAATATGGGCCCTCCGACAACCCAAACAGTTAAACCTTCTACATATTCAGCATTCAAACGCGCATACCAAATTCCAAAAAAATTTACAAACTATAAACCGAAATTGTCCAAAATACCGGAATATTTAAAAAGATATGACAATATTGTGTTTAAATAATATAAATTAGGTTGTAAATCGTTTAATTGGTGGTGGAATTTTAACATTAATTAGATCATTTGGACCAACATATTTAGTTATATCAATCGTAATTATTTTAGAACGTAATGAACGGCGATAGTGGTATAAAATAACTTTGATGTTATTCGAAATTAATTGTTCGATTCCTTGATAAGTAAATTTACCACGTTCAAATAAACCCATAAATTGAATTATTTTTTCTTTATTATCATAGTATGATATACCATGACCAAATCTATATATTCCTTCTTTCGGGACTATGTTATAATACCATAATTTAAATTCTCCTTCGTATTCCAAATTACCAGATTCGTAATAGGTCTTGCCCCATTTAACTTCATCCCAACGATTAAACTTTTTTTCATAAATTTGATCTCTTGTATAACTGGTCATAATACATTTAATGCTAATAAATCTTTATCTGTAATTTTTGTAGGATCTGAATTGATATAATCTGTAATATCGACTCCATTATAGATTATAATTGGGGTATTGTTTATGAATAATTTTTCAACTCCTTTATCAAAATTACCATCTTTATCAAATCTACCAATATATTGGATGCCCTTTTTCTCATCATCATAATATTTCGTTCCTTTTGATAACCTTGGAGGTAAAATATAATTAACCACATTAAAATGACCAATGAATTCTATATTACCAGATTCATAGTATTTTTCTCCTTTGGCAGTATCATCATATTTTAATTTTAATTTACCAGATTTGTAATATTCTTTGTGCTTATCGCCATACATGAATATACTTGGATAATATTCTCCTTCTTTACATAATGTACCATCTTCATAAAATATTTTTCTATATACCTTACTAGATTCTGTGGGTATAGGAGTATCAATTATATGATTATTTTTTTGTTTTTTATCCATTCTATCTTTGTCACAGAGAGCTCCCATATTATACCAAAAAAATATTAAACTTTCAATTTAAAATTGTGATTTCTGGAGGTTTGATTGATTGAGAAATAAAATCTGCATATTTGAGGTAAATGTGTTCTATGGCCATAACAGCATTATTATACTGAGTGTTTTCATCATAATCCTCGAACACAATTGTTGAATTATTTCGACTTTTTGCATTAATTACCGTAAATTCAGCACGAATTTGTTGTGCATTTTTAAGATTAGCAATAACTATTTGCTTAATTAATGACATGACTTAATTTAGAAAAAAATATTCAGTTTTTTTTAAAATGAAAAAAAATGAATAAAATATAGCAATTAACTAAAATGTTACCATTTCGATCAGAATTAGAAATAAAACAAGAGTGGTTTAAAATTTTTGAAGAATGGGATTTGTCTTGGGTTTCAATTAAACCCCTACGTATTATTTATTTTCCCGAACACCACCTTTGGAGTATGGTGAGTAAATATATTGTTAAATTACCAGACAAATTTATCATTAAATACGAAGACAAACTTAATTGGAAAGTACTTGCAAAGTATAATAATTTAAGTAATGGTATAATTACAAGATACAGAAATAGGCTTGATTGGAATCATGTATCAAAAATGCCACTGAGTGAAAAATTCATATTAAATTATTTAAAACTACTTAATTGGAAAAATGTTTCAATTTATATGAAATTAAATGAAAAATTCATTCAAAGTTATATAACCAAGCTAGATTGGCTTAGTATTTTAGCAAATCAAGAACTATCGGAAGACTTTTTGAGACAATATAAATACAAATTGGATTGGTCAATTGTATCAAAGAGTCAGCGATTATCTGAGGACTTCATTCGAGAATTTAGCGACAAACTTGATTGGACCAAACTATCAGAATATAAAAGATTATCTAGCAAATTAATTGACGAATTTGTAGATAAAGTTGATTGGAAAATTGCCTCAAAAGAGCAGTTTTTGTCTAGTGAGTCCATTCGAAAACATAAATATAAGGTTCATTGGGACGTAATTGTCATCAACCAAGAGCTTTCGAATGATATTATTTCTGAATTTGTGGAAAATTTTTCACTCACCGACCTTGTCAAATATCAGAATTTATCAATAGATTTTGTTAAAAAATTTGTGAAAAAACTGGATTGGAAATTAATATCAGAATATCAAAAAATGTCTGTCGAATTTGGCCTGGAATTTGTTGATTTAATTGATTGGGACTTATTATCTCGCAAAAATCAACAAAGTGAAGAGTTTATAATAGAATTCATAGATAAGCTTGAATGGGACAATGTTTCATTATATCAAAAGCTATCCGAGGATTTTATTAGTAGATACGAGATTATGGTTAATTGGCTTTATATATCAGCATCACAAGTATTAAGCGAAGATTTTATTGCCAAATATCAAAAAAAAGTATACTGGTATCACATATCTAGCTCGCAAATTCTATCTGAAAAATTTATTGAAAAATTTGATCATCTAGTTGATTGGTTCCAAATTATACACCATCAGCCAAACTTATCCACGAAATTTATTTCCAAACACCAACACAAACAAGAACTTTGTATCTAAAATGGTAATGGATTGCTAATTGAAGGAACTTTGAGTATATCGGTTATTGGTGAAAGTAGACTAAATGGTTGTAATAATGCGGACAAATCTATTCTACCTAAAAACCATAATACCGCAATGATTATTGCGATAATAAACCCAATTTGCAGTACTGGGATGTCCATACTAATACTATTATTTTATTTAAAATGATTATTTTTTTAATTATATGGTCATGAAAGCCCCCAAATTGATTGATGGATTTTATTTATTCAAAGATTTTCCCGAATTTCGACCCAATGTTTCTCCGAAAAAAATGTTTGAAAGCGGAGTCTTTGGTGGTACTTATTGGACTCCATTAAAATCGGGTGTCACCGGTAAAATAATGAGAAATGATTATCAAAAATACAAATGGTTCGCAAAAATATCAGATAAATATTTAGTTACTAAGCGAGAAAATTATGACAAAAAACTCAATAAATATGGCACAAAAGTTGGCACATCTCTTGAATATTGGGAAGAAAAAGGCTGGATTACTAAGTATCATCCGCGAGGTTGGGTTCAATGGTATTGTGATTTTTTCATAGGAAAACGCTGTCCAGATGATCAGAGACAAATTTCGAGATGGTTGGGTGTCGCGGGCCCAAAAGGACGTTTCAGTAGAAGGCTAATCAATATGATTGTGACAAAAAAAACAAGGTATGACGATAGGTCAGTCAGTCCCAAAATACGCCAAACTCTACTTCATTGGGCGTGTGAGATCAGTCCGTACCACATGTAATTAGCATTTCGAGACTCCAATGCTGGTTATTTAAATCCAAAGTGTTGCCTCTATCATCTTCTAGTTCGAAATCTAGAGATGATGGTAATTGTAATGCTTTTGGAGTTAAAATGTATTTATCACCTCTATTATAAGAATGTATTACCGATCCAGCAGCCACGTTAACAGGGATTCTATATACTGTATCATCAAATCCGGTTCCATTAAAATATTTTCTTGTTCGACCTCTCATTCTACTGAGAGCAACCGATTTTAACATCAAATATTGTGGCCCCTGTACTTGTACTGGGTTAGTTGCGGTCGCAGAAGTTCCCTTAGCAATTGCGGCTGTAAATCCGACAATGGCTGCTCCATCACCAGTTCCTGACATGGTAAATTGAGCCGCATTAGTAGCAGCCAATTTTTGTGTATTAGCATCATATGCAATAGTGAACCCTGACATTTCCGCGTTCATTGCTGTTTGTAGAGCTGTTGCAAGAGTTGCGCCGGTATAGTTACCTGCTGGAATTGTAGCCGTTTTTGCCTCATCAGCCGTATTTAAAAAATTTACCTCATTATTTGAACTAGTTACACTATAAAACGTATATGGAATCTCAATATGAGTGAATTCAATTCGTTTTACTTTATTAAGTGTAGCAACGCCATTGCTATCCAGATCTATTGAAAAATTAGTAGTAGTACCACTTGATTTATCTCTTGAATCAATTGAAATTGATGCAACCTGATCCCGATCGCTCATCGTTGTATAATATTATATGTAACATATTTTTTTAAGTCATATAAGAGCCCAATATAGTATGCCCACCTTTCACTTTTTGACCCTGGTGACAAGCCAATATACAATTTTTGGATGGAAAAGTAAGGTCAACTTGTGATCCAAAGTCAATTTTACCAAGATAATCACCTGCGTTGACTGGCTGATTTTTCATATTATTATACCGAATTTTTCGAAACAAATATCCGGCAATTTGCTCTGTGATTATGTGTCCAAATCGATTTGAAATGATATGTTTCGTTTTCTCATTATACATTGTTTTATCATCTTTGTTTACGAAAATAGCATTAAAAATATTAGAATTATGGTGCTGATGATCAACTACTGTGCCCAGCATAGGGTAATATTGAGTATGAACATCAAAAGGATGTAATTTTATTACTATTTTATATTGATCACCCAAATTGCATATTTTTGATATATACCCATAAGAGGGCGCTACTATTTCATTTGATTTGATGGTGGTGGACCCCGTAGGATTCCGCGTATTTAGTCCAATAATTAATACAATCAAGAAGATAAAAATTGAAATTATACAAAGGATTACTATTGGAGTAATTTTATACCAATTAACAGGTTCGGTTGAGTCCTCCATATTATATAAAGATAGAAAATATAGTATAAATAATAAAATGGGGTGTTGTGAAACAAAAAGTATCTATTTGGTGGATAAAAACACTATTAATAGTATTAAGAAAACCTCTTATAAAAAGATGGTCATAGAATGTATTTTCGATAATTTTTATGACGGTGATACTGCTGATATATTATTTTATGACCAAAATGGTAATATAATTCGCGAAAGATTTCGATTTTGGGGGTTCAATGCACCGGAAATTTCTCAAAGTAGAAAGTTGCCAAAAACCGTGCGAGCAAATAATAAAATGGCTGCAATTCAAGCAAGAAACGAACTTATTGGGTTTCTTAGAAATAAAAAATGTGTTACAAAAATTATTGGCCGAGGTAAATATGGCAGATTATTGGGCGATGTTTATGCAATTCCGAACCAATATTATATGCGACAAAGTGATTTGAGTTCATATATGAGGCCAAATTATAGTGTTGCTAATCATATGATAAATTCAAAAAATGCGATTTCGTTGAGGTAATTTGTATTGTAATATAAAAATTGATTTTTTTATATGAATAATCTTATTTGGTTAAAACAATGCGAATCAGCCTTAGACCACAAAATTACAAAAACCCTAGAAAAGGTTTAATTAGACGTTCGTCTGTATCACCCAAACAAAACGATGTTAATAGTTTTATTCGAAAATCTAGAGGTAAATTTGACTTAATTAGTTACAAAAAGGTCAAATATATTTCACAAAATATTCCAGTTAAATTAGAATGCGAGTACCATGGACTATTTCAGAGAACTCCCAAAGAACATCTGGAATCATTGTATAGATGCCCATTGTGTAGAAATGTTGAACAAACTGAGGAATTAATTATGGAATATGAACAAGCTAATCCTGTACATAAATTTGATTTCACGGATACAATTGTTACTGATTTGGATAGTAATTGCGTAATTAAATGCAAAAAATGCAAGACTAAACTAAGTGTTTCTTGGTCTGATTTTGTAGACTTTGGATGCCCAAAATGCTCAAAAAATGTGGATATTTACGATTATGAAAAAAATATCGATTCTTCAGATAGTGAAGAACCAGTAATTCTAATTACCGATAAAGGTGATATTTTGCTATCCTGAACATGCTAGACATTCATTAACTTCATATTTTTCCTTAATTGGAGTTAAATTTTTTTGCTGTTCAGCAATTTTTTGCTCAATCTCTTTTTGAAGTTTTGGGTCAATATCGAACATCTGAGGGCGAATCTTAGCGCGTTGGCGAAGATAATACATTCCAGTTTTGAGACCCATTTTCCACCCATACATATGAGCAGATTGCATTACTTGAAGATCCGGACTCTCGAAAAACAAGTTCATGCTTTGAGACTGATCAATAAATGCTCCTCGATCAGCAGCCATCTCAATAATAACCTTTTGTTTGGTTTCCCAAACAGTTTTATATAGATTTTTGATTTCCTTTGGTAAGCCTTCAATGTATTGAATAGATCCATTATTAATCAAAATGATATCCTTTAGTTTTTTGTTCCATAAACCTAATTTATGTAGATCATTAACTAAATATTTATTCATCACAACAAATTCGCCTGCTAAAGTACTTCTGTTATAAATATTACTCAAATACGGTTCAATAGACATTGAATTACCCATAATTTGAGATGTGCTTGCAGTGGGCATAATCGCTGTAATGAGCGAATTTCTGACACCGAAGACACTAATCATTTCACGCAGATTATCCCATTCCCATAAACCACTGAGGTCTTGTTTGGTCAGATTTGCCATCTCCCATTGAAAAATTCCTTTACTAAGTGGGCATCCACCATTGTCTAAGTAAGATGGGTATGCTCCGGAAGTTTTAGGTACATTCTCATTGATTTGTTTTTTATTCGCATTGGGATGATTGGCCTTATATTCCTTTTTAATTCTAAAATATTCTTTTTTAGCTAACATGGCAGACTCTGTTAGAGCTGCATAATGAATTGTTTCAAAGATTTGCTTATTGAGCACTTTTGCTTCATGAGAATCAAAAGGATACTTCATTTTAAAGAATGTATCAGCCAATCCTTGTACACCTAGACCAAGAGGTCTGTTTTTAAAGTTAGAATATCGCGTTTTCTCTACTGGATATTTCATCACATCAATTGTTCTATTTAGATTTCGAACCGCAATTCGTGCAATATTTGCCAATTTTTGAAAGTTGAACTTCGGTTTTGTCGGAAATTTATTGTCAACACCATCAACATCTTCAACAAATTTTGGCAAACAAATAGAGGCTAAATTACATACTGCAATCTCTTTATCTGAAGTATATTCAACAATCTCAGAACACAAATTACTACATTGAATAGTTCCCAGATTTTTCTGATTTGATCTCATATTACATCGATCCTTATACATCATATATGGCATTCCAGTTTCCAATTGTGATTGAATAATACTGTTAAATACATCTAACGCCCTCTTTTTGGTTGCATATTTCGCACTTTTAGTATCAATTTCAATTAGTTTTTCATAAGTTGTATATAATGACTCATATTCTTCTCCATATACATCATTAAGTCCCTTAAACACATTTGGGTCGAAAAATGTCCAAGTTCCATTTTCCTGAACACGTTTCATAAACAAATCAGGAACCCAACATCCGTAAAACAAATCTCTTGCTCTTTGTGATTCAGCTCCCATATTTTTACGTAGTTCAATAAATTCAAGGAAATCTGGGTGATCCAATTGTAAATAAATCGCGCAACTGCCTTTTCGACGTCCTCCTTGATTAAATGCATTAAATAACGCATTATACCATTTTAAGAATGGAACTATTCCATCAGATTCTCCATTTGTGGATTCAATCAGACTTCCTCGACTTCTAATTCGAGAGAAACTTAGGCCGACTCCTCCGCAATTTTTAGAGATGATTGCTCCTTCTTTTTGAGTATCACATAATCCAACCAATGAATCGTTTACATGAAGCAGAAAACAAGAAGCTAGTTGGCCAATTGGAGTTCCTGCATTAAATAAAGTAGGAGTTGCATGAGTATATAATAAATCAGTCATGGCCAGATAAGTTTCTTTTATCTCTTCCATATTTCCGACTTTTAAATTAATAGCAATTGCAACTCTCATAAATAGATCTTGAGGCCTTTCAATGATTTTTCCATCAAGTTTGAGTAAATAACTTTTTTCTAGTGTCCTATATCCGAAATAATCGAATTTATAATCTCGACTATAATCAATGATGTTTTCAATTTCTTTATGGTGTTTTTCTACAAATTTTGCATAATCGCGAGTCACTTTAGGATAATATTTTTCACCCTTTTTGTAATAATACAATGATCTTGTTTTGTCTAAAAATCCTTTTAGAGTGTTTTTATGGTTGTTTGAAATTACAATTCGAGAAGCTAATTTATTATATTCTAGATGCGTTGTTAACGCGAAATCGGCAGATAAGTTAGCTGATAGGTCATCAATTTCACTCGTTAACATATAATCTTTCATGTTAGTAATGATTTGTTTGGTTAGTAGAGGTACATTAACATGGTTCAATACCCCATACTCGTTTTTTAATTTTGTAAGTCTAATTTGGATTTTACCGAAATCCACTGAAGCTTTTTGACCATTACGTTTAATGACATACATACCTACTATGTTTTACTAACAAAATAAAACTTCAATTTTTAAAAAATAATATAATATACCATACACCCTATAAATACTTAATCTTTGCACTTACTGGTCGTTTTCTTCATTGTATAATTTTCTATAATACCTGTACGGGGTATTATGTGATTAAGTTGACGAATATTGTTGGTCAAAGCAACTATTTGGTCACTTATTTTGTCAAATTCCTTGGCATTTTTGGTCCCAATATTGTTTGGTCGAGCTAACTCAAGGTATAACATATTTATGTCGGCCTCACGTTCTTTGTCATAAACACTAAGCTGTTTCTCTTCTTCTTTGTTTATTTTTTCAAGAAGATCCATTCTGTATTTATAATCATTAATCGTCAATTGTAGCCGTTCAAGCTCGATTTTTCTAAGTTTGGCAAGCTTATCAAATACATCAATTTGTATCTTATTTCGCAATATTTTGTTACTTGTGATATGATATCCGGTGTTCATTTTATTAATTATACTTAAGATGTTTTTTACTTTTATAACATGGAACGCCGTTGTTCAACCTCAGGGATTTTAGCATTATGGGTACTTTTAGCAGGAGCTGTAGTGATCGCCCCAATAGTTTTGAGTTTCTCTTTTGGACTTGATATTATTCCTTTGACAGAGATTTCAGTAGGAATTTATGGTATTCTTAGTATTTCACACTATATTTTACAACTAATTTTTGCATTATTAAATCGGTCGAAATCAAACAAAGTATTCAAGCAAGATCGAAAAGAGACTAGTATTGGAGTTCAAGTAGTTGGTTGGAGAGAGAAGCCTGATTATTTCTACCAATGTTTGGAAAGTGTAAAGAAATGTGTGGATGCTGGAATTAAAAAACGAATCGTGGTCGTGGACGGTAATGAAGAAGAAGATCGTTATATGGGAGCGATATTTAAGAAAATATTCCCAACAGGTAAGGTAATTATGGTGGAAGAGACATTATATGAAATGAATCTTTTGGATAAAAGAAACCTGGTTAGGCGGGTACAAAAGCATCCAGAAGTGTGTATTTTACAGCCGCATAAAGGCAAACGACACGCAATGTATACTGGAATGTATCTTATCGAACACCTTGGATATAATTATACAACCTTAATAGATAGTGATACTATGCTCAAAAATGATGCTATTACAATTATGGCAAAGGTTTTAGATAATAATAAGAAAATCGCTGCAGTAACTGGTAATATGCAGATTTTTAATATCACTGGTATTTTACCTTTTCTGGCGAGTTACCGATACTGGTTCGCCGGAAATTTAGAACGAGCGGCTCAGTCTTATTTCAATGTTGTGAGTTGTATTTCAGGCCCTATGGGAACTTATAAAACAAATATTATTACTAAAATCCGCGAAGATTGGATGACACAAACGCTATTTGGACGACCTTGTACATATGGAGATGACCGCCATCTGACCAATTTAACTATGTCATTGGGGTTCGGAGTGCGATTTAATCACAATGCAATTTGTTATACAGAGACCCCTGCCGAGCTCAATAGGTGGATTTCTCAGCAAAATCGGTGGAGTAAGAGCTTTATTCGAGAGTATTTTATCAACATTCGTTGGTTTCATAAACATTCATGGTGGCTAACATACGATATGACATTTTTGCTATTCTATGGATATTTCTTGTTCTTCTTCTCGATTATACTTCTTACTCGAGGTGATGTGGTGCCAATTATTTATTTATTGGGTTCAATAATTGCTTTATCACTTTTACGTTCTATCTTCGCAATAATAGTTGATTTCAATCTGGGACCAATTTATTTTGTGATATATAGCTTTTTATTCTTCTTAGTTATTTTACCGCTAAAAGTATGGTCTATTTTAACAATTTGGAGTAATGCGTGGGGTGGAGGTAATAGAAAGTTCAAATCGTGTAATTTTATTGATTCCCTCTCTGTAATTGGTTGGGCTGGTTTCCTAACAACAATGATTGTATTAGCTGATAAGGATATTTCAGATGATCATATACAGGGTATTTTGTATGTATCAGCTATAGTTATTGGCGTATTGGTAGTATTATATCCATTAATGTTATGGCATCTCAATGCAAAAATGACTAAAATCGTTGTCGATAAATTTAGATCTGATGATCATCTTAGCTTATCTAGTGACTCAGAAGTTCCCACCGTCCCTCAACGAGAAGGTTATCCGGAGTTACCTGCTCGAGTTCCACTGGAGGATATTGTTGTTCATTCTGGCGATGTATCGTCAATATCGGACTCTTCTGCATTTATATTAGATGATATTAAGGTCAATACAGAATAATATTTGGGCAAAAAAAATAACGCAAAATATTAAAATTAATCACATTTGGTTTATTATTTTACTCAATTCTACTCGTGCCCAAAAAGCATATGTAACTGCTAAACCAATCGATGAAATTGCAAATAAAAGATATGAATGAGCACTAATTCCATAGTGTTCTGCAAATAAACCAACACCTAAAGTGACAAATGAGATTAAAATGAGTAATAAACAGATGAATATAAGAATGCCATACATTATTATTTATGCTGAACCAACCAATATTTACCTCCCAGATTAACGATATAATAATTCAAACAAATTTTTTTTATTTTCGAATGTAAACAACCAATTGTATTTGGACTATTTCGCAAATTAAGTAAAATTTTTGGAACTAACTTTAAATCTAATTTCATAAAATTAGTTTGATCATTTATTTGACTAATAAACTTAAATTTTTTTGATACCATATAATATTTATGCCGAATTAAAAATTCAACAATATTATAATTTTTTGTATACCAAGCCATAGTAATTGATCTTAAAATGATTGTTGGAATGTACTTTTTATGAATTTTAATGTGTTTAAATGAATATTTAAGAGTATATTCATACCCATATAAAGCAAGATGACTTATGTATTTTAATACTTTTGATGGAGTTTGAATAAATCCTTTGTGGTCCAACAAATTTAAGCCTAACTCAGCCATTCCGATTATATCAATATATTCTGGGTAGAATTTACCAAACTTATATTTTTGCAGTTTATTATTCCATTCAAGTCCTCTTATTTTAGAAATTTTTTCAATTCTCTCTTTGTTTGGAAATTCAACAAACTCGGATAATAATTGGGCCATATTATTATCCAAAATACTTGTATAACAACATTTTTGGTTCCTAATTGCTTTCATTATAAACGACTGTAGCCGTATTATGTATAAAAAAATCAATTTTTTCTAATAAAATTTTTGTCTAGCAATTATTTCAATATCCCAATTTAAACCATTTAAATCTATCTGTGTTCGGTTTTGATCAACAAGAGTCAGATCAATAGATGTTAAATTAGTTGGATGTTTATAAATAATTTTTTTCCTATTTCGGTTATGATCTACTACAATTTCGCCGGGTAATCGTTTTAAATTGACACGATATATTGTATTATTATATAATACGCCATCAAAATACTTGGTTTTTCTCAATTTTGACAACTCATCACTTTGGATCATCGCATATGAAGTTCCAAATAAATTAACCACAGAATCACTAGTATGTGTCGTATTTGATTCAGAAACAGAGGTGAATCCAAGAAGTGTGTGGATTGTACCAGTTACTGCGATTTTAAACGCAGAAGAATTAGAAATAGTGTATTTTAATATATCTATGTTAAAATTGACAGTAAACTCAGTCATCCCAGTTACATTTTCTAACTGTGTGGTAAGCTCGGTAGCCAATGTATATGCAGAATAATTACCTGCAGTTATGGTTATTGATGATAATGCATCCGACGTATTGTGAATGTCTAATTGATTATTTGAGTCAGTTATCACATAGTGAGTAAGTGGGATTCGGACTGATGCAACCTCAATTTCTTTAACGCTTTTTATTGTTTTTGGTAATGTAAATGTACATGCACTAACGGTTCCAGATGTTCTTTCTGCAGAATTTAAACTTAAATAATGCTCTTCTCCATGATAAACTTGCGTCATTTATAATATAAAAATTGATTTTATAAATGTAAAAATAATGGAGAGTACAAAGTGTTTATATGAATTGATCAATCAAATCACTAATAATGTTGAGAAAATTAGATCCTTGAACAAAAATAAAAGAATTAATTTGTTTATTAATAATATTCATAAAAATAATTTACAAATTAAGGCAGAATTTGAAAAATTGTTAGATTCAACTCAAATTGCAAATAAAATCAAATTAAAAACTATCTTGTTAGAGAAATTAAAAGCAACTAATAAGTCAATTAAATCAGAGTTAATATCTCAAAAACCCGTTGAAACCAAGTTGCCTTTAGAATATGACAATGACGACTCAAAATGTTTGGTAATTAAGAACTCTTTTATGGAACCAATTTATATTCCAGAGAAAATTATTCATAAATTTCCATTATGTTGGTTTAAAAATGATTTTCTTATGAAATCAAAAAATAAAAGTTTTAAATCTCCTTACGAGATCGATTTACGATGCATAGAAAACCCATTTGTCGTACATGAAATTTTTAAAATTATGATTCTAGAGACTATGGATCATTTTAATAAATGGAAATATGTGCTAGAATACAATACAATTGAGTCCGCTAAGTGTTTTATGAACAAATACTTGATCCCAATTGAACGTTATAAGCATTTCTTTCCAATCTATGTCAAGATAGAACCTGATCAATAGTTTTGTATAATTTGGTGAGACTACCATCATTTTTTATTAAAATATCATATTTTAGATCATCAATTAGAGTTTCCGATGCATGTTTTTTATTGTTAGGATCCAATTTATATGAAGGTAAATTCGGTCGCACAACTTTGATCAAAACACCCTTGTATTTGCGAATTAATGCCGCATCATCAGGGAATCTAACATCACTAACTACAATATTACTTTTATTGTTTTTAAACTTTAATTCCATAATATCCACCCATAGAGAAGTTTTAATAACCATATTTGGCATAACTTTAGGAAGATATGTTCTACAAATCTCTGTGCCGAATTTCTGCATAAATGTGCGCGCACTTATTCCCCAATACGGGTGCTTGGCGTTTTTCTCTTTCTGATGACCAAATGCATTGAATCCAAATATCTGAGCAATTTGTTTGATTGGTTGAGCATAAAAATGTTTTTCAAAGTTGGGGCGAGTTTTTACAATATAATCTGATATAGTGTCTTTGCCGGATCCGGACTGACCGATAACTCCGATAATCATGATAATATAACAATTTATATTCATTTTTTAAATTATAGAAATAATGCTTGAACAATACCATAAAGTAATTCTTGAACTCTTTTGTCTGAATTAATTGCTCCGAATGCAGTAAAACCTAACTGTAATCCACCCATCATACCCAAAAATGTACAATTAGTCATATTATCTCTTCTGGGTTTTTTAATATTTTTTAATTCCTTATACAAATCAACAAAGGTTGATATTTTTTCCACTCTAGGCAAAGTTAATCGAAGAGTTTTTGTAATATTTCGGGAAGTTAATTTGGATTTTGAATCATCATATATGTCTAAAAGGTTATGGTATTTCAATAAATATTTGATTTTTGTCATATTTAATGCATCGGTTTGTGAGAAACTTTTCATTATCAAGGCACCAATGCAGCAAATATAATCATTTACAGTGGTATTGTTATGAGTTAAATTACTTATTGTAAGACAAGTTTCGGGCTTCCCGTTAATGAGAATTCCCAATACTGACCTTATTAGGGATCCATTATGTGGATAATTAATTTCTTGTTCATTAATAACCTCTTCGCTAGGAAAATCAGAATGTTCAATAATATTAGTAGAATAACTATCAGCCTTGTTCATTGATGCCCATATTCGTAAAAATGTTGTATATTGATCCATACCACCCTTCTTAGTTATTGCTTTTATAGTTGGAATCATAGGGTTTCTAGTAATAAAAAGTAACTTATTACATGTTTTGTGGCTTTTATAATACGCATATCCATAAATTCCACCACATATCATTCCAAACAATTTGTTTACATATTTCTCTAATTTTGGCTCTGATTTTATTGTTTGAAGAAATTCATTTAACTTTTCGTTCATCTTAATATACTTTAGTTATGCAAATGTCTAAAAAAGAATTGCAAGAAGCCTCAGTAGATACAAGGAAGATTTGTAGAAAAGAGTATTCAGTATATCGAGATTTTGTTCCACACAATATATATTTACATTTTGAGTCAAAAAAGTCCAGCAAAACTGTATTTATTTTCGACGCAGAGCTGAATATGATTAACAAAATAAGTACAAACGATATTGTTTATATTGTACATGCAAATAAACATGAACCGGGGTTTAGGTGGATTTCTGGAGCAAAAAATTGCGAAGCTGACTTGTTTCGTAAAAGTACAATTTCGGCTTGTATGGATTACCAAACCATAAAAAAAATGTATCCATTACGGAATAATTTGTACATACCAACTGTTTTCATAATCAAAAACGATCAATATGAGCGCCAGCAAGATCGGAGAATTTCAGTCATTTTGACCCCAAATAAATACAAAATTGACGGTATATTTTCATTAATTAGTATGTATGGGCATAAATATGCTCTGTTTGCGTTTAAAAAACCTTAACTATTTTGCGCATCAATCACATCTTTGTACTCTAATTCATAAACCAAATAATGAATATTTAGGTTATTAGTTCGCCCAAGGCGTTGACCCCGGCCAATAATTTGGGTATTTACAGAGTCATTTTTGTTATAATGTGTAAGAACAATATCAGTCGTGGATTGTAAATTTAGACCATTACAATGTTGAGTACTGTCCACTAGAAGGATATTACCGAGTGTTTTAGAATATTTGTCTTGAATATCAAAAACTTGTTTTGTAGTGCCATGTAATTTGATATAATTGACATTATGTTTCTTAAAAAGGGTTTCAATGTTATTGAGCACTTCTGGAATTTGAGCAAAAACTAATATGTTTTTCTCTTTAGATTCACTAAATTCACGTTCATCAGTAACAATATTGTCAATATTCATATCAATTTGTGTTTTATTTTCGCATTTAATACCTTTTATAATCTTAATAATTGTTTCCATTTTGGGCGTTTCTTTGTACTCTGTGATGACTTGTGATTGTGATTGTGGCTGTTCTTTTTCTTCTTCTTCATCGATATAATTAAACTTATAATCAATGATATTTGATGCAGAATGTTTATTTAATGGTACAACAATCATCTTTTCGAAATCAATTACTGATCGACAATAAAAACATTTTCCATCAACTTTGCCCCCATGATTGCTAAAATTTAGCCCCATTTTTGCACAAATACCGCATATAATGTTTTGACAACATGGCAAAATACACATATTATTCATATCAGACTCAATTATTTCCTCATCTTTGGGGAAATCATTTTTGCATATATGGCATTCTCCTAATTTAAAATTATCTTTAACTCTTTTAATCGCAATTTCTGAACTTTCCTTAATTTTCTCATTTCGTGTACGCAAACCACATAAAACTTGAGTTACTTTGGGATTTTTAAATTCGGGAAACTCGCCATCTTTGACATCTTCGGCCGAGAATTTGTAATCTTCATCCTTTTTAAGATCAGAATAACCATTTTGTAAAATATGACTTATTTGGTTAAGTATTCTAATGGATTTTATATATTTATCCTTAGTCTTTTGTAAGACCTGGGCAAATAGATCATATATACTATTTGTAACAATTCCTGCTCTTTTTGCAGCACTCCCGATTGAGTCCTGATTAATCAAATTAATGATATCTCTTGACATCGAGTTACCAACACAATTAATTAAATTCATCATCTTTGCGTCCGGATTTACATGATTATAAATGAAATACTTTGGTTTGCCAAATAACTTCTTATTTTTAATAAACTCTTTAGAACAATGAATATTGTATAAATTTAATAGGTCTTTGTTTTTAGACATATTATACCAGGTTTCTCCGTAATATAAAAGCTCTTTTTTTGGATAATCATATATGTCTGATTTAAAAATCAGTTCATATGTTTTGTGACTATTTTGCGTTGCACTAACAAACCAAGTAAAATTAGCATTTAGAAATCTAGAATAACGTGGAATCTTAATAATATCATAATCATCATAAATAACTCTTGTCCAATATCCGGCCACCATTCTTGTACAATCACTGACATATGAAAATATTTTAGTTCGTTTTGTCATAGTTTCGCATGAAAATTTAGTAAAATCTATATCAATTTTTGCGGTGGTTCCGCCATTTTTAAGAATAATAACATCAAATTGATTAATATAATCATGGTCATATATGATTCCGTCAAGTAAATTTCGCAATTCAAATACATTTTTAACAACTAATAGGGTTAAATCAGTATTTTCACGTACTGTTTTGACCCATTGTTTTAGAACATTAATTCCAACAACAATTAATGTTGGGCGAAGAATTGTATTAAATTTACGAATAAGAATTTGATTGTTTATTTTGCAAATTTGTGGACAAATTTTAGGATTTGGGTTATTTAAAATTAATGATACACAAACAATTGTCTTACCACTACCAACAGGATCAGACATGATTCCAGCTGATGTTTTGGGATATTCAGGGTATAATTGCCTATCATTTTCTAATTTAGTCATTGCATAAACAATAGCTTTTTGATATTCATATAATTGGAGCTTTAAGCATTTTGGTTGCTCAATTCTTGGGGATTCAGAGTCTATTACGTTCATAATCAATAAGTAATAGTAAATAATTTTCAAATTTAAATAATGTTTAAATATATAATAATATGGATCGTTTAAAAGAACCCCCCACACTTCCAGTTAGAGACAATACTGAACAACATAAGAAGCAAAAAAAGAATGAAGGGGAAATTGTAATGGTTGTTGATATCAATGACATGCAAGTTATGATTTACAATAAAGTATGGTCTGATAGGCCTCCTGCTAACAACATTTTGCGTCTTATCGAGAGTATTATGCAACAAACTGGTAAACTGCGAATGATTTCTGGACAGAGAAAAAAACAATTAGCTTTTAATGTATTCCGCGAATTAGTGCGTACAGATTATTATTCCGAATTATCTGGATATTCTGATGAAATTGTAAACGATATGTTTGATCAGCTATATTTAATTAATAAGAGAGCAATTGTGTTTAATGAGGAATTAAAATGGTGGCGCAGATTATTGGAAAAAATATGTTGTCATACTAAACCCATACTAAAATAGATTTAATACGCCTTCTCTTTGCGAATTCTTTCAAAGATATAACCAATCAGCTCAGGTAAACCTAATTTGTCAGCAATATATAGTTGGGTTTTCATATCAACTTTATGAGGAAAATATAAGAGATTAATTTGATCTACTACAGATAATTTCAAATTGGTTGTATTGGTAGAATAATCACATGGAATTTCATATTTGCGAAGAAGTTCAAGAGTGAAATTATATGACATATTTATATATCAGGGATATAAAAATATAATAATTTTCAATTTTTTTCATAAAATATATGGAAAAAATAAAAAAATAAAAAAAAATAAAAAAAATAAAAAAATAAAAAAAATTGAAAATTATTATACTAATAACAATGATTTGTTATGAACTTACTGTATTGGCTAACAGATACAATAAGGATATTGTACTTTATATATGCGAATTCCTGGATCCAATTGAATCAATAGAGAGTAAATTATTTGATCGCAGATTTGTTATTAACAATTTAATACCAATTTTGGATCAAAAAACAATATTACACCTAGGCGTTCTTGATCAGATTAAACAAATCAAATTAACCAACAATTTGTTATATAAAGGTCTTGAGTTGGCATGTAAATACTATTACAGTGATGTATTAGAGTATTTTTGTTCCAGAACAACCCATCTAGTTCTCGGTTATGATAAAAGTCCTATAATCCAATATTCATTGGACATTTATAATGACAAATATATACGAGCAGCCTCATTATTGGGCATTGCAATATGTTCTAAAAACCTTAAATCTATAGAATTTATGTGCAAAAAATATAAATGCTATACATTTGATCATATTATTAAAAAACGTAAAACTGAGATATACAAATTGTTATATAAACTTGGTAAGGGTATAAAGCAACCTAAATTTTCATTGGATTAGCTATTATTTGGTTCATAAAATCTTTTAATAACATATGGCCACAACTCTGGATTTAAATGATCATGAAAAACCCATACAATTATTTCGAATTTGATCATTTTATTCAGAATTAAATGGCCTAAAACTGGTACCAAATTATTCTTAAAATCAATCATAAATTCTCTTGTAAGTTGGCAATTTTTGCTCATAAACAACCAATCTGAATGAGTTGTAGCTTCAGAAACATACTTATAATTGATTTTTTTATTTTCATATAACTCAAAAATATTTTGGTATACATGACTAATCGAATTGAAAAACAACATGATTATTGTGTCAAAAAAATTCATTTTTTTATTTTGTTATTTTTTTATTTCATTCTATTTCATCTCATTCCATCTCATTTCATTTGCAATTTAATTGCTTTAGTTTAAACTCAAAATTGTTCCATTTGTTACGGTTGATAAACTTGGCCATAACATTAGATTTTGCAATATAGTACAATTTCATCTCATTATACCAAGTTGCTAATGCATATTCTTGATGCTCCGAATTAACACTAATTTTTGGATATCTGCCATGTTTTTTAATAAAAGATTCGTACAAATGCATTTTATAGATCATATTTGTATATTTTGTCATATATTGTTAAAAAAATAATCATTTTTTTTTCTGGGATTAAATGCGCCTAACGGGGTTCGAACCCGTGACTTCAAGCTCATAAGACTTGCACTCTACCAACTGAGTTATAGGAGCAATAATAAATGCTATATATCTTTAAAATAAATAACATCTATTTGTTTTTTGAGATTTTCCAATATTTATAATCATTTATACAATTTTGGGTTTTAAAAACTACATTGGTCTTCAATACAGTTTGTAAATAGTATATTAATTCGAAGTTACCATATTTGGCAAATTTGTCAACAGGTATACTTTTTAGCATTTTTGGTATTAGTAAACCGGAATTATGGAAATATTTAATCATACTTAATTGACCATAATCTAATGCAACTTCCACCATTTTTTGAAAATCGGGAAATTGTACATTATTTTGTATTAAAAATTGTTTAATACTATTCATCTCACCCTCCTCAATATATTGCAAAGCTTTATCCATATTTATTACTATATTTAATAAATTTTTCATTTTTTAAATAAAAAATTAAACCATTTTTTTCTATTTTAATTTTGAAAGTTGATTTTATAAGTATTACAAAATGGATTTTGAAACCTGGCTCGAAGAAGTCTATGCAAATGTGAGTTCAGATTGGCTCAAATTATTTAAAAAAAGCAACTTAGATAATGTTTTAGAGAAAATCTTTGAAGAAGAAAATATTCAACCCAAACACACAAAAATTTTAGAGTTTGCAAGACTAACTAAGCTGAACTCAATAAAAGTCATTATTTTGGGCCAAGATCCATATTATAATGGCAATGCCCATGGATTGGCATTTTCGTCGTTACATCCCAAGAAAATACCACCATCTCTGAGGAATATTTACAAAGCACTTGTATATGATGAGGTTATAAAAGCAACTCCAAAGCATCCAAATCTAACTAATTGGGCAAAACAAGGAGTATTATTATTAAATACCGCCCTTACCACTATTACTGGTAAAGCTGGTCGTCATCTTCAATTATGGAGAAATTTTTCAATTCAATTGGTTAAATTAATATCATTATATTTAGTTAATTCTAGAAAACATTCAGTATGGTTATTATGGGGTAATTTTGCACATAAATTTTCAAAATACATTAATACAGAGTATCATAAAGTTATTAAAAGTATTCATCCTAGTCCTCAAGCTCAAATACGTGCTAAAACCAAAGATCTCTTTGTAAATCAGAATCATTTTATTAAAACGAATGATTTTCTTCGTTTAAAATCAAGAGGTTTCATTATTTGGGATCCTAATAGATCACCAGATACATGTGCATTTATTGAACTAACAGAAAATGTAAAACCTGAATTGGTAATTTATGAAGTGAATGAAATTGTTATATTTACTGATGGGGCCTGTAAGGGAAATCATAAACCCAATAAGATAAATAGAAAAGCCGGATTTGGAGTATATTCTGGCGGATTATTTAAAGGACATAATATTTGGGGGAAACTACCTCCGGATCATAGAACAAACAATATTGCAGAGGGTATGGCACTTTTGATGGGTATGTATCTGGCTCGAAAATTGCGTGATAAATACAATAAATTGTATCAAAATGATCCGAAATTTCGGCCTTTATCAGCAACCAAATTATATACTGACTCCAATTTTTGGTGTAAAATGATTAAAACTAAAAATACATCAGAGTCAAAAGATTCCGTTACTTATGGATTAAAGTTCAAATTATACAATATGTTTGATAAATTAAATCCGGATAAAGATAATCCAACACTCCAAATTGTCCATATTCGAGCTCATAAATATGATGGTGGATCCAAATTAAGAATGCTAAAAGAGCTGGATCCGCCCGCCCATTTTAAATTTTATGGCAATTTTATCGCAGATAAATTAGCAAATTTAGCATGTTCTAACGATAAATCATGTGTGGAATCAAAGAAATTACCTGAAAATTTAAATATTTAGTAAGTAATATTAATATTTTTTTAAAAAAATTGAATATTTTAAACTCATTAACTATGTCATCTACAGTTTTGTATTTGAACGTTCGTGGAACACACTTTTGCGCAAATTCGGCCTTTTTGAATAACCATAAGGATTCAAAATTATATGAATTGGTGATTTCCGAACCTACTTTAGATAGGGATAATAATATATTTTTGGATGTCAATCCCAAAATTTTTGAGTTAGTTATGGACTATTTAAAGCATAAAAAACTACCTGCTGAGACAAAATCTGATCAAGATATGTATCTCAAATTCAAAAAAGAAGTGGAATATTTTGGCCTAACAACCAATTTAGAACCACTATCAGACTACATTATTTATCGGTTCGTGAGTATTAAAACCCAAAATCCTTGTGATAAAACCGAGGCTGAACTCAAGAAATTACGCCTTCTAACAGATAATTCTGAGTATAAAAATATGATTGACACCGAACTCACCAAATATGATGAAGGATATATGATTATGGTTGCAGAAAGTAAATCATCAGATTACCCACATTACTTACTAAACAAAATTAATATAACATTTACAGTTAATATGATCAAATATAAATTTGTAGTAGTATTTAAACAAAAAATTAAACAAGACCTTAAAAATTGTAAAGAATTTTTAAACTTTATTGGATATATTGATAAAATAAAATATATGAAATTACATGTTACTGTTAAAAGTTCTAATATAAAAAGGTTACAAAACAAGATCGATAAAGTTGATCATTATAATAAAATTACTACTTATATTGATGTTTTTAAACCAACTACCTGTCTAGCAGCTGCTTTTAAATATACGTATAATGACAATATTATCAGGCGGATTCGCGAGGCTGGAAAAAAATGTTTTGACAAGTTTGTGGAGGTTGATGAATTTGATTAATCATCTAATTCAATTTTTTTAGTCAATTCGTCTCGAGTTTCTTCCAAATCACATTTACAATGGAATAGCGGATTTTCGTCATAATCAGTTTTAAAACTCCCCATTCTTCGAGCTTTTGCGCCGCATTTACAATGTTTTGGTAACTCAGTGATCCACAAGATAACCAATTGTTTAAGTTTGGGGGTTATTACATTATTTCTCTTGACCCATTCAGTCAAATTTTTGTAATTTTTTGTGGCGAAATTTTTAGTAAAACATGAAAAGTGGGAAACTAAATCCCAATACATTTTGTCTTTATAGGTTGTAATTGTGTCCAAATCCATATTTGGGTTTAACCGAAAAATGTCTTGACTATAATATAATTTATGAGTTTTAATTCCATATAATAGTGTCTCTTTGTTCATATTTATAACCAAATCGCAATTTTTAAAATATACCATACCCTCAGGTTTTGCACAAAAATCTAAATGAAATGGTTTAAAATATGGCATAAAAGATAATAATTTGTTCGTTCTCCAAATGTTCTTTGGATCTTTAGAGTTCTTATAATAATATTTTAAGGTTTCCATAATATATTTATCTGAATCATTTTCGGGATCAAAATTTGCAATATACTTATCTAAACCGACTGTAATAGGATTTAATTCACTCATGGTTAATAACAAAATATAAATTCAATTTTAAGAAAAAAAGAAAAAAAATAAAAATTGAATTTATATTTCCTAATTGTACCTATAGCTCAGTTTGGTAGAGCGTTGGTCTTATGAGCCAAAAGTCACGGGTTCGAGCCCCGTTAGGTACATTATTTTTTTGTTTTTATTTTGCTTAATTTAATTTGAAAATTGAATTATGTATGTAACTAATCATGTTTAGACATATTAATGTAGAGATTTTCAGAGGATACTGGGCCGTCAATGACGTAAAAAAGAACCCACGCAAATTGTTCATTTTTGGCGATAATGACAAAAGACTAGGCAAAAAAGGCCAATCAATCATTCGAAGCGAACCAAATTCAGCCGGAATTCGAACAAAAAAGCGGCCATCTCTTGATCCAAATGCATTTTATAGCGACCATGAATTCAAGGAAAATGTGAAAAAAATTCGATATGATGTTAAAAAAATTATCAATTTATTGGAGAAAAATTACATATATGACACTCTAGTATTACCTCAATATGCTATTGGAACCGGGCTTTCCAAACTGGACAAATGTGCTCCAAAAACATTTGATTTTCTAGTTATGAAGTTAAATGAACTTATGGCTCGTTATCGATGATGACCTCTTTATAGGATATTTTTTGTTTTTTTATGACCAAACCTCTTGCTTTATATGCAATTTTTCTTGTACTGGATTGATATTTGAATGGTGTTGCGGCATCCACAATGTCAATAATTTCGCGTTCAATATCGGTTTGTCCATCCAGCCGGAAGATTCGACCAATGAATTGGGCCAATTTATTCCTTCGCGGGGTAGCAAGGAGAAGTGAGTCCATGCGCGGAATAGATAAACCGGTTCCCATGTACGAATATGTAGACAAAATGATACGGCAATTCTTTTTTGCATCATCCAATTGCCTCTGCTTTGCCCCACCAGTAAGCGTGAGCATGAGAACACCTATACCTATTTTGGCCAGTTGTTTTTGTATTTTTTTAAGATAATCGATTCTATCCGCAAATACAAACATATTTTTTGTTTTGTTCTTGAAAACCTCAATAATTTGGTCGACAATAAGTTGTAGACGATATTTATCCTGTGTTATTAGTTCCAAAAAGTTGGTAAAACTATTCATTTCTTTGCCTCCTATATTCATTCGCTCCGGTTTAATGTAGTCAGGATGCCCAATATATTCGATCATATTGACGTTTCCAGTAAATGTGGTAGTATCTGGAACGAATCCGGGTAGGGTTTCAGCATCCACGACGGGCCCAATAAACCAGCGGGGAATCTGATGTTTCTTATCTAATCGTGGATCCGGAGTCGCTGAGAGGCCCAACATATAATGGGTCTGGGCTCGCTTAAATAACTTTATAGCTCTCGCACTCATGTATTTATGACATTCATCCCATATCACGAAACCAAATGCGGCGAAAAACCTCTTATATGGAATTCCATCATCATCACCTATTTTAAAATTTTCCACAACTAGTGAATTTATTACTCCCACCACTATATCACCATCTTGTTTACGTTTTCCCCAATATTGGCCAATAGTGTTGTTGGGAAAGTTTGAACTGAGCCAGCCAATCCATTGGGTTAACATAGTTGTATTATGAACCACGATTAGGGTTTTGCGGCGCAATTTGCGAATCAACCCCATTGCAACATATGACTTTCCCTGGCCGGCTTCCAGCTTAAGTATAGCACCTCCTCGGCCTCCATCTAGGTATTTTTTTCGCAAATGTTTAGCAATAATTAACTGATTGGGCCTATATGAGCCGGTCCATTTGTATTCTATGGGAGTTCCTGGCTTTATTTTATTAGTATATGGGACGTTTTTGATGCCTCCAAACCTCGGTATACATATATATTTGTCATTTTCCGCATACAATTTTGTCTCAACAGTAACTGGAAATGTATTTCGAATAGTGAATTTATTTCGCAGTGTAGAGAGTTTTTTGGGTGATTTAGATTTCAAAATATATAGGCCAGATGGCCGTAGTATTGACATAATAATAAAAAAACAAATCATATTTAATATATTAATTGGCGATTTTGTAATGGTTTTCGAGTATAAGTTTGAATATATTTGCGGTCTTCTTGTCGTTTTTTGTGAATTTTCACCAAACAAAACGCAATAAATAGTATGGCAATTATGATGGTAAAAATCGCGACAACCATAACTATTCGGGATGTTTGGGCTAACAGAACGGATCCACCCATAATTCCAACACTGACTCCTTGTGATAAAAGTTGTGTTTTGATTTGCCCAACAATATCTTTTTTTATTTGTTGAAATATCTCATTCTCCTCTTCAGCCAAATCAAAGGACAATTTTATATCCCGCAAATCAATATTAACAGCCTTATTGTACTGCTTATTTATTTCCAATATTTCAGTAAATAATTGAACTATTTGGTCATAACTTTCACCAATATCGTTTAATTTGTTAAAACTAGCAACAATTTTAGTGATTTGTTCAGTATCTTCATGATCACTTATTTCGTAAATTTCTTTTAATTCAGCATTATATGCATCAGAGACATCCTCTATATTCTTCAATTGTTGTTCCAAAACACTCAATTTCATCTTCAATTCCTCATTATATTTTTCTGCATATTCATTCAAGGGCCCGCCTAAATTGATTTCTTTAAGCCTATGTAAAAAGACATCAACAATATGTTTTAGTTTAACTGTATCTCTTTGAATTTTTGTTTCCTGCCCACTAGAATTCCAGTCCACGATTACTCTGTCAATAATACTAGGGCCTAATTGGGTAATAAAATCTTTTTCACTATCTGTGGATTTGTTTGAAAGTCTTTTATTAAGAGAATTTATTACTGTGGCCTGATCTTTAATTATTTGATTATACTTTGCAAATTGAGATTCTAAGTTTATGTTTTTTTCGTCAATTTTTTTATATTCTATATCTTTGTTATTTAAAATTGCTAACTTGTGTTTTAATTGTACGATTTCAGCTAAAAGCTTAGATTGTTCAGTTTTTAGTGATTCTAAATCATCATTAATATCAAGTTTATTTCTAAGATCTGTCATAACTTTTTGTTCGGCCTTATTCGATTCATACATATCAGTTTCAACACTTCTTACTAGTTTTAATGATGAAATTTGTCGTTTATATGCTTCAACAATTTCATTAAATTTATTTACTTTTTTTTCTAATTCGGCGTTTAAATTTTTAATTTCTGCGGCTTTTTTTGCTTCAAGATCCGTTAATTTTTGTTGATATTTTGCTTCTATTTCAGTAATTTTTTTATTTAGTTCTATGTTTTTGGTCTTTAAATTATCTATCTCGGCATTTTTTAGCACTTTCTGGTATTAACTTGCTGATTTGAGAATTTATTTCACTCAAGGATTTGCTTGTTTCTTTCAGTTCATTTAGAGTATTTTTGTATTGTATTAATGTATTGTATAGTGCCGAATTTTTATCTAGAAATGTATTGTTTGGATCAAAGTTTTCGATTTTAAGGTTTGATAACGCCAATATTTTTTTATTATTTTTGTCCAAGTCGATCTGTAAATTATGTATTTCTTCATTATATTTGGTATGTAACGCAGAAATTTGTGCAGTTTTCTCATCAATTTTATTTAAATTTACTGCATGTTTTTCTTTCATTTCATTCTCAAATTTTTCGAATTTGGCCTTCTGATCAGTTAAATTTATCTGTAATTGTTTGTTTTCATCTAATAATTTATTGTTTTGGGTAACTAAATTGTTTTTCTCAGACTCCAAATTTGCGACTTTATTCCTCAAATTATCAATAATATTATGGTGAGTTGATATCCAAAACTCATACTTTTTGTGTTGTTGGTTTAGTTTTGCCAATGATTTAACTATATTATCATAAGCATCACCAAAGGTATTTTTTACGTAATTAAGCATTTTATCATGTAATTTGTTGAAATTTCCGATGTACTTAAGTAAATTGTTTTTGTGTTCTTCACTTTTTCTTTCTATTTGAGCTTTGTCCAAAGTGAGATTAAGTCGTTCTAATTCTATTTGTGCCATAGTTTTTTTCATTTCCTCGAGTTCGGTTGAACGGGTGTTTATAAGACCACTTTGTTGTTTTATTTCATTTTCCAGATCGGAAATTCGAGTTTGAAGCGCCGAATTTTTGACATTAATGATGGAAATTTTGGCGTTCAGCTGTGCTATAATCTTATCTCTATGTGATTTTGAGTCCAAATATTTGTTATTTAGCTCAGTATTTTTTTGTTTAAGATCGCTTATTTGAATCTGCATTCCCATTATTTCTGAATTAATCTTGGTTTTTTGATCATCAAATGTGTTTTTAAGTTGTTCATTTTGCCGAATTTGTTCATTAAGTTTGGTAGAAAGGTCAGTCTTAATTGCATCAAAATCAGTTTTAGTTTTAATTTCATTAGCATATAATTGTTTTTTATCAGTTTCTAATCGAACAATTTGTTTTTCTAAATTTGCTTTATTTTGAGTTTGTTTTTTGATTTCATTTTGTAGATTTCCAATTTCGGCTAATTTATCTTTAATTTCTTGACTTAAAGTCGAATTTTGTCTAAAACAATTATTAAGAGATTGTACTAGAATGTTTGGTGTTTCGTCAAAATCGGGCTCTTCTACTACTGAGTACATCATTTGATCTAATTTCAGACTGATTTGTGCAATATCAGATCTGGCTTTCGAATATGGCTGCGGATAAAGATCGTAAGGGGCCTCATTATTCTTGACATTCTTGTTTATTTGGTGTAATTTGGACTCAAGAGTGTCTATTCGGCTAATATCTATTGCATTTTTGTCAAATCGGGTAAAGAACTTCCTTGCGACATCAAAATCGCCCTTTATTCTTCTATATTGCTCTCCAAAATCATTCATTATGTATATTAAAACGACTATAAAACTAACAAAAAAATAAGTGTAAATTTATATTAAATTCATTCGATAAATTTGCCTTCTTTGAAGGTTCCTTGGCGTATCATTTTACCATTTTGGTCGTACTCAGTACCCTTTCCATGGTACTCTCCGCAAAAGAATCCACCTTCATACTTTATTTTTCCATTCGGAAAATACTCTTGCCCTTCGCCATTTAAACCAAAGAATTTGAAATATCCTTCAAATAATAATTTTTCATTCTTATAGAATTTACCATATCCATGAAATATTCCATCTTTAAAATTTCCAATATACTCAATAACGTTGTTCGCATATAAGATACCATATCCATTTAGAAGTCCATATTCCATATTTCCATATAATTTGTGACCATCATTCCTATGCCAATAACACATTGGATATTCAGTATATTCATAAAATGATTCACGATCTTTGGTGATTGGTTCGTTTTTATCATTGAACCATTGGCCTTTGATTGGGGTTAGGTTTTTATGAATTCCAACAAATTTGAGACCTTTTTCGGCATAGATATGCTCTGATTGCTTTCCAATAATCACAATAGGTTTTGACTGCTGAACTCTTTTTTTCTTTGACTCTTCTGCATCTGGAACATATAAAGATGGTTCATAATTGTTTTCGTAATAACAATTCATGGTATATATACTAAATATATATTCATTTTTTTGTTAATTTGTAAATGGAATCATTTGTACTGAATTCGAGGGTTGTTGAATTTTTTTAAAGTAAATGCACAGGCAAACATTTTATAACAATTAATAAAAATCGATTGTTTGATGGTCAACTTTTGTTAAAACTACAATAAAAAGTGGGTTCACAAAGCCATTTTTTACAATTATTCTCATCCGCGAATTTACCCGATTTTGGCGGTATACATGTGTGTTTAGAGTGGAAAATTCCATGTGTAAGATGAGGTTAGAGTGCATAATGTTATGTTTTAGTGCTCGAAAAGTGTACTGTAGGAGCCCGCATAAAATGTTGGTTTTGTAAACCAAAAAAATAAGATCATATTTCTATTTCATTTTACGAATATGTTTTAAGGCTGTATGGACATCTGTTGGATCAATTAATTTAGGTTCAAGGATAATTGGAACTTTAAACTTTCTAGCAAACTTAACAAACTCAACTAGGCCGCTATCGGCCGGCTTAAATTCGCCCCAAATATTATCATCTTCTGCAAAACAAACCGCGTGTTTGTCGACTCCGCTGTTCAGAAGTCTCTGGGACCCATTAATATGAAACAGTTTAATTCGGCTCTTGAATGCAAAACCATCTAGCCATGCCTTAGCTTTTCGACGTGTTTGAATGTCGGATCCGCTTGACCAAAGATGGGCGGTATCAATGCAAATCCCCCAGGCAGTATCGTCCAGGCTACTATTCTTAATTACCGAGCAAAATTGGCCTAATTTGGTTGGTGTCTCATATGTTCCGGCGCCCTTTTTAGTGGCAGCATTTTCAAACAAAATTTTTGTTTTATATTTTTTGCACGCTTTATTAATTGCTGGAGCCAGTATTTCGATGACTTCGGACACGTCGTTCAATGATAATTTCTTCAAATGGACTACTAAATCTATTGCACCAATATCATAACAGGCTTCAAATTGGTCCTCAAGAACTTTGGCGTAATATTCTTTTTTGCCTTTATTCGCATTCCAAATGCCGACTGTTGGATATGAAGAATGAATACATTTAAATATCTTGTTCATATTTTTAAGCATAGTTCTGTCTAATTTATTGGCTCTAGAGTTTCGCGGCCCATGCGAAAACACTTGAATTGCAGTGAGGCCAAATTCTTCGACGCTTTTGACAACTGAGTTGCCGGAAACATGAGAACCAATAGGAATTGACATTCTGTATAATATGTAATATGATTTTCATATTTAAAAATGAATAAATTTATACTATATCATATAATATGAAGCTAATAGCCGCTATTGATGTCAAGAGAGGTCTCGGGCGTGACGGTACAATCCCATGGAAATTGCAAGAAGATCTGAAAATATTTCGCCAAAAAACAAAGAATTCGGTGGTGGTAATGGGTTCAAAAACGTGGTTAAGTCTACCCAAACGACCTCTACCAAATCGAATTAACATTATCTTATCGTCTCATGCAAAGGATATGACCAATACAGATACAGTTTTCTGGGTCAGCAATCTACGAGAGTGTTTATATGTGTTAGATAAGTTTAAGAAACGAACAAAGTGGGTTATCGGAGGTGCTGCAATTTATAAGGCGTTTTTAGACCTAAACATAATTGAAGAGTTTCATATTACATATTTAAAGCAAAATTATGATTGTGACGTCTTCCTACCAAAATTAAAGAATATTAGACCAATCAAGACTACTCAACATAAGTCCTTTGTTATTAAAGTTTATCGTTCTAAAAACCATCATGAAAAGGAATTTCAGAAATTTATTACAAAAATTATGGAAGAAGGTTATAAAAAAGTCGACCGTACTGGAATTGGTACACGATCACTTATTGGACCTCAATTCAGATTTCCTATTGATTATAAGCCATTTGTGGATGCCTATCAGATCCCAATTTCGACCATTCGTAGGACTTCATTCCGCATGATTGTGGCCGAATTATTATGGATGCTGAGAGGTCAGACTGATGCAAAGATACTTGAGGAACAAAAAGTATTTATCTGGTCAAAGAATTCTTCTAAAGAGGCTTTAAATAATTTAGGACTAAATTTAGAGGAAGGAGACTGTGGCCCAATTTATGGATTCCAATGGAGGCATTGGGGTGAAAAATACGTGAACTGTCATACAAAATATGACGGAATTGATCAAATCAAGAACCTTGTTAATAATTTACGGGCCAAAAATCCACACTCTCGTCGCCATATTTTAACGGCCTGGAATGTATCAGATATCAATAAAATGTCACTTCCTCCTTGCCATATGACTTACAATTTTTATGTTTCTGGAGATGCTCAGCCCGAACTTTCTTGTGTGTTTTTCCAAAGAAGTAGTGATATTGTGCTGGCTGGCGCTTGGAATGTGACATTTGCAGCGGTTTTGACAATTCTGATTGCTAAATGTACTGGAATGCGAGCAAAAGAGGTAATCTGGTCTCCAGTTGATTGTCATATTTACGATAATTATAATGAATTTGACCTTAACAAATTGGTTAATCGAGAACCAAAATCATATCCACTACTATTTGTTAATGGAAAAAAAGATATGCCGTATGATTATAATATCGAAGATATGCAACTATTGAACTATGAAGCCCACTCTGGCATAAAATTTACAATGAATGTTTAGATAATAAAAACGCGGACATTTCATCATTACACCCCTCAATTAGGTTTGATAAATCCATTTTTTTGCAAATATTTTTAAAAGAATTGCTGTATTTACTATTTATAAATAATAATTTTAGAACTCCTAAATGGTTCTTTTTTATCATCGCATATAGACAATAATGGAGTGTTTTATCATCTATACCGGTCTGAGAAAACAAAAATTCTAGTATATTTTTATACCCAATTTCTGCAACTTTTTTAAAAATTATACCATTTTTCATAAATAAATCGGCATTATTATCAATAAATAATTTCATTGCTGGTAAGTTATCTGAAATTGCAGCCAAAAATAGAGCATGGTTGATATCTTTTTTAGCACGAAAATAATATTCGATTGAACTGATTTTAAAGTAGTTTTCTAAAATCAACAAATCTTGGTCACATAATTTAAATAAATTTGTCCATTCTATCGTATCTGCCTCCAAAGAAATCGGAAATTTTATATCTATTTCCCCACGATTTTGTATTAAATTATTCATTTTATGTAGCCAACAATCCTCATTTATGTATTTAAAATTAAAATTTTTAATGCAAATTTTCATTTTTTTCCTATATATTAACTTGTAATTTTATTTTCTATTCAAAAAAATATTGGCAAATATATATAATCCTATATATAATCATGACCACTTTATCGGACAAACTACCTGTATTGAGTGAAGAACAAGATCCTGAAGTGTTGTTGGGTGAAGAGAAAAAAGAAAAATCCGATGAAGAAAAAACTCCTAAATTAGTCAAAAGTGATCCTGAAGAGAAAGCAGAAAAATCCGATGAAAGTGGTCCTGAAGAGAAAGCGGAAAAATCCGATGAAAGTGATCCTGAAGAGAAAGCGGAAAAATCCGATGAAGAAAAAACTCCTAAATTAGTTGAAAGTGATCCTGAAGAGAAAGCGGAAAAATCCGATGAAGAACAGACTCCTAAATTAGTTGAAAGTGTTCCTGAAGAGAAATCGGAAAAATCCGATGAAGAATCAAAACAATTGGATAAGCCGGCTCATGACACTCCTAAAGTAGAAGCGATTAGGCCAAAAATGGCACAATTAGAACCATTTAATTTGGATTCCGACACTCCTAAAAGAACATCTCCTTCCGCTGGACCATTTGCTGGTGAACCCTCACCTGAAGTAACTCCTATACAATTATCCCCCGAATTTACTTCGATTATTAGTGATGAGGGTAAGGGAGAATCACCAAAAGATATTGAAGAGGAAGGCTCTACTTCTAATTCAGTTGCAGCATCTCCAGCACATTCATCATCAAGCCGAATTAGGTCCAAAATAGAAGATGCTGTTATTCATATGGCCCAATCTCAAAGAAATGAACAAACTGCTTATCAAATCTTATCGCAATGGGTGCAGAACATCAAAGATAATGTACAAACTGTGATTTCTAGAGTTGACTATCTTGAGTCAAACGTTAATGAAATTAAAAAACAGGTTCAGGAAACTACTGAAGAAGAGGAATCTGAAGAAAAAGAACAGGGCGCTACTATTGAATTAAGCAACCAATTGGAAGATTTGGTCAAGTATCAACAAGAATATAAATCACAAACCAAAGAATTAAAAACAAGTATTACTGAAAACATTAAGAATTTAACTAATGTTTCTGATGATTTAAAAGACCAGATTTCTTCTTTGACATTAAAGTTAGAATCAGTTCAACTTAAAACTCAGTCTGAAATTAAAAATCTAAAAGAGTCTAAGAAATATAAAACTCTTAAATCTGCTAATAAAGTCTTATCTCATGATATTGCTAACATTTCTAAAATGGCAGAAAATTCACAATCTCGTCTTGATGATATTACTACAGAACTTATTGAACTTCGTAAATTTGGAGAATTTTCTAAGAAATTAGCTGATACAAAAAAAGAAATTGAATCTTTGAAAAATACTACAGATACAAGAATTTCTAATATATTAGATGCTCTAGAAAAACCTCGTTCAGTATCCAGTGATGGGGGTGTAATGGAAAATATATTGAATAAAATAGGAGATTTATCTTCAAAAATAAATGTAATTGATGGTAAAATTAAAGCCCTTGCACCCTCTAGACAACTCGAAGACATTAAAAAAGACCAGGAAAGTATGAAATCTAATATTTCTGCATTAACTGAAAAAGTAAAACGGCTTGAGATGGATAATAAAGAATCTAATAATGACGAACGTATTTTGAAATTAGAAACCCAGGTTTCCAACTTATTAACTATTATTCAATCAGGAAGTGGTGATGTAGCATTAGCATCTGATGAGGCGAAAGCCCTTGATGTTAAATGGACAAAATCATTTCATACAGTCAAAAAACAACTTCGAGAGGCGAAAAAAATGTTTACCAATTATGTGGAAAGTAAGTCCACATAGGTAAATTTATATTATTTTTTTATCGATTTATGCATTCCATTGACAACCACATTTTGTACAAGTTAGTGTTAAATTAACTGTTTCGTCGGCTGAGCAGTTATATCTATTTTCAATCTGAATATAATTTTGCTTACATTTTGGGCATCTATATAGTAAATTTTTCTCTAATTTTCTCTTATCATCCGAGTATTTTTTCTTAATGGTTATGTTCAATTCTTCATACTTTTCTGGTAATATTTGTGATAATGGCATAGATCCCATCTTAAATGGGCATATTTTTCCTCCAACAATCCGACCAACAAGGACATTTGAATTTTTATATTTAATATCAATAATTTGTAGCAGTTTTGTGCAAATAGTATGGTACATTTTAATAAAATTACTTGTATTAAGTGTTCTGCAAATACCAAACTTTTCTGCCTGGTCGATTGTTGAGTTATAACAACCTGACTCTAAATTCCATATATGTTTCTCTTTTTGTTTATGTGAAATGGAATTAAATACATTATGTGCAGTTAATTTTTGAGCAAATAATAATAGTTTAAATCTTCTTGTTTGTTGTATTTCTTTGTATTTAGGATCTTTAAAACTAAATTTTGGTATATTAGCATAATCTAGGTATAACATTATTTGAGTCGTCTATTTAAAAATTCTTTTTTCAATTTTAAAAAAGCCTGCTCATAAGACGGCAAAGTTATACAGTATAAGATACTATTATCTAAAATATATTTAAACTGAGCATTAACACGTTCAGAGGCGCAATCAATACAAGAATTGCATGATAAGTAATAAAATATTGATGAACTAATTAATGTCCCGGTATCATACACTGATTGATAGCAATTTATACATAATGGCAATTCTGGGTAAATAACATCGGAATCCTTCGGACCTAAATATAAAGATCCATTATTTTTATGATGATCAAACCATATAAATGATTCATAAATTGATGATTTAGCACATCTCTTATAATTATTTGTTTGTACTGGTAGTTGTTCCATTCCAGACTTTGGTTCCATTTTAAAGTAATTGTTCATCAGAGATACTTTGTCAATAGGAATTCGCTTTTTGGATGATAATTTAGACCAATGTTTAAACACAGTTATACCTTCTTTATAATCAAACATATCATCCACATCTACTAAAATTGTGAATAAATTCATTGGAAATCTCATAAAATTTTCATGATTTTCAAAATGGTAAATAAATTCCCAATCATCTATTTTAACCAATTTATTTCGGTAATAATACGTAAATCCGTTCTCACATTCTGGTTTTTTAATTATCTGTAATTTATGTTTATTTAGCAAATAATTGTAATAATATTTAATCAATGAACTAGATAAATGAGTGTCACCAATTGTAATGATTGGCATTACAATCACACCTTTTTCGAAAACAAACTGTGTATCAATATTATAATATTTATATTCATTCATTGTTTTATAAGGCGGTTTTGTAAATTTATTATCGACAAAAATGCGCTGTCCTCTTTGTATATTAATGATCAATTTGGTTAAAGAATCAATAAAATGATTTATTATTACTGGTTTATCATTGATATCTATTTTACAAACCTGTGATTTAATAGTTTTTTCTAAAAATTTAAGTACAAATACCATTGTAAAATTGAAATTTATTTTCTTTAATAATGCCTGTTGTACCGCAATTTAAACCGTGTATTAACAATATAGATTTAATATATAATGATAAAATAATATTCAAATTTAAAAGTTCAACAACTAGCAAATCAATTAATATTACAAAAACGTTTTATATAGATATTTTAGATATTTTGGATGATTTTAAAGACCTAAATAAGTTTATTGAGTTACTGCAAACACTTAATAAACATAATATTAAAATCAATAAAATACTCATTAACCACAAAATATTTGAACTTATTAATCAAATTGAATGTAGTGATAATTTTTGGAATAAATTCACGTCAAATGCTAGTTTCTTTCATTATTTATCAAACTCACAATATTTACCATCACAAAAGCAATTATATGATAAATTTCGTAAAGGAGAAGTTAAAATTAAGAATAAAAGTTCTTTAAAAAATAAACCAATTCAGGTTGGCTGGTTAACTAGAATAACAGATTTCTTTAAAAATAAACTATTCTTGAACACAACCGATTTGCCCAAAAATAACTCGGAAAATAAAATTTTATATGATGATATGGATGCGAAATCTGTAGAATATTGGACTTCAAATAAAAAGAAAATTAAGAATAAAATTAACTTTTTATACAATAATAACAACAAAAATGTATATAAACCAATCTTCATAAAACATAAAAAATTACCAGTATTTATTAAAAATATCATTGATATTATCAATTTAGGGTATGAAAAAAATGCAGTACTTTTGTTTTCCCGACTTGCAATGTCACCAAAATACTGTGATATTGTTCTAAATGGTAATCTATGGGAACATTTATTAAAACTTAGGGCTCCAAATTTGCATAACATATATCAATATTGTTTGTTTTACGCACATCATATTTTGAGATTTGAGCAAGTACTTTTAAAACATAAAGCTCCAAAACACGCGAGATTTTTGATTAAATTATCTGATGCATATAAATTACCCAGGTTTGAAACCGATTATCATTTAATTCACTCTAATAGTTATGATTATAATAATATTAATTCATTAAAGTTAGTTATTGATGGAAACCGAAAAAACCGATATTTATTACCTCCTGAGATCGCGCATAAACGTCTTGAAATTTTCACTGACGGTGTACTAAAACATGTAAAATGGAAGGATCATTGTGCGTTCTTGACTGGTTCGGTGATTCCTTTATGCATTTTACGATCTCAATTGGAAGACAATTATGTAAACAAGAATCTCATTAATTATAATCCACAACTAGTAAAAACAATTGATATGGATAATAAATACGCATTTATTAACTATATGGAATCTCTTTATCCATCAAAAAGATCTCTGTATTTTACTAATCATAAAGCATATAAAATTATGGACACTCTTGAGTGGTATAATGGAGATTTTGAAAAACCATTTATTACTGATATTGATATTGGGGTTTATGTATCTCTTGACGATGCATTTCCGATCCATGCAAACAATATCTTTGAAGACATTAAGAAAAGTCTTCCAAATGCAAAAATGGAGAAAATAAATAGTCATAAATTTGCAGTGTTTGGTGCAAATAGGCCTATTGAAATATTTCGTATATATCGAAATGCAACTCAATTTGTTAGGTCTTTCCATGTTGATATGGTAAAAGGATATTATGATGGCGAATTCAAGATGACCGAAGCAGCATATTCTTCATTAGTGAGTGGGGTGGGTACCTTCTACAACTGGAATTTAATCGGTAAAAGAAGTCCTATTGTAAATATTTTACGTTATATGGAAAGAGGAATGATTTGCCCATTGAATTTCATGTACCAGAAGAGAATTTTGGATTTTATTATAGACATTAATCCAATTTTTAAATATTCTGCCAATGGTCAAATGAAGATTTTCGGCCAAGGAAATACAATTAGAGCAGATTCAGTACTATTTAACCCAAGACATCCTTTATATATTGGTCAGCTAATTAAGAAGAAATTACACCCAAATTTGATAGATCAAAAATTTAGAACTGATGATGTAAAAAATGGATTTGAGTTAAAATTTCAACAAGCACTTATATCAAAAGAAAAAATTAATTTATCAAAAAAATATTCTGTATCAATCTATAATTTTGACAACAATAATATTGTTCCTCCAGATAAAACTATGATCGACTTAGTTGTTGATAAAATGACTTAATAATTATAAAACAAACCATTTGTAGATAATTTTTTTACTTACTTATAACATGAAGACTAAGACTTCATATGGGATTGCTTGTTGCAGAAAACGCAAAAATGATCATTTTGAAATAATAATGGTAAAAAAGCGTTTTACTTATAGTTTTTTTGAGTTTGTGTATGGGAATTATTCGTTTAAGAATTTGTATTATGATCTAAAAAAATTGTTTAATGGTATGACTTATGATGAAAAAATGACAATTGCTACAATGAATTTTGATTTTATTTGGATAAAAATATGGTTATATGTTCCCATTTCAAGGGATTCTGATAAAAAAAGCCTCATAAAATTATCAAATATTTATAGCAATATAGGACTTCTATACAGTAATAAAAAACAAATATTCACCAGATTAGAGAAATATAGAGATGTAGTATCTAGTGCACTTAAAAATAGTACTTTTATGGAAACTATTTGGGAAATACCGAAAGGTAGAAGCGATATTAAAGAGGAAAAACTTACAACTGCTATGCGCGAATTCCATGAAGAAACAACTATAAAAGACTATAGAATAGCGCATGACATACCTGAATTCACGGAAACATTTGTTGATTGTAATGTGATTTATAAGAATATTTACTATACAGCCATAATTGATAATACTGATTATAAACCATGTTTAACGTTTAAAGAACCCCATCAGTACTCGGAAGTTCAAGATATTAGATGGGTTAAATTAACTGATATAGATATTTTAACTACCAATTTAACAATTCGAAATCGCCAGAAATCGGCAATGAAATATATTTTTAATAACTTAAAACGTCTAAGAAAGCGAAAAATATAGTTGTCTATAACAATGAGTTTTCTTTTAAAATTATTATAATAAGTAGGTCATGCATAAGTTGTTTAAGTCGCATATTTATCTCATGTTTACATGATTTAGAATGAGTGATAGATCTTTGTTTTATACGCAAAATATCTAATTGCAAGTTCTTTTTATCTCCAATATGTCTCATAGAATTATTTTTTTTAGTCCATGGTTGTTCAGTATATATCCAATTTGATTTTTGGAAATTCTGTAAATTTCCTCTAAAAGTAATATTTGCTATCTTGATCACAAATTCTTTGCTATGATGTAAGTAATATAATGGGTAATTTGGTATATTTGATAGAGTTAAAACTCGTTTTATTGGTAATTCTTGCCCCTCCGTTATGCATACATCTCTATGGCCAATATATCGTTTTTGGGGAAGTGTAATTGTTTTGGTTTCCTCAGAAATCTTTGTAATGCGGGTTTTAATTAGTAATTTACAGTCTTCAAAGTTGTTTAATAAATCATCATATAATTTTTTAACAGTCACCAAATATTCAACAAATTTGTTTAATTCAGATTTTACTTCATCAATAGGTAAAAAATAATGATATGTCAAATTATCGTAAATATTTTTACATTCCTGGCGTATTTGTTTAAGATTAATTGTCTTGTCAAATTTCTTCGACGACATCTAAGTTCCTATATATAATAGAATTATCTGGTGTTTCTACAATAGATTTACAAAACGCAACCATTATATCAGATATTCCATACATAAGAATTGTTTTAATCTCCTTGTGTGAAGTTTGATCCATTTCTATTTTATTTAACGTAGATTTTGACCCCAATATAGGGTTTCTTCTACATCGCGGTACAGGGCCAATTTTTATTAATTTTTCCCCAATATGTGAGTAGTTGCAGTATCGTACGCCTGAATAATATGATCTCTTATTATGCATACAGGATGCCACATTCTTGTATTTACAAGGATCTGTCTTGTAAAACCTTGTATTTGAACTAATAATATCTGGAATACAAATTTGGACATAAGTATTTGGACCCACACACATATACAATCCTGCTGGGATTTTATTTCTTTTATTACCTTCAAAATAGTAATATGGAATTGGAATATCTTGCAATGACTTGATGATTGGAAAGTCATATTTAATAGAACCAATGCTGTATGTTTTAGTCTTATTTTCTTCATATTTAGGAGTATCTGTAATAGATTGAAGCATTTTATGGTTGTGTGCATTCATCATTTCCGGACTTATTGCAGAAAATGAAAATTGATTATTATTTAGTTCGTTATAAACTTTAGATAGATTTCTCTTATATTCTATAAGATCTTTTTCCATACTCTGGTAAATTTCTTTGACAATTTTAAATACATCTAGCAAATTTTGGCCTTTTATACCAATAATTTTGCTCTTTAAGCAGGTCAACTCTTTCAGTAGATCCATAATTAACTATGGAAAAACGTTTAATAAAATATGTAAATAAATTTAACTCAACAATTCAGGGATCTCAAGAATGGCTTGAATTACGTAAAGGGGCAGTTGGTGGTAGTGAGATTGCTGCAGCTATAGGACAATCAATTTATTCAGACGAAGGAGGGATTGTCGCTGCTAAGGGTGGTCTAATACCATTTAATGGTAATGTTTATACTAGATGGGGGCAATTATTTGAAGAAGTAACTCAAAAATTTACTGAAATAATATTTGGAACAAAAGTGCACGAAACCGGAAATATCCCTCATAGAGACACTTCCCTTCATCGATATAGTCCCGATGGAATTGCAATTATTAAAGCAATGTTTGTGTTATTGGAGTTCAAATCGCCGTTTAGTAGTATTGCAAAAGGCAAAATCCCCAAACATTATCTCCCACAAGTGTTAGCTGGCTTAGATACAACATCTGAACTACCAACCTCATTTGGCATTTTTGTTTCAAATTCGTACAGAGCTTGTAGTTGGGTTAATGATTTACGTAATAAATTTGATTACAATCTAAATATTCACACTTCAGCATCTTCAAAATTTACAAATGTAGAACCTATTGCATATGGATCTATTTGTTTCGGATATGCCAAAGGATGTCGTTCTGAAGTACAAGAATTATTACAAATTAGTGATGATTTTGTTGATATTGGTGCAATTGATTTTGATTTTATTGGCAAATTAACATCTCTATATAGAGAAAAAAAGATCAGATTTATTGTTAATCCAATAAGTCTTATTAAATCAACTACCACTGCAAACCTATTGGAATCGGATATTTATACCAAATATGGAGTTACTGATATCAAATTATATTCGCCTGATCATGCAGGAAAGACACAAAGACACTATATCAGATCATTTAAAAAGAAATATCCCAAATCCGCTCTTGGTGCTTTAGCATGGAAATTATTTGATGCCACAGTTGTTGAAGTAAAAAAGCAGCCAGATTATATTAAAAAGCACACTCCGGCTTTACGTCGGATTATTGAACGATCTCAGATCATTAAACAAATTGAAGATCCTATCAAAAAAGTAGAAAAATTATATGAATTTTATCCAAATTATCAAACAAAAGGAAAGAAAAGATGGAGTTTAAACAAAATAATTGAAGGGGTTTCTAAAGAACTGGTTGGGTCTGAAGATGAAAATATATCATCTTGCCCAAGTAGTTCAGAAGAAGAAGAGTCTACCAAATCAGAAGAGATATTATCATCTTGCCCAAGTAGTTCAGAAGAAGAAGAAGAGTCTACCAAATCAGAAGAGATATTATCATCTTGCCCAAGTAGTTCAGAAGAAGAAATAAAGATGTCGCCAAAATCACATAATAAATCTGTTTTAAGGCATAAACTACAAGAAATTACTCGAACATATCAAAAAAATATTGATCATTTAGAAACTCAGTTATCTAAACTTAAATTACAATTTGAAAGTGCTATTGATGAGATTAAAAAGCAACTTTAAGGAATACAAAATCTATATGAAATTCGTTTACCAGCCATTTGTGAAAGAGATTCAATCTTGATTAAATCACCAACATTTGCCCCAATTCTCAAACATTGTGGGTCAGTTTTTTTAATTTTTGGCAGATTATAAAGTTTATTGATACCTAAACTGTGCATAATTGGACCAACCTGATCTTTTGGAACAATAGTGTGAGGGAAACAGAAGGGACCTTTTGTAATATCTGTGGTGAAATGAATTTGAAGCATATTAATTATTTCAATTCCTTTTGCATGAGTCATATTGAATCTACTTAATTGTGATATTGGTTCGGGGCTAATAATAATAATTTTTGGTGCTTTTTTATCTTTTTTTATCACCGAAAATACAATTTTTTTCAAATAATCTGTTTTTATCGTATTCTTTCTGAGCTTTGTCATGTTTGCATGGGTAAGGAAAATATGAATATTTTGACCAGTTTTGCTTATACAATGTATTTCTACCTTACTATGAAAATCCATTAAGGAACCAAAATCATCTTTATTTTCATATTTTCCCAACACCTTATAACCTCTTTTCTCAATAAATTTCTGAATATTCAGATATGTTTCGTACTGGTTTGACATTATGTAATACTTTATAATTATTTTTTCAAATTTATTAAAATAGTAAATTAAAATCCATGCCGAAACAAATGTTTTCGAAATTCCAACATATTACGGTCATTTACTAAATCAGTGTTCTTGAATATTTTGGGAGAATATCCGTTCAAACGACCGTAAATATAAAATAGTGAATATGGCCCACAAGAATGATGATCCTTTTGATATTGAACATCACCAACTATTACTATCTTTACAGGGGCACCAAACTTATCTTCTAGTTCGAATTTTTTATCATTAAGCCACTCATGTACTTGTGGATATGGAAACTCACCAGAACTATTAAAATATTCCAATGTGATTGGATTGGATCTAAAATCCACAAATAATGCGAACCAATGAATCCCACCACCAGTACTAACGTCTGTGTTTAATATAACCCCAAAAGTATCTTTATTGGAATTGTTATAATGTTTTTGAAAGTCTATAGTTGCTAGTTCAGTACGCATTTTAGCAAAATCTATCATTTGGAACGTAATATGATAAAACCTATTGAACTTCTTTACCCATTGTGCCATTACATCATCTATATTAAAATTGGAAAGCAAATCAGTTGAATGACTTGGGCCTTCTGGTTTGAACCTCTCTTTTAATTCTTCTTGGGCCTTATGATATCCTATTTGCGGAGTTAATTTGTCGACCACACAACTTTCAGTTTGGCAATCTGTGGCCTTTTTTGCCTCTTCAATAATTTGGGGCCTTTTTATACTTTCCCCCAGATCTTCAAATTTAGTATCTCCACCGTCTTTAATTACTATATTTTTAATGGTAGATACCATTGAATCAGTTAAACAAGAGCCATTATTTTTCTTTATATGTGGCGAACATTCACTGGGTTCCTCGCCAATAATTGAACTCATAATCAATAACTATCTTTGATATATTAATGGAACACAAACTTTCTTCAGTGATAGGTGGATTGGAGGTACCAAAACGCCAAATACTTGGATCCTCTTCTCAAAAAGCCGGAGGGCGGGCTATGTTTTATATCAAAGATATTATTCTAAAATGGGAAAATTTCAAGAAAAGAGATGTTTCTCCCGATAAAATTATGGAATTTGTTACCAACTTATTTGATATTCCCAAGGACATAACTTATGATGAATTAGTATCATTTTTGGTAGACGAAATCTATGAAAATGACGATGAATTTTATCGCCAAATTCTAACATCTTGTACGAAAATCAAGGAGCCATTAGTGTTTGGAGTACGTAAATTGTTTAATATTATGCGCAAAGAGTACGAAAATATAGTGATTGATAGACTCGGTAAAAGAGCCCCTGGGTTAATAAAAAAATGGAATGAAGAGTCCTCTTACACATCATCATCACCAATTTTACTAAATGCCGGACAAGAAATTCGCGAATTGGCAACATTTGAATATCCGGGTTTTTGTCCTATGGTGCCAGTTGAACGGTTAAAAAAACTCTTGTTATTCCCTCTTGCAAACACAAAAAATGACAAAGTTATTAATATTTTAAAAAACTCAACTGTATCTTATCCAACATTTATGACAACCATATGCCGAAAACAACTACTAAAAAATGCAGATATTAATGAAATAATTGATAATATTCTGGTGTTATTTTCTAAATTTGCAGTACAAATCGAGCAAATAGAACAATATTATATAGATATTTCCAATGTTTTGTTGTCGATATGTGATATTTTGTCTAAAAAATAATATGTAATTATTCAATTTGTATGCCTTTGAAAAGTATTAATTTGAGTCAGAATTTTAATTTGAAACACACCATTATCTACATTCATCTTTGTTAATAATCGGTCATTCTCACTTGCACAAATATGTATAAATTCTGCCAAAGTAGATGATCCTGCCAACATAATATTATCAATATCAAATTCAACACTAAATATATCATCTTCAGTTATTTTAGATTCTAATTCTATTTTTTTATCATTATTAAGAATTACTTGTGACTTATTTTTGCGATCTCTTGAGAAACAAAAGAATGTGATTGGACCATGTTCTCCCCGTTTTATAATTGAAACTTTATCTGATAATGATTTAAAATCAGAGATCTTCTTTTTGAAAAATTTACTCAACAATTTGAATTTGATAGGGTATTTAGTGTTATCAAATTCTTCCTGACATTTTTCGGTTATTTTCTGATATTCTTGATCAAAAGTGAGCTTATGTTTTTCTATACTCCCCATGTTTATGTTTTCAAAAAGAGTATAAAATGAATCAATACCATCAACAACCTTGTATACGAATTTAATACAATCATATGTTTTATCTATCATATTCATAATAATTTCTAGGTTCTTTGAACTAAGACCAACACTAATAGTATCCTTACAATAATAATGATTAACTTTGGTTAAATCAATACCAATAAGTATATCATTTTGTTGGGTGTGGTCTTGAGTGTAAATTATAAACGAATTTGGAGTAAATTTAAATTGGACTGTTTTCCTAATTCCCTTAAAATGCTGTTTGAAAATTCTATTGAAAGGCATTGGGTTATCATAAATAAATTCCATTTTATTACTTACATCTTTGGGAGTAGTTGATATTCCAGTTTTTGGAATTACAACAGTAGATGTTTTTTTCTGTGCAGAAGGAGGCCTACCCCTACCTCGCTTAATTATAGTGGCCTCTTTTTTGATTTTTGGCCGCCCTCTCTTCTTTTTATCTTGAATAGTTTCAGACATATCTACAATATTATCTATTTGTCTATTTTTTATAATACAATAGTTTCTATATTCATAATATTTTCTTTGTATTTTAATGAGTGAGTTATATCATGTTTATCGTCGATAATATTGTTTAATACCGTTTCCATCATTTTCATAAACTGAGATAATTGAACCATATGGGACACTTTTATTAACTCGGAAAGTATAAATTCAGGTAATTTTTCCTGGATTTCACGCTTAAATCGCAACAACAATATGTTAATATCAACAATATATGAACTCAATAATTCCTTTGTATAATGGGGATTTTTTGTTTCAAACATACCGAAAATTGCATCAATTAATATATCATCAAAGGTCTTATCAGATACAATATTTTCCAGTTTATAGTCGTGTTTAGAAGCAAATTTAGACCAGAATTCCTTATATCCAACAAGGGCTTTTTGTTTTATATCTCGTGCCTTAAATTCCGCTTTTTGAGTCATGTTATCTAAATCAATTCTTTGTGACAAAAACATATTTTCCTTAGCTTCTTGAATACAAAACTGGTTATATTTATCATTTATATCGACATTATCGATCATATAATTTAGAATATTCTGCACTCGAAATCTTTTTAACAAGAAATTGGTTGCTCTCATCCAAGGCATCATAAAATTATATTTAATGCCATCAATTGTCTCAATAACATAGAAATTAGTTGCTTTTTCAGACCCAAATAGTTGTATACTAAAATCCCAAGTAGAACGAATTTGATCATTATCAATATGTATCGTAGAACGATCAGCGGCCATTTTTTTACTTATTCCGGGTATCTCAAATTGACTCTGTTTAATTTCAAATAATTTGGAATCATCAAAACGAATAGAATTAGATCCATTAATGCGTTTAAATAATAAAATACTGGTTGTGCCTTTGGAAAGTTTATTAAATATGGATTCATTAGCTTTTTTTACATCAGTATTAAAATATTTTTTTAGAAATATTGGTAATTCATAAGCCTCATAACTGATAAATCCAAAGGTTTTTAGGGGCGGGTTATTGGTTTTTTTAATTGATGTTGACATAGACCACCTCTTCAAATCCGCAATTACATCAATCATTTTGAATTCATCATCCCGAGATTGACTACCAATTTTCTCAATAATTAATGATATTAGTTTGCTAGATACAGGATATTTTTTAAAAATTATGATTATTATTTCGATATTTTTTGTTTTTTCTAATATCATTTTGGTTGAATTCTGTAATATTTCTTGACTTGGGTTCATTAAAATTAGACGATCATAATAAGACAGAACATCCTGGAAAATAACTGTTGTATCATTTATTGAAGTTCGTGTAACGCTTGTATCAAAATTATCTTGTTTATTGGTCTGTATTATAAGTTGTTTTCGGGCCTCCGATAATCCCTTTAAAACCGAATTAAACAACACAAAGATCTGGAAAATAAGTTCGACATATTGATCATCTTTTATAGATGGTTTCAATGCTTTCAGGCGAATTATTAATTTAGAATTATCTTTAGATATTGTTTTAAGAATTTCATTAATTTGCGAAATTTTAGAGGAAATATATACCACCTTACTGAATTCAAGGAAGTATTGGTTAAATTTTCCCAATACCTCGTTTATAAAATTCGCGATCTTCTCCATTGTATTATTATATATTTAGTTGGATTTTTTGTTTGAATTATATTTTGAACAAGTAAGACTTTTAGTACATAAAGGATACTTAAAAATAATGGCTTCAATTAGATTTCCAGTACCAACTTCAATCCCACCACCAAGTGTGGAAAGAATTCAAAAATCTTTGGTAAAAACCGATGAAGAGACCGAAATTGATGATCAACCTCAATCTAAAACAAATACTTTGAAAATTGTTACAATTGTATTGATTGTTTTAGTTGTTATTATGCTATTAGTTATTGGATTTTATTTTAGAGATCAACGTAGAAATGAACAGGTACACCACACTCATCCACACGAACATCCACCTCCACAACCAACCAGAAAAGGACCTGCTGTGTCAGAAAAAAAGGCGCCAGCGATGGAAAAAAAACTTCCAACTATTCAAGAAGAGTCAGTGCAGGAGCCGGAGCCTGAACCAGAATTATCTGACCAAGAACTAACAAATATTATTGATACTCAATCAAAAACTATTCAAGATCATGAGAAAATTACAGAAGTTGAATCGGATTCTGATGAAACCCCTCTCACTCAAAATTTTGACATGTCAGAGTTACCCAAACTAGTTGATATGGATGAGCAAGATAATCTAATTGAACCTGAAATGGGTGGATCAGAAGAATCGGATATGGTAAAAGTAGAGTCAACTAAGGATATGCTTAACAAGTTTGAAAGTAGATTAGGTATTAGTGAATAGATAAAATCTTTTAAAAACCGATTAATTACTTTTTTTAATTAAAGAATACCACATATATATTCATACCAATGGCACCTATTGTAACCACTAAATCTAAGTCCGAAATGACTGAACATAAGCAACAAAAAGCTTCTAAACCTAGTTTCAGAAAATGCAGACCTCGTGTCCAAAGATACATTAATGGTACTTTCTTAAACCGTGAGCCATGCGCGCACCTAAATGCAATTAATAATCTCCGATCTTACAATAAATCTCTTGTTGATAAGGAGAACCAAAGACTTTTATTAGAAGCTAATGCGGAAAATATTAGTGAGTTTAGAACCAAAAATAGTGAAGAACTTACTGATGAAGGTGTTCTGGAAAAGCTTAAGAAAACTCCCAATTTTGTAAAACTCAGCAAAGAAGATAAATTTACTCTTGAAGATATTGACCAAGACTTGGTTAAATGCGTTGAAGATTTAGGGCCCGAACATCTTGAATATGCTCAGGCTGCGTATGATTCCTATTATTCTGGCCTACTTAGCACTTATAAAAGGGCTCTAGCATACTATAAATCTAAGAAGGATGATACGAAAGAAAAGCCTGTTAAACCCCGCAAACAAAAGCTAACTCTTGATCTGGCATCTAAAGCCATTTCCAGCACTAAAACTCGATTTAGTAAGGATACTTCTTGGTATATTACTTCTCTGTTCAAGTTTATTGTTCAGGATATTTGTGAATTTGCCCTGGAACAGAAGACCAAGAACAAGCGAGCTACACTTAAATGCCAGCACGCAACTGATGTTGAAGGAACTCATAACACTCGGTTCTATCCGCTTATTAAGCGATTGGGATCTTACCAAGAGAACCTTGAATTTACTAATATGGATAGTGCTCAGCGCAAGACTGCCAAGCGTCTTAATAGAGTAATCCCTTATTATCAGTTTGAAAAGGTTGATAATCAGTCCAAAGAAGGTGAATCTCATACTCAAACACGTAGTTTTAGGCATTACATTGACCGAGTTTGCACTGAACTTCTTGCTGATGAAGATAGCAGTAACAGTATTGGTGAATGTTTCCGCCGATTTTGTTCAAACGTTATGATCGAACTTCTTGATATCATTTCTCAATCAATTGAGACTGCAGTTAAGATTACTGATATCAAAACTGTTAAGACTGAACTAATTGTTATGATTATTACCAATATGCTTATTGCACATAATATCGAAAATGTTGATCAAATTATGCAAAATATTAACCAACAGGTGGCTTTATATCAGAACCCTGAGGAACCTAACGTTAATCAGAAATTTAGTTTTGAACTAAGCCAACCCGATGAAAGCACAGTCACTTTTGAACTACAGACCAAGGTATCTCCCAAGAAACCCCAACAGCCTGATAAGAAAGTTAAGAAATCTAAAGCAGCTAAATCGACTAAATCAACTAGACAAAAGAGAAAGTCTAAAACTTCATCTAAGCCTAAAAGAACTGCTAAAACCAATGTAGCAATCAATGAATAAATTATGAAAAAAAATATTTTTTTATCCAAATCTTAGAACTTTTTTTAGATCTTTTATCGAATCATTGTTGTCATATTTACATAATTCTTTAAATATAGTAAGTGTTGAATTTTTACACATACCCGGAGTTTTCTCTAATAATTCGGTCCAAATCATATGCTTTGTATCTGAATTAACTAAAATAATTAACAATTCATAATAATAAATAGGAACATGTTTGAATAAACTTCTAATTTTGATATAATTTTTTATTCCATAAATCTGTGTAATAAAACAAAATGCCCAAGAAATATTAGTAATAAGTTTGTTATAATTGTCTTTATCAGTTCTTGCAGTTCGAATTAAAAATGATAATAATTTACTATCTGAGTTGCTATAATTTGTACAAAATTCTATTACTTTATTAATAGTAGTATCGCAATTCATTAAATTAGCCAAATACTGCAATAGAACATCGTCTTGTTTAGTTAAAAACGAATACACTTTATTAATTTTATCTTCGATAACAACGCTATTTTTTATAAATTTGATAATTTTAGTAATATTGTATTTAGTCGATTTGGATGAGTCAGTGATATACATCATATCAATTAATAATTTACTTATTAAATTATCAATTTTTTTTATTAGTAATATACAATCAAACTTTCAATTAAATCAGAGGTTTAAGCTTTTTAATAAAAATATTTACAAATTTAATTACTTCGTCTTCTGTAGTCATATCTGACAAAGAAATTCTAATTATACCTTTTTTAAGTCTGGTTGGTACCTTCATAGCAGTCATAACATGCGAGGCATTCTTAGATTTCGTCAAACATGCCGAGGAAATTGATACAATAACACCGGCTTTATCTAGGCATTTTTTGAAATTAACATTGCAGAATTCTTTCCCTTTTGGCTTCCAAATACCGAGTAAAATTGTGTTTGGAAGAAAGTAATCCTTGCATTTTTGGTGGTGGCCAATTAATATAATTGCAGGCGTTTCAGGTAATTTTTCAGTAAAATATTGTACATGAAACACTTTTGACAGTCGGTCTATTATCATTTTACGCATTTTGAGTAGTTGGCGGTTTTTGGTTGCTCGTCGAGTAAAAGCCCATTTCATTGCAGATATACTACTCAAAATACCTGCCACATTTTCGGTACCACCACGTAATCCACCCTGCTGACTGCCATAAATGAATGTACAAACCTTATAACCAGCGGCCAATTCTTTGTTTATAAGTAGTAAACCAACCCCTTTTGGCCCATGTAATTTATGAAAACTGGCGGTTAAAATATCTATTCCATATGACACAACATCGATTTTGTACTTTCCAAAAGCCTGTACGCAATCCGAGTGAATGGGTATTTTGTGCTTATGGGCAACCTCTGAAATCGCCTTAATATTATTAATCGAACCAGTCTCATTGTTTGCAAACATAATCGAAATCAGCGCTGTATTTGGTTTAATTGCTTTCTGAACATCTCGGGCCAGTATGGAACCAAAGCGGTTTGGATATACATAAGTTATCTCAGCATCCCCATTTTTCTTCATAATTTGTGTGGCAAGCATAATAGAATGATGTTCAACAGCACTTACGATAAGATGCGGAGTACGTTTTAGTATCTTCTTGTATGATTTAGTCAGACAATTTATTGCAAAACTGTTTCCTTCAGTGGCACCGGAATTAAAAATAATGTGATACTTATCAGCCAATTTACAATGTTTGTTAATATAATTTTTAGCCTTTTCAATCTCTTTTTTGGGCAGTTGGGACAGACGTGAACTTGATGATGGATTGGCTGAACTTTGCCATAATATATTTGTTTTTTTAGCATTCTCACACATCATTGTAGTTGCATTATTATCTAAATATATAAACTTTTTTGATGGTTCAAACATCATGATGATTATAAATAAGTACATCACATTCGTTTTGAATAAAAAAAAATAAGCCAAGTTATTTATGATTGAATATTATCTTTTTTGGCCGCGACAGTCATTTTATTAAGTTTTTGTTCGAACTGTCGAACTTTTTCTTTATATTCTTCTTCTAATTTAGTAGCAATCATCTGCTTTAGTCTAGCCTGTTGTTGGGTTAGTTGAAGACAATTTGATTGTAAAGAACATACACGATTTTGTGCAGCACTAAGTTGCTGCGTTTGATCTTCTAATTGTTTAGTAATTGTTACTAGGGCCTCTTCAGGCGGAATTTGTTTCTGAGATGTAGACATGATATTATATTAACTGTTTTATCTTTAAATAGTAGATTTAAGTGATACGACCTCCATTGCGATCTGAATTCGCTTAGAATCAAATATACCTGTAATTGAAAGGCCAGAAGTGCCAGTAATAGAACTAGTATCAACCGCTATAGTAAATGCAGTATCTGTTGTTACTGTTACTATATGACCTGAGGATCTATTCATTGTTGTAATTGTACTTTGATCAACAACACTTGCATCAGTATCAAAATCTTCGAAATAGACAATATCACCTGAAACAAGATTGTGGTTTTCTGATCCTGTTGAGACCGTTGTGGTTGATCCGTAAGTAAAAGTACAGGATAATCTATCATAATCAAAGGTCACTGAGGATAATGGGGCTCCAAATGTGAGTGAAATACTACTAAATTCAGTAAAGGGCTTGCTGAATTTAAACACTCCATTGTTTTGGCTAGATGGTACTAAGTTGAGATAATCTCCATCTGCTTTAACATCGAATAGAAAATGGAAACGAATGTTTTCATGAGCAATAAACGACTGAGACCGGAATTCTTCAATTGTCATACTAATTTTCTTTTGTGGAGTATCTGCAGAAGTCACATAAGGAATTCGAAATCCATATACTTTAAATTGAACAATATCACGGACTGATCCTACCATATTTACCGTACCTTGTTGGGTTGTCAAGTTATTTTGATAATCCCACACCAATTTTGTACGTCCGTCAGTTCCTAAATTACGATATCGGCTATCCAAAAACATGTAATTTGTTGTGCGTAATGCACTAGGATTTATGATTTGTTGCAATGAAAATGGATCAGAAGATCCAATAAATGAACTAACTCCAACTGTTGCTTGGGGTAACGCTGTTTTAGACGCATTATCTTGCGCAGTTGCATCTAATGCTGAAAGAGAAGTACTGGCCTCGCTATTAAGTCCAATACTACTCTTTAAAAGTTCATGAGCATCAAATTCAGTTTCGACACATGTAGCATTGTTAATTGCCTTTTTTACATAAGTTGAGATTAAATGAAGTAGACTTTTGATATCCTTGGGTGTTCGAAAAATACGATCATCTAGTTTATTTATAGTCGAAATAGCAATATCAATATCGGGTTTAGATAATCTAGGTTTTTGCAATAGTTTTGCACTATATTTTAGAATTGCATTTTTAAATTGTGGATCATTTTTAAGTTGAGTTGGCGTGAATGATGTTGGGGCTCTTCTCGCCTTTCTTTCAACACGAGTGGTTGTTGACTGATACATAACTTATATACAAAAAAATATTTAACTAAAATGCAGATATTTATTTACATTTTGTCTGTTAATCCTCTCATAAATCCATCCAATTTATCATTATCCCACCATTGCCTATTCTCAGCTTCTTGTAATTCTGGTTCGTACAAATGTTTGTAAGTATTAACTGTTTTTCGACTGGCATTTATAATTGATTGCTTAGTTTGCATACCATTATAAATATGTCTTTGGGCCATTCTAGCACCATCACTTGGATTACTTTCTGGGTGTCCAAACAAAAGGTGATCAATATTATTTTGTTTTATATCGTAATCATTTATATGTATTTCATCATGACCCTTAAATCCATCATTTTGATCAATCGGCTGTGCGTTATCAGGGGTAAATTGCTCCAATAATTTTTGATCCCATTCATCGTCAACTTTGTGAGCAACATCTTGTTCTTTATTATCTAGCGGATTATCTTCTTCCTTTTTATCTAACCGTCTACTTTCTAAAAATACCCACAAAAATACAGATGTCATTATCGATGTAACTATCATATTAGCATTTTTGATACTAATCATAATAATTATGATCAAAATAATGATCAACACTGTATCTTGATTCATCTTGAATGATTATATATTATTCGTCATACTTTTTTTTAGATGTGACTGAATTTAATAGATCAAGTTTTTCTTCCATAATCTTAAACATTTGATTGACTTCTGGTGACTTTTTAATACTAGATGTTTTAATTTTTGCCTGAATAGTCTTCATAATTTTCCGAATTTGGAAAACTACTTTGTGATTAATCTTCTTTTCTTGGTAAGAAACATCACTCAAGAAATTTTGAATAATTAGGTTTGGGTTCTTTGCTTTAATGGAATCTCGGTAATAAGAAACGAAATTTTTCTTAAATAATTTGGCTGAATCAGAAATCTTATCAAAAGCTAAATCACATCTATCTACGGTGCCTCTTAATTCTTCAACCTTATTAATAATAATATCTCCCATTTGCTCTACATCAATATTGGGGAGTGTAGTAATCTTATAGATTTCCACAATATTTGTTAATAAATGCCCAAGGATTTTGATAATATATTGCTTGATTTTTCTTGTGCAACTTGATTGGGCCCAAATATTCTTGAAATTAATTGTTGTAAATGGTAATAGATTAACATTTATGCCCGCAATTCTAGTAATGAAATTTAAATTTTCTAATGTTAAATCTGTATTTGTAATGTTCTCCTTATGAATAGCTAACTTTTGGGCAACTTTGAATAATTCTTTCATTGGTGTCGAGTTTTTTAATTGATTATAATATGTTTTATCATCTCCACCATCCTTATTATCATAAATTTTTTGTAAATCCTCCTTAATTTTTGTGATTTTACCCAATTCATTTTCCCCATTTTCACTAATTTGGTTAATAAAAATGTCTCGTTCTAACAAACCAAAACTTAAAATACATTTTTTTAAAAACGGTTTAATTGTAATAACTCGTGATTTGGCAAGATTAGGATCGATATCATTGGAAAAAATTTTAGAAAATACTTTTGTTAGACCTTTATCGGTATGCTTACTGATAATTGCTTTAGCCGACATAATTATATATTATTCAAATATTTAATTATGCTTTTTTATCTGTTTATGATCACCTATTTGTTTTTTATTTAACTGATATTTTGCGGATTCCAACAATAACTTTTGTATTTGTATCCAAATTTGCGTTTTCTCTTCCTCGGAAAGTTTGGGAAAGGTGCTTTTAATAATTCTAATCAAATCAAATGCTAAATTGCTATCCTCAGCTTTTTCATCAATATCATATTTTTCCTTGGTGATGAAGAACTCTTCATCACAATTTTGAATGTGATTACGGGATTTTAGAATATTTTCGTAACAAGCGTCAATAATTGTATCTTTTTTCATACGTGAAGCAATACGTAATTTTCGTTTTACTTTGGTAATCTTTTTTTTATCTGCATCATTTAACTTTTCGTTTGCTGTTTTTATTAACCCAAAAATTACTGTATTAAATGAGATAGAAATATCTTTTTTGGTTTTTCTTAGTAACTTATCATCCATGTTGGTATATAAATATGATTTTTACTTTATAATAAAAAAATATAGTAATTATTTTCACTACAAATCATCTAATTCATCATTGTACGATCGTTTGTGTTTGGATATGAAATCCAAATTTAGACATACTTTAGACATAGTAGTACCTATTTTTGGAAAGCAACCAGTAACTAAACTAGTTGAAACACCTCTCACTTTGGTAGTCATATTATTATTTGCTGCATCTGTCATTACCTGAATTGGCTGTCTATATGACATTCGCAATAGTGGGTCATTTCTATCACGTTTGGTGAGTCCAGTTTGTTCAAGAGATGTAACTTCGCCTGTAGATGTCATTGTATCTGCGAAAATACTACAATGAACAGGATCTAGTTGAGGCATAGTTTTCATCAATTCGTCCATGATTTTGAATCTCGCAGCTTCAATACCATAAATTTGAACAAAATCCATAATATTATCTGACTGAGATCTGTATCGGTCGATACCTGGATTTTTTAATATTTCCTCAATATTACTACCAATAGTATTGATTCCGTATGTGATTTTCTCTTTTATGGAACCATTATCGTCTACATATGAGACCATTTTTTTACTAATTTCAGTCGCAATAATACCCTCAATTCCCTTGATATTTGTATGCATGATCTCCGAAGTCAGTTCATCTACCTCACTATCTGTTGTGTAAATTTTCTTGGTATTTTGTCGAATATACGCTCTAATAATGATTTCTTTGCTGATTTCCGAGTTATATACAAGAAATAATTGTGGAAACTTTAGTTGTAGCCGAATAATAATTGACTCCAGAGATGTGTTTTTAATGACTAATTTCTCCTGATTGATCTTAAATCTAATAACCCGCATACTTAAATCAGTTGGAAATTTCATTCCCAAATTCAGCTTTTCAAACTCTTCAATCCATTCAATATCATCAATATAGTCAGGATGAACAGGCTTTTTGTATGCCTCAAAGAAATGTGTTACATCTTCTACAAATTGCCCAAAGATAGACATTTCGATAGAGTTTGCCAACTTTCGAACATACTTTTCGTCACATTCATATTGGGTTAGTGGTGCAACAAACATAGACGGATTTTTGGTTCTTTCAGTCGGTTTGGCCGACAAAATCTCCTTGATACGAACAATTGTGTTTGTCTTAGTTCCTCCTCCGCCACCACTGCGATGCTTACTGTCCAGTACATATTGAGTCATTGGCTCGCCTAGAGACTGCGAGGAAATAATTCCTACAGAGCGTCCGTAATCAATTAATGCATCACTAAATGACTTAATAATTTTCTCAATAATACTGTCTAATAAATCATTACCAATTCGCAATTTAATCAGATTATGTGTACACAAAGTACTTCGTATCAAAATTTGCAGAAAAGTAGTTGATGCAGCAAAATGCTCAGGTATGTCAACTTTTCGATCTTCGGCAATTTTATTCAGAAATTTATACGAAATCGAATGACAAAGTCGCTCAATTTTATTCACAGCGGCAACCAAATCTAGTTTGGAGTCCCCATCTTTGTACTTGTGAGCCATATTTTCCATAATATGTTCAACATTTACTGGCATTTTTCGCTTATCAGTAAAACTCATATTGCTGATTTTCTCCAATTTAAACATGATTTGTCGATATTGATTACGATCATCTTCCATCTGTTTGAATTCAGAATCAAGAGCTTTCTGCACGACTTTGTTGCTGGATTTCGTGTGCAACTTCTTGAAATCGGAATTAGACATTTTGATGGTTTTAAATTTAACGATCACGCTACATCGCATGTCTACTCCAGTTTCCGCATATAATGGCTGTACAACAGTATCATGTTTAGCGGATTGCCTTGAGTATCCAATAATTACATTTTCCAAATTTTTGCCACTGGTACGATTTTGCGTTCCTGCAATTGATGTACTCAGAGCATTTGAAATGATGCCGAACCGACCTTCATCGGCCACTTCCTTATATTGTTCTGGCGGAATTCCCTCTGCGAATGAGCTTCTAATGAACCCGCGAGACTGCGGACTCTGGTCATATCGCAAAAAGTATGGGCCAGTTCTTTTGTATCCAAATGACATTTCGGCCCGTTTCCCGTTAGTTGTTTGTGACCCTACTGCTGCCATAATAGACACAATATTGGACGATTTACCTTTGGAACCACTTAGAACCATAAGTAAATTGTTATTTTTATAGATATCTGAACTATTATGCAGCACTGGCGCGATTACTTTATCACCAAGAGCAAGAAGATCTAGAGATTCCCGCTCAAGAAATTCTTTTATGGAAAGTCCAATTGGAGGTTTCAGTTGACCAAGTTTCATTTTTGTGACAACCCTATTTACTTGGCGAATTTTGTCACTAAGAACTTGCTGAATCTCTTTTGTGAGGTCATTATCCATAACAATATCTTGAGTTCCAGTTGTGAAACCGCGATAAATCAAGTACTGATTAACGATTTTTTGATGACCGTAGATCACCGCATTTGCTAATTCAGAGTTATATTGCTGTGAGATAAGATGAAATTGACCTCCATGATTATTCTCGCCAATAGTTTTCTTATCAAGAATACCTTGTTTAAGTATACCACGTTCAATGACTACTTCGGTGTCTTCTGGGTGATATGTGATGAACTTAGCATAAGATGGATTGTATATTTTTGGCCTACATCTCATAGTAATTTCGGGCAAAATATTACTGATAATCTGCCTTGTGTTGTAATTTTTATGTGGAAATGCCGTATAAATTGGCATCTGTTTCATGTCAATACCACTCATAAGTTGCATTGCATGCCACTTGGAAAGCGGTTTGTTTAACGCTGCAGACGACATAACTACTCCGCCAATTAGAGAGTCCTGAATTGCTCCCATTTTGGCTGTACTATCTTGGTCTGAAATAAACCAATTAGATGTCTTGGATACCATTGAAAGTTCATTTCGACCCATAACGGTTCTCAAAATGATTCCATGCATAGCATCACCGTCAAAATCGGCATTATATAGATTACATGCACTCAAATTCATCCGCAATGAACTACCAGTTTCCAATACAACGACTTTGTGCGCTGTGATTTGAGTCGCAGTAAGTGATGGTTGCCGGTTAAATCCAATGAAATCACCGTCAATCAGAGGTCTATATACAATATCTCCGAACTGCAATTTGTAATTTTTTACAAATCTAAGGTCATAGTTGGTTCCTGTAGAGGCCTTTTTGATCTTCTTACAACCCGGATAATGTTTAGTTCCATTATGATAATAACGCAAAACTTCATCTTGATTATATGGTTGATACTTGACCGGAATTCCGAATTCTTTTGCGACTTCAATTGGTACACCAACTTCACCAGGGCGAATATTTGGGCTTCCTGTGATGACTGATCGGACCATATTTCCAACTCGTTTACCGGTAAGATTGCGCCGAAAACGACCATCTTTACGTTTCATTCGATCAGCAATACTGTTGGGTACCTTATTATTACTTGCGTTCAATTTCACGTTTGATGATTGCGACGCACCTTTAATCATGGTCATATATGTCAAATCTAAGTTGATTGTCATGTCCAAAATAGTTCTATCCATTAATTTTTCATCATCTACATTGTCAGGAATTCGATCATTAATATCAATAAGGGTCTTTAATAATGCGGTTAGATCGCTATTGTTTGAGCGATTGCCTCCGATTTCCCTAATATCCGGTCTAGCCAAATTAGATGGCACTCGGATTGTATTTAGAATGAATTTCTTCGGATGTGAAAGTGGTGTTTTGCCCATTATAACAACAATCCCATCACTGATTCCATTAAATATTTCTTGAATTTGATGATTATAAATGTATTTTGGAACCGTTTTTCCGTCATTAGAACTCTTTTGCTCATAGTAAAAATTGTTAGTATGTTTGTTATCATATTTAATTTCTGGATGTAATTCGGAACAAGATGGACAGATTATATTCTTTTTAAGTGTCTTAACTGTCTCTTGAAGTCTTCTATGTGTAGCCGAAACTGCCGGTTTAGTTAGTAAATTATGACAGTTAAAGCAAATAATTTTCAACCAATATGTTATATCCTTGATACAAAAAGGGTTCTTGACTGGATATTTAAGATCTAATGATCCATCATGTCCAGGGCAAATTCCCCTCTTATTTCCACAAGTAGCGCAGTCCCAACCGACATCAGTCGTACCCATATAATCTGAATAAATTCCATCTTTTACTGGGAATTTACCATTGAATAATTGAGATTTAGTAACATTAATAGCACTATCTTGTTTATGTTCTTCAGTCCCACCAACGTAAAAAACGACGGTTTCGAACGAAGAAGGGGGAAAGGATTTCATATTGTAATTGTATATATAAGTTTTCATTTTTTAATAAATAAATACATATAGAAAATGTTTCATAGGCCTCATGAAGGTGATGATTATGATCAAAAAAAACCTATCGTAATTGATGTAAAAGATTATAATAATTGGACAGAGACTATAATAAACAATGTGAAATACAAGAAATGGATGTGTCATTCTCTTAATTGGCAACATCTACGAATGATGCAAAATCTGATGAGAATGTCGAAATATGTATTTTATGGTGAATTACTCTTCTTGTTTGGAACAATGACGCTGCAATTAATTATGATTGCGCATCGAGAAGAGAATGAAAACAACCGATTATTTAATGTATTTAGCGCCATATTAACAGCTGGTGCTATGGCTCTTACGCAAGTACAAAAAAAGAGTAAATATGCCGAGACTGCAGAAGATCATCGTAAATCTGCAGAAGTATATGACCAATTAGCCAATGATATTGGGGCGCAATTATCTATGCCACCACAAGAATCTCAAGATGGTATTAAATTCTATAAATGGCTAAATAATGAGATGGAGAGGTATCGAAAATACTCGCCAGTAATCGATATAGATATTGAAAAAGACTATGAAAATAGGTGCAAAGAATATAATTTACCATATTATGATCCAACGTCTATTATGACCCAAATTGATATGAATAAACTGGGTTCCACAGGTGTTACTTCATTGACTGTAGATACCATTTTTGATACAGATGTACAGAGGAGCATACAAAATACAATCCACAGCGAGCCTACTACGCCTATACCCAAAACAATATCAGAAGAAGAATCACCAGAAGAGATATCTTCTGAAAGTATGAAAGCATACACTTTACGTCGTTTAATGGCCACCGACTAACTCTTTTGCGGGTGACTGGCCTAGTAATAAAATCAGGAGCTGCTTGCGAGTGACAGAGTTATTGGAACTGTTTACGAGCTACAGAGTTAGTCAATTTTGGCAAGACAGGTTGATATTTTTTGTAATGATAGGGGAGTTTTTATCAGTGAATATATGAGTCCAGATTCTTTTAATTCACGTAAATATGTTGTTCCAACCACTACTAACATAGGTTCTTCATCAACATCATCGTAGAAATCTTTAAATATTTTGATAAATTTGGGTATATCGTTTTCCACAAAAATAATGTCATAAATGAATAAATCTTTAGCTAATTCGGCCGATGCTTCAGTCAAATTATGTACATATTTAACCGACTGATTAAGCTGTTCTAATTTTAGTTTTAGATCAGTATGACCATCTATTAACAATATATTGAACTCTTCAAACGGATGTTTATTAAGTAAAGTTTCCACTACTATTGTTAAAAATGAGCGCTCATTTGACGGGTTTTTTTGTAATCCACCTACAATAAATGGTGTTTTCATCTCATAAGGAAACATTGTTGTATTAATTATTGGAACCTTAATTTTATGAGCCAAAAACACTTCTTTAGATAATTGATTGATTCCATTAAATACCATATCAATATGCAATGTTTTTGTTTTTAGCACAAATGCCTCAAGAGTTTTGGCCGTTATATAATATAAATTCCATTTTTCCGCAAATTTAGACAATAGGTTTATATACTCGTTATTAACATCAAGAATACCAACATATCGACCATTAAGGCGTTTTAGAGATTTATAGTTTATATAATCCGGAAATTGCTCTTCAGTCGCAACCATGTTGAATTTTATGGTGGTACCTTTGTTTTTTATTGATTGATAAAGCCAGAGTTTGCCGCCCATTAATTCAAGTAACATTTTGCATATATTTATGCTCAGGCCCTCGAATAATTTGTCTGATTTGATTCCGATGCCGTGATCCTCGATAGTGAATTCAATGATTAGTTTTCCAATGGAGACCTCGGATTCCGTTGTGGTTACCATAATTGCAATATTTCCATTTTCTCGAGAATATTTGATAGCATTTAATATCAAACTGACAAGTATTTGCCGCAATCTCTTTTCATCTGCATAAATAAATTCCGGAGTATCTGACTTGATATAATCACTGATTATGATCTTTTTTGATGCACATTTTGATGCCATAATCTCAATTATATTGAGCACAAATTCGCGTAAATTGAATAAAGTTTTGTGTAAATTAATCGCCCTAGCCTCCAATTTATGAAAATCAACCATATCTGATATCTTATTTGCTACATCAATGGCGGTTTCTCGAACTATTTTGTTCTCAGAAAGTGAAATTATTTTGGTCATTTGAGTCTGAATATTATTTTTTAATTTAGACACAAAGATTGATTTAAATCGATTATGTAAGTCATTTTTTATAGTCATATCTATACTCTCAATTTGACTCAGATAGCATGAAAAATCCTCCAAAATTGTCTCATAGTTGGCAATTATTATACAATATTTGTTATGAAAACTCCATATTTGTTTATAATTACTAAATTTTTGTTTAGTTATTTTTGTTATATTTTCCTCATTACACATCGGAATTATTGTTTTATTAAAGTTAATTATTGTTTTTTTGTCCAATTCACTATCATATTTTATGGGTATTTGATATCCATTAGTATCATATAAAATGGATATAATAATAAATTTTGCCTGGGTTTTATCATGAATTTCATTAATAATCTTCTTATAACTGTAATAGTTATGGAATTTGTTCTTTTTAACAGACATTATAATAATAAGTAATATAAAATTTGATTTTTTCTAATCCTTTAAATATGAGCAGTGATATTCGGGATTTTACTCAATTTGATAAATTTGGAGGCAGAGTTGTATCTGGAATTTATGTATTTCCAGTACTTTACAATCGGGATTCAAAGGATAAACTTAGAGAATGGTCCACTTTTGTACGGAAAATTAAGTCTAATGCAGTGATTGAATATGGCCATAATTGGGAACGAAATTTATCTGACGAAGTACCTATCACACATGAAGACCTTACATTATCAGACCCAATTGATCCAAAATATACAGTACAAGTATGGTCTCAAACCGGTCAAGTTGATGGAAAAATTTCTAAACATCCCCCAACAGAGTGTAAATCTGTCAATCATGGTAGATCTAATTTTAGAAATGCCGTCCAACAAGGATTAATTCTAGCTCGAAAAAATTATCTTAAAAAAATGGATGCTGGGTATAGACCAAAACGTATCTTAAAAAACGATAAACTCCCCTTATATTTTCCTATGTTGGCTCATAAATATGAAGAAAAACAAAAAGATATCGAATATCCTTGTTATGCTCAACCAAAACTAGATGGAATGAGATGTATGGCTACATGGTCAACCAATTCGGCCAAATTATACTCAAGGAACCGCAAACCTATTGTGGGAGTGTCATATATTCAAAAGGATTTGAAAGAATTACTAATACAAAACCCAGATATTGTATTAGATGGTGAATTGTATAAACACGGACAACCATTGCAATATATTACTAGTGTGGCCCGAAATTCCTCTTCTACATGTACAGATATAAACTATTGCGTATACGATGTTATTATTAAGAAAGATTTAGCCATGTCGTTTAAAAAAAGAATCGTTTTCCTTAGAAAATTATTAAAAAAGCACAATTTAACATATACTAAACCAGTTCTTACTTTACTATTAAAGACCCAAGAAGACTCAAATCAGTTGTATGATTACTTTATTAACAAAGGATATGAAGGTATGATGATGAGAAATATGCTTGGAAAGTATAAAACTAGTACGACATCTAAGGCAACAAGAAGCGCCGATTTACAAAAACGAAAAGAATTATTTACTGATGAATTCGAGATTGTTGATTTTAAAGTTGGTAAACAAGGAATCGATGTGGGATGTATTATTTGGATTTTAAAGACCAAAGAAGGTAACAAATTTAATGCGAATCCAAAAGGGACTAAAATGTCTCGAAAGAAGTTATACAAGAAACTGGTGGAGATGTCTGAGTCTGAATTGCATGAAAAATATATTGGGCAGCCCATGACTGTTGAATATAGGTCTTTATCAGTTGATAAAATTCCATTGATGCCTTTTGCAATTGGGATTCGGAATTATGAATAATTAATTTTATATTTTTTATCTATTTTTTTTTATTTTATATTTTAATTCATATAGCTAACTGCTCATTATGTCAGAGTCTTCGTCCCATCTACTAAGTGTTCCAAGTGCCGTCAAAGACGTGCTTCCTCTTAACGAGGAGTCTGTTGCTCGAGTCCTTTATGTATTTGTTCTAGTATTCCTGGTATGCCTTTGTTGGGTTCTGTCTTGTAAACTAGTCGAGGTACTTGGTGATGCCCTAGGAGGTGCCCGTGATTGGCTCCGAGGAGACGCCAAAGAAGGAATGAGTGAAGATAGTGTGCAATCTGGTCCTCGCCTGCGCCATTCTGCCATGAGATCTGACCGCGATCAGGCAATTGGCGTCCATACCGGAAGTTATCTTCCGGCTGCTATGCTGCCCAAAGACGAGCAGTTTGCTGGATTTCCGGAAGCTCCTGCTTATCATAAAACCCCTACTGAATTAGCCAAATATCAAAAATCTAACGCTGCTGAGAAGCATGCCGAAGAGGGTATGGCTCCGGATCGCCTTGATGAAAGTGACCTTCAGAGTGAACTGTACTAGATAATTAAATTATCTTGATTTAAAACCATTAATTTTTTTGAATATTTGGCTATAATATATTACAAAATGGATTCTACGGATGAAGCTACAAAAGATTTTTTGTCTGAACTAGGCCCCAAATCAAATACTATTGTGGCTGTGATTATAATAATCGTAGTTCTTGTACTATTATACTTATTTTCAAAAACAAAAACTGACAAATCTGAAGATGAACCATATTTTGGAGGCTCTGTAAGAGACGATACAAATGCCTGGTCATTAGAAAAATCAGTGAAAGAACTCATTAATAAACAAGAAGAATTGTTAGAAGACCAGTTATAAAAGACCGATTTCGATATAAATTTACCAACAAAAATGACAATACTGATGTGAATTTACACACATATTTTTGTTTAAAATTGAAAGAATAAACAGTAATATATAATGAACTATTCACACTGCCCTAGCTGTGGAAACCCCAAAATTGGGGAGTTATCCATATTATTTAATATCGCCAGAACTGCTCTTAAAAACAAGAACTTGGGCCAAACTACTAAACATTATGATCCATCTGGTCTGACAATGAATTTTGCAAGTATTAAATTGGAATTTACACTTGATCCTTTAGGCCCCTTACTGGATGATTTCGGAATAGATAAGATTTGTTGTAGAGCAAAAATGATGACACATGTAGAGTTTGATAATGCTTTGAGTCAATTTGGCGTTAAGCAATAGGTTTCATATATATTTTTTTTAAAATTGAAAAGATAAAACAATACTATTACCAAAGCCTACTTTATTATTATACAAACATGTCCCGAATTCGCTATCAAAATTTTACTGTTGATGAACTACTAAATGAATATAAAAAAGATCCAAAATTCTTTGAACAATGGTTTATGCCCATGTTTTCTGCTAAGAAAGACTCAAGTAATAAAGCAAATTTAACATCTTATTATCCAGTAGGAAATGATGAAGAACAGACTAAAATCTCAATTATTTGTAATAGATTACCAATTTCTCGTGTAACAAAAAACCAACAAAATAAAAACTGTTTTTACGTTAATTTTAATCTAGATGAAGAGTATTTATTATCTCACATTAATCCTGACCCAAAAAAGATTGAAAATAGTACTAAAAAGATGAAATATGCTATTAATAATTTGAAAAAATTTCTTAAATTGCAAAAATACATTTTTAATGCAAAAAAATCTGTGTATCTTAATGCAATTTCAAAATTAAAAAAGAGACATAGTTCAAAGAATGCAAGATATTCTAAACCATATGATGTTTATGAAAATGATAAAACTAATAAAAAATATGAACAATTTACTTTAAAAGTTTATTCAGATGATAAAACTGGTCGTATTACAAAAACTTATGGTAGAGGTGAACCTATTGAAATTATTTTCGATTATCTAAAAGCAAACAAACAAAGAAATGCAGAAACAAAGAAAATGCCAAAAGTTGTTGCTAGATATAAGAAAAAATTACTTAACAATGATAATTTCCAAAAATTTCTGACACCGGGTTCCTTAGTTAGATTTAAACTATCTTTCTCTGTTGCTGTGACTTCTCAGTGGATTTCGTATAAAACAGAATTTAACGAATTTTACGTAGAGCGTAACAGACATTATGTCGATACTCGCACTGTTGTACCGACTGAATTTGATACTAAAGATGATAAGGAATTTGAGATGAGTGAACCAGAAAATAGTGAAGATGAGGAAGGTGATAAACTTCAACCACCAAAAATTTCTAAACCAAAACCTGAATCTGAAGATGACACTCCTACTCCTTTAAAAGGATTAGAAGAAGTAAAAAAACCGGAAAAAAGTAAATCGTCTAAGAAAGCATCTAAGAAGGTAAAAAAGGAAGAGGTTAAAGAAGAACAGGAAGAGGATGAAGAAGAGGAAGTCGAGTATGTTGATCCCAATGAGGCTAGTCAAGGATCTGGATCTGGATCTGGATCAGATTAATCAATAATTAAATAATATTTTTTTATTATTTGAAATTCTTAGCAAATATTTCCAGCTCACCAATAATTTTATCAATCGCCAGGTCAATAATTTTCTTATAATCTTTGTGTTTTATGTGTAAAATATCAACATCTTTGGTTGGTCTAACAATATTATGAGCAACATAATCAATGGTTGGGTCCATCAAACTACAATAATATGCAATGAGTGGAGTCACAATATTACGCTGATTCTTGATTCTAATTTCCACCATATTTGCCATAAACTCTGTAATAGACTCAATAATATTTGATGTTTCTTGTTCTTTAGGTAAGTATTGTTTAATGGTAACCAATTTATTTTTAATTTCATTACATGCCATTTGCATTATTTGTTTTGGTTCAATATTACCATATGTCGTGAAACCAAAACCAAATTTTGTGGGCAATACTTGTAGTGGAATGCCATCCAGCGTTTTGTAAAACACGCTATGAACCATTGGAAAAGCATTCATATCAGAGTATCCAAAACCTCGAGAAATAACAATAGAATTTAATTTTAAATGCTTAGTTGGTTGAAGAGGAACTAATGGGATAGTCTGCGGAATTAATTTAGTTGAGATGTCCTTCTTACTTATCTGGTCAAATATACTGATATGATTAGACATAATATACATCATTTTATCAGTATTATTTGCAACTTCCAATGAAATTTCCCATTTTTTTATCTTTTCTGAATCAATATTTTGGTTTATAGCTATGGATTCGATTTTTTGTTTTAGTACATCAATTAGAATCCTATCATCATTGTAGTCGATTTTAATATTATATAAATCAAGTGTAAGAGACCATACTGATAACTCAGACATAACTGTTTTGCGGATAGCATTAACAAATTGAGGACATGAGTTATAAATTTCACACCGCAATGTTTGCCAATTTGTCTGAGGAATATACACTTTGTAATCAACATCAGTCACATGCTTATTGATTAGATTGAACCATTTGGACACATTTGGGCGTTTTTCAAAAACTTCCGAGGTAATTTTGATATTTTTGATTGATGCGGGCATTATTTAGATAGTTATATATACTAAATCAATTTTTATTTAATGAATAACTTTTATGATTACATAGAGAATTAAAATGAAAACTCTGACACTTTTCTTACGCAATAAGAAGAAAGATTTACCAGAATACCAGGATTTGTTAAAATTTATTGCCAGAAAACTTGACACATTTGTAAACAACAATTTTGTTTTCAAATTCGTTATTTATTCGAAAAGGAATAAAAAGAAACTCAAAGCAAAGAAAATTATTGAGTATCCGACCCTATTTATTGGAGATAATAAATATGAAGGTTTCGATACTATTGATAGGAAATTACGTTTAATAATCAAAAATTTACAATCTAAAAATCAAAGACAAGTGCAAGCGGCGCCACAAAGAAAAAGAGAATCATCCCAAGAACTGTTAGAGAATTATTGGGAAAGTATACAAGCAACTGGAGATAATGAGACTGTAGATGATTCTAGAAATAAAAATATAACTCAAAGAGCTCGCGCATTTGACCAACAGAGAGCGGAGTTAATATCCGATAAAACTCCTCCGCCAAGACGAGAATCACTTCCAAAACAGCAACCGTCTCAAAATAATCAATCAAATAAGTTATCAACAGTTAATCCATATACTGAAGAAGAACAAAAAAGTTTATCTCCAGATAGTAAATTAATGTTACAAATGATGGAAAATAATATGTCAGATAGTGATTAATATTATCTTTTATGAGGTTCAAGATAGTCTAATTTTAGAATTTTAAATAAGTCCTTTTCAGTTTTTGTTGGAAATCGTTTACCTTTTGCATCAAAAATACCATTCTGATTTAACTTCAGACCCAATTTTTTTGCCACCTTTCTAGTCATAATATTAAATTCTTTAGACCCAGTTGAATACAATAACATTGCTGCAAAGTTAGTTTTAGTCGCTCTGAACAGATCTATTTTAACATTTGCTTCCGGAAATTGAACTATCATTGAACTCTTCATTTTTCCAATAGAATAGACATGAGTTGGAAATTTCGACTTTTGGAGTGCCCCAATAACCTTTTTGAGATCCATTACTACTAAATCGATGTCGCGGCTATGAGTGGCCTTTCTACGAAAACTACCCGAGACGGTCACCCCCGAACATATAGAGAGAATTCGGGCAACCATTTTTGCAACCAGTGCACGAGGTATTTTCTTATTTGGATCAAATTTTATTGCAAACTTAGTTTCATCTTTAATATTAGTCATTTTTAATAATTCCGCCTTGGGTTTCACCCCTTTTTGTGCTAATTTTTTTGCAGTCTTTGGGCCTATTCCGGCCAGATTTACCAGAGATTTCGGTCCACTTTTCGCAATAATTCGGTTGCCCCGAACCACTTCGGCCAAGTTTTCCTTCATTTTGGCGGTCAAATTCAGCGCGTTAATCCGCTTGATAGTTGCATTATCTGATCTCTTATGGACATTATTTATGGTCTTTATGACATTCAAATATGCTTTAATTCGAAATGATGCACTATTTTCAGATGACTGATTAAGTTCGGCAATTTTATTCTCAAGATATGCAAGAACTCTAGAAAACTTCATTAGATATACGTATATATTAGCAAAAAAATAATGATTTAAATGTTAATAATTACAATATGAATTTCTCACTTCCTGGAATGGCCCAAGAATTTTTGTTGCCGTATTCGAATACTTTGTCTAAATGGTCTAGTTCTCTAAGCCATTGTGATTGGCCGTCGAACAAATCAGTTTTTCTCTCGTCCATAATACGAGCCAACTCGATCTTATATTCTTTAAGTTTAGCTTCTCTCTTTCGCTGAGCTTCATCTAATTTATCTCGCTCTCTTAGGTCCAATAAGTAGTCATAGTTTGCATTAATTGACGTAATAAGTTCTACTTGTTTGGCAAGATTAGGTTCAGTCGGAGACCTTAATTGGCTATTATTGCAAATATCGAATGCGTTTTTTTGTAGAGTATTCTCCATCTCTACGAATGACATTTTTGATTTTCCAAATCCCATTGCTCTATATTTTTTTACAAACCGGATTACATTTTCTAAATATTTGATACGAAGTTGCAGCAATTTAGTTTGACGAGTAATACGATCCATATACATTTGTTTACGTAATTTAAACCACTCAATCAGAAAACTTCCGTAAGATTTAAAAGTCTTACTTGCACCATTATCCCAAAATATGATAATCTCATCATCATGTTTTTTATAAAGGCCAAAATACCACTCAATAGCACTTAGTTGTGCATAGACTCCTGTACTATCTTTCTCACATGCTTGTATATGCTTTTCTTCAATAATTGACATTCCAATATCAGTCAGTTTAATAATGATGGAAACTGAGTTAACAGTATGATCTTTGGGTGGTTCTGCAAAAATTAATGATTTTAATTTATTATCAGACCCAAAGAATTTTGGCGATCTTTTCTTATCATTGTGTGTGTGTATGAGGTGTTCACTTGTCATTGAGAGAGGTAAATTAGTGATTGTGATAATATTTCCCTCTAATTTTGCCTTACCAATTGTGTAAGTATTATCATTAATAGTCGTAATATAACAACCTATTTTGTTACACCATACACTCATTTTACTAACTTTTCTTCCCCCATTAATTAAATTACGCACATTTTTCATTACATGTTGGTAATTTCTAGCCCATATTTTAGGACACCAGCCAGTAGAAGGTGCATGAAAATCCTCCAAAATTGCAGTAGGAATGATTGGTATATATGTTTTGGGCTCACATTGATAACCATCATCATATGTGTATTTTAGAAAGATATCATCGACGGCTGGAAATAACGCAAATACTAAGTCATAATTCAATTTTGCTTTAATATATCGACTTGCTCCTGCCGTAAATTTACCATTATCACTGTAATCGCCAAAACGCCCTTGTCTGTACAAGTATGGTAGATTCATTCCACCTGGGGCTACTCGGGCCATAGTTTTGATAGCACCTTCCATGGATACCTCGCCATGATGATAATGCGACTCTGTACTAACTTTTGAGGCCAAATTATTGACCTTCATAAGTGGACTATTACGACTAAAAATCTTGCGACTAACATATAAAATCTTGCGCCGAACAGGTAATAGACCATCAATTCCCGGTGTTTTACGAGCAATATTGTATAACTGAAAGCTTTTTACATTACTATTACACAAATTTGTGACCGTCGTGGGAGTCGAGCTGTTTCCATTTTCGTCTTCATATACTGGATCTGTAAGAATTCGCTTTCTAGCTTTTGAATCTAGATTAAAATAGTTATCCAAAGTAGGTTTAGCTTGACTGTCCAAAATATAATTATGAATCATATCTGGATAGTTTTTAAACATACTTTTTACTTCAGGATCACTATGTGTTGCAAGACCTTTGTAATAATGAATATTAAACTTTTTAGACATATTTGGTGTATTATTCGACCAATTTTCAAAGTCTCTCATTGAATAGAATGAAATAACTTTCTTTGATCGGCCGACCTTAGGAAATGCGCGAATAACAGGTGTATTTAGTCTATTAATGTATCCGCGTTTAAATAAGGCTGGAAAATATAACTCGAAAAAGTTTACTAACAGCCCAAAAATCTGGCCTTTACCGTCTTCATCTTGATCAACGACTACAATAATTTTGCCATAACGTAGATTTTTAAAGTTTCTTTCTCCTTCTTCATCACCAATTTCATAACTTGTATTCCAATTTAATCCAATAACTTTCATCATTGATGAGATTCGTTCATTGTTTACTAATTTCCGTTTTGGTTGTAATTGTTCAGTATGTTTATTAAATTTTGACTCTTTTCGCGCATTAATTGGAACTCCTTTGATACCAAAAATTCCGCACTTTTTGAAGTTAAGAGCATAACTTTCTTTGCTTTTTTTCATCGAACTGATACCCAATTTAACCATTGAAGTGGCCGAAGATCCTTCTGTGATAAACAAAATGCACTTATCCCTATTACGTTTTCCGGCCCAATCAGCTGGGAAATAATGTGGAACATTAACATATCTGTTGACTTTAACTTCTTTGGTTGCAGTATTAGATATAAACTGACTGCAAATAGATTTTAAAATACTATCCAATAAGCATGTCTTAATTGATTTAATATGTTTATCAGTTAATGTATATTTCTTAAATCGGGATGAATGAATTTGAATTTTCTCTTTGGATTGACTGTTAAAGTCCGGAGAATCAATCTTACAGGATGCAATAATATATAAATGATTTTCAAGCAAACTGGATTTATAAGTAATATTTCCGATATTTTTAAGAGCCTTTTCTGCATAATGAGATAATCCCTCAACACCTTTTGTACCTTTAATGATTCGATTTTTAATAAAATTAATATGAGAACCTCCAAGGGGAATATTAACTCCATTTACCACAGAATAATGCTGAAATTTCTTTGTTGGTGATGTAGTTATACAGATATCCCAGGACATATCATCTGGCCCAAGTGTACTTGTCCACATAATCTGATCATCTTCAATAAACATTTTCGCATAATTTGTCCAAGATTTAACCACAATAGGGTCGTTATTATAAGTCACATTTACTTTAGGACAATATGCTGAACTCTGATACGCTCTTGTTCTAATAAGGGAGTCCAGCAGCGACATAAATTCGTCATGGTTTTCATCAGTACATCCAAATTCTTCATATTCAGGTAAAAACTCAAACACCGTATAAGGCTTCTGTGAACATTTTCTAATTCTGGGAGGATTGATTTTACTCATTCCACCTTCAAATTTTTGAATATATTTTGCTTTTTTAGTATGATCAACAGTCTCCACAATCATATATTCTGAGAAACAGTTTGCGATTTTAAGACCCAAACCATGAGTTCCGCCTTTCAAATTCTTTGTTTTATCATCCAAATTATCTCCACATAGCATCTGAGAACAGACACTTTCTGGCACCCAAATTTCTTTATCATTATTTGGGTTTTTAATTTTCTCAATCCGAATTCCTGGGCCATTATTTTTCACTTTAATAACTCCAGTATTTTGGTCGAAATAGATTTTAATGTACGTTACTTGGTCAGGAAAGTGAATATAATGATCTGTCGAATTTACAATAATCTCGTCAATTATTTTTAATAATGCACGAGACATTTCCACATTTTTTAGTGTTATTTTATTAGTTTCGGCATCAAAAATATGTAATTTCATGTCTTCGATATGTTTCGAACCGGCCCACATGGACTTTGTTCGAACATGATCTCTAAAAGTGCTAATGCGAACTTTTCTAGCAACGGTTTTCGACGACATTTTATATACTACTGTTATATTCAATTTTAAAATTAAAACAGAATCCTCCTTACCCCTATAAGGAGACACTTTTTCCAAAACCCCAAATTTGGTCAAAAAAAAATATTTTATTTTTCACAAAATTTTACAAGTTATTTGTTAATAATAACAAAATTAATTATATTATTGAGGAACTTTATTCAAAATTCCACTATCCGCAACTGAGGCAACTACTTGGGCAGCAACCGGATTCGCAGAAATAGCTTTGTTTAGATTATCTTTTGCAGCTTTCTCAATTAATTTATTAGCTTCATTTTTGTGTTCGGTAGTTAAAAGAGTTCCTAATTTTTGGAAAAATGATTTGGAATCGAGACCACCTCGGACTCGTTTTTTATGTTTGGCACCTCCCAATGTGGGTTTTTTACCATCAACATTATTGGGTAATCTCAGAAAGAATTCGGAGTTTACAAGGGGCAGAGCGATTGAATAATACGAAATAATGTCCGAACGTTTATACAATTCCGATTCAGAAAATGATTTACCATTTCCAAAACTGGCCTTCAGAAACCCAAGAATATTATCAAGTTCGCCAATAATTTCACTTTTATCAGAGCTCTTAATTACGTCCTTGAACTTCTGTTGGGAAATCAAATGAATTTCGTCATGGCATAATTTTACACTCGGAGAAGGTAGTTGTTTGGACAAAGCAGACAGTTTGAGAAGTTCAACATAGTTTTGGTAAACTTTAGTAATTTTCTCGCCAATAATTGGCTTTGCAGCAGAATCTCTGATACTATCTTTGGAAGTTTGGATATTTACTTTAACCTCAGGGTTTGCATATGTTTCAGAGAATCCATTGAGATGGAACTGAAGTTTACCAACAAGATCGGAACCAAATGGTCTATGATCGACACTCTTTGCAACTTCATACCAAGCAAGAAAATCTTCATGCGAGATAGTAGAAGGATTCTTAGTATATGGTTCAAAAAGGGTCATAAAGGAAGCAAAATATCCATAACCACACACAAATACATGGGAATGATACACATGAGCATCATTTTTCAAATATTTGTTCCTGCTCCAATCCAGAAAAGAAACGACAGCGTCCAGATAAACTTGGTCAGAATCTTCCAGATCTTCCAGTAGTTTCTGGTTAGAGCGATCCAGCAATGCTTTTCGCTCATCATTCGAGTTTGGACCAAACCAGGAACCTCCGACCTTTTTTTCTTTAGACTTTCGCGAGTGCTCAAGAGTGGATTCTTTACCATTGAGAGGAATAGACGCACCACTCAGAACATAAACTGACAGATTATCCCGATCAGACCGGGGAGTGAACTTTGGGTCCTTTTTCAGAACCGCTCCACAAGCCAGTTTAACTTCCTTTTCATCCGCAGATTTCAGCTCTACCTTCTGTCTCAACGCATTCGGAATGTCACTTTTCTTGCTATTCCAATCTGAAGCAGACTTAAAACAATCAAGCAAAATTAACGAACGAAGTGCATCAACTGCCTTTTCAGCATTATCACCATAAGTCTCGGTAATAATCAGTTTACGAACATCCGATTTTGCATCCGGGCGCAGAAAAGTAACCCCACCTAGGCCACGTCTGGGCGAAAACGCCCGGGCCATACATAAGTTACCAATTGCCGCATGGAGTTCAGGATCAACCTGCTCGATATATTGAAGAATATGGCAATATTTCTTGACTGTTTTAGGCGCCATAATAAATGAATGACTATATTACTGCTGAATATATTTTTTTAATCGAACTTTTTAAATACTTCATAGGAATCAAAAAAATATATTTTAGTTAATTAAAATATAAAATCAATAAGTTTTATTTAATAAACAAAAATATTTTAAAACCTTCTTTGTTTGCCAATTTATAAAATATCCTTGAACATCACATAGATAACCAATAAGGTAATTAATTTAAAAAAATTAGTTGTAAATTTATTTCATACCTTGTGTATATACAGCAACCATGGGGAACAGCTACTCCGGAGGAAGCAAAGCAACCAAAGACCTTGCCGGATATGTTGACAAACGTTCCGCAAAGGCCAAAGGAGATCTGATCCGAAAACTCGCAGTTGAAAATGCGAAATTAATGAAGTTGGATTCTTCTAAAGTCAAGAATATGAGTCTTGATGATTTGGTTAAACATATCAAAAAATATGTTGTTGATCCTCGCAAGGGAGTCAGTCTAGTAGATAATAAACAAGTTCATATCGGTATTTGTAATCAATTAGCCGAGTCCTTGAACAAGCATTATAAGACTGGAATTATTAGTTCTAATGACCCTAGTCAGATCTGTAATGACGTAAGTGCTGTATTGTATTCACTATTTGAAGGTATTCATAGTGAGTTCCTACCTATTGCTGTTGATGTTCGAAAATCTCTCAAGAACCTGAAATTGCTTCAAGATTATATGGACCAGGCTCACAAAAAGCTTATGACTCATATTAGCAAAAGCGATGATGCCAAACTTAAAATTCATGCTGATGGAATCAACGACGTGTATAAATCATTCAACGCCGAAAATACCCGTCAAACCGAGATTTTGGCCGGTCTTCTCAATCAGTCAATCGGCCCTATCGAGGCATCCATTGTCGATCTGGTTGACAAAGAGAGCGACTTCAAAACTCTTGTGCATGACCTGAAAGGCCAAGTTGGTACTGATAAATTCAGCGAAAAACTGGGATATCTTTTGAGTGGAATTGGTTCTACTGCATATATGGCCTCATTGGTTAAGAAAGCCCTTGACCAGGTTGGTATGACAGTTGGCGATTATAAATCATCTGATTCATTAAAAGATCTCCGAGATAGTATATACAAAAAGTTGGCAAGTAAAAAACTTGAGAGTGACAGTTTGGAAAAATTCCTTGCTGCTGCTGAAGTTTTATACAAATATCAGTTCAATAAAGAAGATATAATGTCGGAACTAAAGAAAAAAGGTGCCAAGGCAGCGCCCAAAAAGGGTGGATATAAAAGTGATAAGGCTCTCGAGAAGCGTATTAAATCTAAAGAGAAACAGCGTAAGTTGTTATTTAAGGATTTTGCCAAGCGAGTCAATGCATGTCATAAGGATATCGTGAAATCAGTCGATCTCGTTGTTCCTCAGATTGGAAACAAGATTCCCATTAGTGATGAATTACGTGATTTTGTGAAGCGATTTGGCGAACTTGAGACCGCCGATAGAGAGAAATTTTCCGATGTACTTACTGGTTGGAAACAAGATGTGGGTAGTCGCGATCTTCGTTCCCGCTATCTGAACTCACTTAAATCCATCTCTAAATCCCTCAAACCTCTTCTGAAAGGTCCAGGCGCCGAACATTTCAAGAAAATCGAACACTCTGTCAACTCTTTGTATGATATGATTGAGCAATTTAAAGATCTGTTTCTGAAGGCCCTAACTGAGATTAAATTCCCAGGACCGGCTGATAAGAAAACTGGCGGTGCGGCCTCCGATATGTTGCGCAAAGAAGTTCCTGAAGCATTCAAGAGCAATTACGTCAACATGGCTAGCGTGCAAATCAAATTGAAATATAACATGAAAATTGCCACAATCAAGGGTAGTCTGGACCGGGCTGCCGAGGAAATGAAGTCGTTTGGTAGTGATTATGAGAACATTCTTGGCGATGAAATGGCCCTACTGACTGATAGAATCAACAAACTCTATAAGGCTCAGCTGGAAGAATTAGAGCCCGAGCTAAAAGTAAACCCAGAACTTGCCAAGAAGAAACAGGCTGCGTTTAAACAGCAAAGAGATGGCATGAATGGTCTGGTCCGAGTTGCTCAGGCAGTGGATCTCTACATGAAAAAATTCGCTAATGCGGTCGCTCTTTCACCGGAAAAACTCAACAACATTGGCAAACTTCTTGAGAGTGTCGAGGTCATCGCGGACTGGTTTTCAGCCAAAAGTGGTGACAGTGCGGCCGATTTCTTTGAAAGTTTTGTTGATGATGCAGCTCGATTCCAAGGTGAACGTGCCCTTTCTCCTGACGAATTGAAAGATTATCCAGCCAATGTAGCCCCTGCTGCTCCTGCTCCAGTGGTCCTAGATGATGCTAAAAAGGACGCCTATGAATTAGTTCAGAAGCGTTCTAAACGTGTTCTCAACGGTGTTCGCGCACTCCACAACATTGTTCATACTTTCATGAAATTGGGTGATGATATTGGCGCAAAATCACTCAGAGGTCAAACATTTATGTCCGGAAGCGACATTTACAATGCACTTTCTTGTTATGTGAGTGTCAGTGGAGCTCGATTTGACGGCTCTCAAATTAGACTCAATAGTGTAGATTATCAACCTAATCCGGCTCCACCACCACGAGGGCATGTAGGTAGGTTTATATCTTTAGATATGGTTTTGCATATACTATTCGAAGAACTGGATAATATCTATGTTATGATTGTGAAATCGATGGCTGCAAAGATTTTCACCATAATCGGAACATATGTGTTGTTCAACCGCCCTTCTTCTGGTTATCACTCAATGAATCCGATTCGAATGATTTTGGGTGGTAGTGATCCTAAGGCTCGCCCTGAGTGTGTCGAACTGTATATTCGCCTTCCGCTTCTGGCTGAATGGTACCGCGAACTGTTTGATTTCAAGAAGAACGAGCAGAATGCCGAAGACTATCTGGTCAGCATGGTTCCCAGTTTCGATGGAATTTGGTCTGGTTTTGTCAATCTGATTTTCAATGAGACTGATTTTATCAAAGAGGGTACTTACAGCGATAGTGATGCCAAGAAAATCATTGCATCCGTGAATGAAATTTACGATCAGTATAGCAAAAAGGGTTCCGAATACTCAGTTCACAATGTTATCAACGCGTTTGTGGCCGAAGTAAACCGGCGGTATGGCTTTGTCAAGCGGTCTGATATCAACAAATATATCGACGAGAAACGCAAAAACCTTGTGTCTGGAACTCATGCGAAACTGGATACCATGAACTACGACCTACTGGGCCTAGAAGATGGTCCGAGCGGATCTGGTCGACCTGCGCCGTCCGATAAATTCGTTCGTGTGGGTATTCCCGACGATGAAGAAGAGCGCAAAAGTGTTCATAATGAGTTCGGTAAGTTGGTGAAAGACTTCCGAAACCGTCTTGTGCATATGTTCCACAAACAAAATCAGGGTGGTGCAGATATTCTTGATACCTACGGATTCCTTGAGAATGTTCGCGTTCAGAAGGAGAAGCTGCGAAATGCTAAGTCGTCAGATGAAGCCCTCAACTGCGCGATTTCCGCAATTCAAGGTGTGAACAAATTCTCAAAAATGAGTGTTGAAAAGCTGGTTATGTTCCACGAAAGTGTTGTATTTCCGCTTGATGTTCTGACCAGAATTTACCAGGATATATCCAAGTTCAATAATGTGTGTCATCAGTTGCACATGCAAATAGACCCAAACAACCCTCCAGCTGATCTTGTTCAACTAGCAGAACGACTAAAAGCAAATGGAGTTCTAGATACTTCAAACATTGTTCTTCTAGCAAATAAGAACTCAAATTCAAACAGATTTAAATTCCTACTATCAGTTCTGAGAGATGTATCAGTTGGTTCGTATGGCCTATTGAGCATTAAATTTACCTCTGAAGGTAAGATTATTATCGATGATTCTAAACTGAGAGATATGGTCATTCGGCTATTCAACTCAGTCAAATCTTGTGTTGATAAGTTCAGAAATGTGGTTTCCAAGAGCACTCTGGCCAAATATGAAGACTATAAAATTGGAGATGTTCTGAATGTTGGGTCATGCCAGTATCTTGAAGAACATCTCATTGAGCGCCTATTGGGAGATAGGGATAAATTTGGCCTTTCTAGCGGATATGAAGGATTAAACAAAGCATGGGCGTTACTGAAAGCAGCACCAGATGTAAATGTAGAACAAAAAGTTGCTGAACTGGTATACTGGCCTCATTCTGGCCTAAGAATAGGCCAACCTGACCCAGTTCCAAATCCTCAATTGGAAAGCTCTAGCTTTTTGAAGGATCTACTACCTCCTATGGTTAATGATAAGATCTCAGTAAATGTACCTCAAGCGGCACAAGTATCTAATGACTATCATAGACACATTTCTTACTTGTATGGAAACAAAGAATTAAATAAAGCTAGTCATCAAGGCCTACTGGTTCGGTTCAATGAGTTAGTGGCTAAGTTCATTCGACAATGTATGGACCCAAGTACGGAAAAGGTGTATGCCGGACTTTTTGAATCTTACGCGAATTCTGTTGGAGCAAACTCTGTTATGAATGGAGAATCTATCCCAGATCTTCATAGAGCGGCTGCCACCATCGTTGGATTGCCTCAAGAAGGTTGTGTGTTGGCAGCATCTAACGCTCTTGCTATGCGTAATATTCTTCAGAAAATGGATCCTAGAAAGAGACATTTTATCCATAAGATCGAAAACCTGGCCGAAGTAAGTGATTATGTAAAAGAAAATATGAAAGCAAATCTGCCGATTTTTAGTAAACTTTTCAAGCAAATCAGTGATAGTTGTGTGTTTTTGAAGAGTGTTGTAAACCATTCTGGGTTTACTTTACCAATCCCTGCTGCATTTGGTGCTGATTTTGTTAAGGTCCCCGGAGTTCATTCTGGTCTTAAAGCAGCTGTGGCCATGGACGACGCTAAATCCAAAGAGTGGTATACTGGTCTTCTGGATAACATTTCATCCCATTCTCTTGGTATGAAAAAGTGTGCAGATGGCGTTCTCAGAGAACTAGGTGATGTCTCTCTATTCTTTGAAACCTATTCAGGATCTATCAATGATTATCGCCAGCGAACTAGTTCGACTCCTCTCATGCCACCTTCTCTGATGGCCAAAGCTCTCACTGAATCATCGGTTCTAGAACCATGCCACCGAGGAGGAAACGAGTTTAAGTTCGCATTTGGCAACCGATTGGTCCTCAGTCATCTGGATGCCAAGCCAACATTCGACCATTTCCCAGGTGCAAAGGATCTTCTTGAGCGCTACAACTCTGTGTCTGGCGGAGATAGCCTACTAGATAAGTCCATTTATGCATCAATTGTTGAGAGATCAACTTGTCTTGTTAGAGTTTTAGGTGACCGAAATGCATACTCACGATGGCTCACAGGAGAAGAGTATAATTCTACAGGCCCAGACAACAAATCTTGGGCATCTGAAGCAACTGTTGTATCTGTTATATCTGTTGTTGAGAGTGGAGATCAAGAAGCTTCTAAAAAGAAAATGGTGAATGGAATTGATGCAGTTGATGAGGTCAAGAACGACAATCGCCAAAGTATGCAAATCATGAATATTATTGATCTCAATGTTGTTCCAATTAACATCCACGCTATGATTCGCGAGGTTCCTCTGATTAATCTCTACAATTATAGTTATACCTTTGATCGAATGACCCAAGTGATGTTAGATCCAGCGTACGTAGAAGCTATTCAGCGTTCAGGCGATCCAAATAGTGTAAACTATCCTTTAAATTCTAATATTGGATTTAAAACACAAGAGTTTTTGGCTAGGCACATCATTTATCCATTTGAAAATATTATTCGTCCACCAGGTGTACCACAGGCCCAAGTAGTAGCTGCACAGAACGCATTACCAATACAAGATCAAAGGCGGTTACATACAAGAATTTCTACATCTGCATTTGCACCACTCAAATTAGGTAAGCCTAAATATATTTCCGATCAATTGTACCTAAAAGCTTATACTGGAGTGTTGCCGCATGCGGATAATGCAGTTCGCGATGCTCGTAGAGATACTAAATTTGCGCGTAATCTGGAATGGTTTGTGCATCTTCAACGTCTTATTCGTCTTATCATGAGAAAACAACTGAGTTATCTTGATTCCCCGGTTCTTCGTGGAAACCCGGCTGTGAGTCAGGAAGTCACTGAATACGGCGAGGGAGAGGAATACAAGGAAGATTCTTGGACCAAACTACCTGAATCTTTTCCGAATTTTTCGGTTTAAATAACATATAATTTACTAAAAATTTAAGTAAAAAACATATTAAATAATTAATTTTTTGATTATTACAAAAAAAAATAATTATTTTTATATGATTTAATCATGACAACTCAATTACAACCTTGTGACTTTTACGCAAATTCATCTGGTGAATACACCGGAGAAATTGCAAATGGATTAGCTCACGGTAATGGGGAAATACAATTTAAGTCCAGTGATAGTTCACTATTATTCACTGGTATTTTCGAAAATGGTTACCCAAAAAGTGGTAAATGGCTTAACAAAAACATAGAAATTACAGTAGAATATAATCATACAGAAAATAAAGCACAGATAATTAACAACAAAATTCTTGTATATTCAGGACAAACAAAATACTATTATTATCATGGAAATGGCACTTTATACAACAAATACGGAAAAACACTATACAATGGAGAATTCAAACTAGGAAAATACGATGGAACAGGCACACTATACAATTCAAAAGGCCAATTATTGTATGAAGGGCAATTCAAACTGGGAAAATACGATGGAGAAGGTATATTATACAATTCAAAAGGTCAAATATACCAATCTGGAACATTTAAAAAAGGCATTCTAGAGGGAACCCATTGTAAAGAATACAAGAATGGTAAACTATTTAAAGTCGGAAAATTTGTCAATGGGAATTTAGAAGGAGAAGGAATTATATTGAACCCTAATGGATTTAAAAAGGACGAAGGAAATTTCTCTAAAGGAGCATTACATGGAAAAGGTATCCGATATGATGGATATAATTTTATAAAATCAGACTATTTTATTTATGGAGTTATTTCTGGCACATTTATACATTATGGACAGTTTGGACGAATTCTTCGAACTGGAACAATGTTAGATGGTAAATTTATGGGATATAAGTTTTATTATGGACATGGTTCTTCTTATGAATCTAAAGTTGCGATAAGCGATGAAAATGGAAATTTTATAAATCATGGATTTGTTTTTAATAATCCTCAATCAAAATATTATAAATATGAGTACAAAGATTATGGAACATATAGCAAAGAATTCTCGTATGAACCAATTAGTTCACCCATATATGAGGAAACCCCGAAGTAAATTAAGTTAAAAATACACCATATTTTTTTGTATCAATCATGTATTTCTTTAATATTTTGATGAATTTTAAGCGCCTAGACAAGTTTGGCAATGCTCATTTTGAGTTTTTTGACATCAAAGATAGCAAAAATGACTGCACAAAACATCGCAAAATTGTCGAAAATTTGGAACTCAAAATGAACCCTGAAGGATTTTCTCCTATCAATGGGCTTCGTGGTTTCAAAGCAAAGATATCCAAAGGACTAAATGTACAAAATATGATAGGATATAATGTATTTCTAACATGTTGTGCGAAAAATTACAAATTCAAGATGCGGGACGGCAATGAATGTTCTGGATGGAATATTACTGTTAAAAAGTGTGTAGTATATTAATATTTACCTTAGTATATGGCCATGATTTACAATAATAAATTCGCAACTGATCCATTTGGATTAGTAAATTCCAACTCAATATGTTACTCAAATAGTTTTTTACAGGCTCTTTTGGGTTGTTCTGCATTTAATGAGATACTATTAACTAACGAGAAAAAACCAAATTATGCCAAAAATTCTCTGGTAAAAACCTATATTTCGTTACTAAAACTGGCTATCAAGAACCCAAAGTCTGCGCAAATTCCAAATAAATCTATCGAAATAATGACCCAAGTTAGATCTATTTTATCAAAAAAAGGCCACCGGTTTGCCACAACAAGTGGCCAGCAAGACAAAAATGAGTTCTTTTATATGTTCATGGAATGCCTATCTGAATTCCCTGAAATTAATCTTTTGTTTACTCACAGGTATTATATGGGAATCATTTGTGAAAAATACAAGAAGTACTCTGTATTACGTAAAGATGTCGGTACAGTACTACATATTCCGGCCGACGTAAAAGATGTTTCGAAGTATATTAGGTACCACGAGAGAACTATTGAGGACTTTAAATGTTCAAAATGTGATGTGCGATCAGATAAAAGGCAAATTAATGTACTCAAAATGGTGCCGGATATCTTGATTATTTTGGCAAAAAAATTTCAAAATAAACCAAATACACCTTTCCCAGAAGTGCTAAAATTTAATGGAGTTGATAATAAACCAATCACATATAAAGCTGTATCTACTGTTGAACATTTAGGTGCATCTGGTGGGAAAAACTTTCGTAAAACAGGCGGACATTATATTACCCATTCATTGCGCAAAGATAATAAATGGTATAAATTTGATGATTTGGGATTCCATGAATCGAAATTTACCGTAAATATCAACACATATGTTGTCATGTATCACAAAAAATAATTGATATTTATGCGTTATTTTTTTCACATTTATCCACCGATAGTGTACCGAGTGGTTCCATTAAGTTGATTAGCCTCTTCCGAACTCATACCGAGACCATAAGTTCCAGGCTGCAGAGTTCCGGCATAATCGGGTCGACGAAGACCAACCCAGTTGTTAATGTTACTGTCATGAGTGATTTCAGCGTCTGTAGAAGCTGGGCTAGTTCGCTTATGAGGATAAGATGTGAATTCTTTATGGCTATCAATGATAGATCTCTCTAGCCCTTGAGACTGAATAAACTCATCATAATCCATTTCCTCTAGTTCCTCCAATTTATCCTCGGAGGCCACTTTTTGTTCAGTTTGGGGAGTACTCTCCTCAACATTTGCAGACGGTTCCTTTACGACCTCTTTTTCTTCCGAGCCTTCATTTTTAGATTCTAATTCAGATAATTTCCAAATAATCCAGAGAACTAATACAATTATGCAAACATAACCAAATAATTCTACAAACGAGGTATCATTATGGTCCGACATTTTATATCTATATTATAGAAATTAAATCATCTGAAAAAAATAATTATTAATTACAAATGATTTTTCCAAATACTTTTTGTAATATCACTAGTATGATCAAAATCTAATATGATTTCTCTATGCTTTTGAACACTAAAATAATTCACAATAGTAGTTATAGTTGTATTGTATTGATGACTAAAAAGTCGTAGATTTTTGATAAACACATCAATATTCTTATCAATCTGAGCATGCAAAGTGTCTGTTATTTTATCTTTATTTAATTTCAAAACATCTTCTTTGGTTTTCAGTTTCGATGTTTTGAATTGATTGACTGTGAAAGCAAGAGCCTTTTTAATGATATCAAGACATATGCGTAAGGAACTTTTTAAATCATCTATATCTGCATTCAAAGCTGTCTTTCCTTCATCATAAGCAGCCCGACTGACGTTTATTTTCTCCTGATATTCTTCACATAATTTCTTAATTTTTGCTTTATCTGAACTAATATTTACTATATGTTTTAATAATTTATCAAATTTTACTTCTGTTGTCTGAGCAATTTTATGAATTTGATTATAAATTAATTTTACTTGTTCTTTTTGTTCTCGATGCGCATTGTTCAAAATTATATCAAGTGGGCCGTATAATTCAGAATCCACACAATCAACCATAATATTCACCATACATTTTTTGATCAATCTGAACAAGTTTTGATACACTGGACCCATCTTACTCACTTTTTTTGCACACATATTCTTCCAATAATTAATCAAGTATTTTTGCGCATTTGTACAGGATTTTTTGTCAGCTTTCTCCATAATATCCTTCCATTCTGCTTGATGAACACCTTTTAGGTCAACTTTTTCTTTAAATTCTGGATCGAATGAAATAAATCTTTTAAATTGACCAATAATGCCCTTTGTGACATAATAGTCAAAATTGATATCGTAATTTTTTTCCTTTGCTCTATCAATAAATTCCATTAAATCACTGACTTTATGTGTACTAGTCTTACCAGTAAGAGAGTATGAGAACGGACTTTCCCGCTCAACGATGACGTAATAGAATCGCTCACCCACTTCGACATGAACATTTTCGGCTATCATTCGGTAAATAAACGGCAAAACTTTCTTGTTTCCTGGTTTATCTCCTTTTGGAGTTCTATATACATCTGTTTTGACAAATTCGTCCTTATCAATCTCGTGTCGTTTTGTATAAATCTCCCTAAGAACAAATTCACACAATTCGCGCATATTCATCATATTATTAATTTGAATCGACAAATCGATAACTCTAGTGATATATTTCTTTTCAAATGGCGCAGTACCTCTTTTAACGGTTTTCACACCTCGCACAAACTTATTACCCCAAGTAGGCTCATGTTCATGTTGGCATCCAATATATTTCTTTTTCGCAAAGAATGCGACAGGGAATAGAACTTCCTCGTACGCCATTTTCAGAAATTTGGTACCATTTTCAACACAAAATGCGTTATTAATTCTATCATTCAGTCCTCTTGTTTCTTGAATTGCAGTATTAACTAAATGAGACCAATAGCATTTTTTGTCGATTTTGCCACTAAAATATGCTTTATCATATTCGGCATACAAACTCGAATTAAGATTGATATAGATACTGTCCGTATCTCCATATAAAACCCGACACCCATATTCATTCACAACCAAATGTTTGGCATATTTAATATTTTGTTGTCCAAAAGACGTTACTCCTGCAGCCAATGGTTGCATATATAGAGACGACATAGTGGAACCGGCAACACCGTAAAATGTGTTCATAAAGATTTTAAGTGCCAATTGTTTGGAATCAACTAGTGATACTTCGAATTTCATGTCTTCCAAAGATTTGCCTCCCATAGAGGTTTTTTTCTCCTTCTCCATTGATTCAACAACCTTCTTTAATGATTTGAGTTTTTTCTTCAACTGAACTCGTTCATTAAATAAATTACGTAAAATTGTTGGATAAACTCCGAAATTATACGTCTGTGGGTTCAATTTTTCGCCATTTTTCTCAAGTTCTTCTTGTTCTTTGGCGGTAAATTTATGCCTAATAACGTAGGCTCGAATGGTACTATTGTTCATAATATACTCAATTGGGCATATTGTATACCCCTTTTCGTATAATTTCACGGCCATATCAAAACTTTTTGTAATATATTCTGGCGAAAAATTATATGTCATAATTAATGACGGATACAGACTTGAAAAATCCAATGCAGACACTGGATAGTTAGTTTCCTCTTTGAAAAACTCCACCTCATGAGGTTTCAATTTCTCTAAAAATGGTGCTGAATCCGCAATAACAGGACCATATTGATCAACTAATTTGTATAAATACAACTTTCGTTCATCTGTGGTGCCCAACCAGGGTCGATATTTTGATTTACCAGTATCTTGTTTTGCCCGCTCAATTCGTTCATCAATACTTAATTTACTAGTATAATAACCTACTTTGGGTGGAAAAACAAAAGCTCCTGGGAATTTATCCATGGATCGCTCAGATGATACATCACTGTACTTAATGTTCATTTTATTACCATAAGAGGCAACAATATTAAGTACTTTTTCACTATTTGCAATGTAATATCCCTCATAAGGTGAGCAATAAGATCTGTTGCAAATCTCGCGTTTATTGATGTAAACATTTCGTTTTAACATCAACTCATGACATCGCCAACAATCAATAATACAATAGTGTGCGACTTCCATCATACGTTTAGCTAAATGCACAATTTTAGGGTCTAAATTATCATATTTGCCTTTATTGAATGCATTAATGTACTTAACATATGTTTCTTGTTTTTTTGGCCCTAAATGTTCATCAATTTTTACTGATTCAGCGTAAATTTTAAACATTTCCTGCCATGGCATATCATTTTTACCACTCAGTTTGTTTATTTTTAGAAAATAATTCAAACTACTTCGTTCAGGACCATTATAAAGTTGCCGCAGAACTGTTCGAACGTCAATAGGTAAACAACCAGGCAACATAACCATATGGGCTTGTGTAGTGTCACCACCACCAATTTTAATACTCCTTGAAATGGTTTTTCTATCAAAATAAAGAGCGTAATGACTGTCTTCTATTTCTTCTGGTGAAAACCATTTTTTGTATTTTGAAGCCAACAAAAACTGGATTTCAGTCATACTGTCAGTACAATCAAGATGTTTCACAAACAATTTTTGTAAATTATGTGTTTCAGTTCGGTTAAATAACCAAGGCCAATCGTAATCAGTATCGTTAAATCCCAACATATAATCAGGTTTTAATTTACCCAATATATGGATAAATGTTGCAATAACATTCTTCTCATTCTCGCAAACATAAGTGATATATCTTTTGTGCGGAAATGTCAACTGGGTAACTAAATTAGCTTCTACTACTGGTTTTGTATCATTATTCCATACTGCAGATAATCCAATCATATACATTACATGATCATATTGATCAGATAATGGTGGTCCAGATTCAGTCAGATTAGGTTTATAAGTTTCAATATCCCAATAAAGATTTAGAATTTTTTCTTTAATAATTTTATCACTTTTATATGGATTGTAGTCATCTTTGTTCACATTAATCATAGGAATTTTAAATCCATCATATTTATTGTTGTATGTATATTTTTCCAACAAAATCCAAGAAGACAATGTTGTTTGATTATCTCTACAATATACTGAATAGTATCTTGATTTTCTATCATTACGAGTCTCTAATTTTTCATCTCGTTCCTCGATATATTTTATGGCTGCTCTTCTATGAGTTTCACGTTTAAAATACAATTTCACAAATGTGGAAGTAGTTTCAGAATACCATTTTCCATCTCTTGCTTCATTGATCTCATAATCAATATCATATTTAATTGCAATAATTTTGGTGTTAAGTTCTTCAACAAGGTCACAAACAAAGCTATTGACATCAGTCACTCCTTTGGGAACTTTAATCTCAAAATATGGTTTAATTCCATTAATTATTACACCAACTTTACGTCCATCTTCTAAAACTCCAAAAACAACAAGTTTATATTCGAAAGGAGCGTAATTTTTGGACTGCTTTTTAGTAGAATAAACCTGAGTAGGCATAAACAATAAAGGCCCATTATTTTCAATCTGCTCTTCAACAATTTTATATTCAGGGAAATTCTTAATTAAGTCATTTCTTGTGGGGAATTTCTTGATCTGAGTATAATGCTGAAGTTTTCCTTTTAGAAAAGTCATTGTATATATAGATATAATCATTTCAATTTTAAAATATCATTATGGATAATTTATACGATTTATCCCACTCCGTTGATGATTTAAATTTCCAAATTGATGAAAAAAAACTCGAGAGGTTCGATTTAATTAAACAAATAAGACATGCTTGGAACCAAATGACATTTTACACCAGAATATTTCTGGAGCATAAGAAATCCCTTGCTAGCATTAATAGAGATATCAAAGAGCTTGAAATGTTGATGAGCGCACAAGAAAACTTCTCATTGAGTACAATTAATCCGCAAGAAATTGAGAAGGTCAAAGACGCCTATAAGACGTTTAAAACCTCTAGAGATTTTTTGGCCAAAGCAATGGGTATTAAAAAGTCTGGAACTGAGCCTACTACAGAAGAAGATTTTATGAATTCGTTAGCAAAAAATAAATCTAGTGATAAATATGATCTATCCCAATCACAAGAAGGTAAACAAGATCCTACACAAACATTTTTTGATACACTAAGTAAAGGTATTGATGCAGAATTTTTGAAGAGAATGAATCCAATAATTAACAAACATATGGAAGATATGATATTAACTAGTGAACAGTCCCTACCAGTAAGAAAAAAACCAAAAAAATTTAACCGATCTATTTCTAGAAGGCCCTCTGCCCGCAAAAAAGCATCGAAATCTAAGTCGCAAAAATCGAAATTATCACAATCATTTAAGAAAAAATCACATAAAAGATGCACAAGCACGGTAAATTAATAACATTTTATCAAAAAAAATACACAATTTAATACTCAATTAACTTCAATGTCTTTATCATAATATGGGTTATATTTTATATCTAAACCACAATATTTAACAGGATATTTCGAATAATCTTTGGGTTTATAAAGACCAAATTGAGAAGCTTCTTGTAATAAAAACTTAAACAATTTCCAAAATTGCTGACCATGGCCGATCTCCAAATTTGCCAAGTGTGCCAACTCATGAATTGTCACAAATAAAACTCTGTTTACGTCATGAAATTCGTAATCGTCATTTTCGTGATCTCGCAAACAAATATGTATTTCCTCACCTTTATTTCTTACAAAAGATGTGTTTTTTGTTCCAGTTGGCGCATTTTCACGAAGTGCTTCTGTACTATATCGCGAACTCAATAAGTGTATTATTTTACTCTGTGGTTGTTTGTTTTTATATTTTTTTTTCAAATAATCAATAAATTTTAGTATATTTTTGTTCAAATCACTCAATTTTTTGGCCGCCTCATGATGAGTATCAGGATCAAATTTTGGCGAAACTTTAAATTTTTCTCCATTGCCCAAATCAATCATAAACCCCTCACAAGTATCACTACATATCAAAAATATCAATATAATTATGATACAAACTATTATTGCTCCCCACATGGGCGATTATATATTCTAAGTGATAATAATTTTCTCAAATTTATTATGATAACCACTCGTATTAATGGTCTCCATTAAATTTTCGGGCTTATTTGGAGTATCAAAAACAACAATTTTGTAACCGAAGAAATAGCCACACTCCAGAGCGTTTATATAAGCAAATTTTGAATCTGAATGAATAAATAAACAACCAAAATCACAACATCCGAAATTCTTTGCAGATATTTTTGAAAAGTTCTTTTCTCGGCCATTCCGAAGAGCAATAACATTAGGTAAATAAATCACTCGTTTGCGTTCTAATGGGTACAAATTATCGACTGATTGTATAGATAAATCTAGTGCCATTGGTACAGTGGTAGCATAAAATACATCAGTTTTGCTGTTAAAAGTACCCCATTTCCAAGATCCACCGGGTGAAAACCCATTATTTTCAATCACTAATAGTATTTTTGGGTGTGTTTTCATGCTCAATTTTATTACCTCACTATAAGCAGAACGATCAATTTTGGTCACTAATGTCTTGACTCGTTTGTACCGAGGTCTCTCATACATAGTACCATTGAGTGTAATACGCGGCTTTTTATGTAATTTTTTATATGGCCTATCTAATACAATATACTTTGCACAACATCCTATATCCCGATTTACTTTTGCTAATTTTGCACATTCTGCTAGATTATTTTTACTAATTGTGCGCAAATTTTCTAATTTCAGTTGTCGAGGATCTGATGTTCGACCCAAATTAGGAGATATATTTAATTTTTTTCGATAATATTCGTTAATATCATCATTTTCGCTCATCTTTTTATATATTAATAAAATGACTACTTTAATATAATCATGAGGAAAAATCCGTTTATAAGATCGCCTATAACGGTAATTTACAAAAAGAAATATGTATTTATTAATGATCAACCACATATTAAAAAGGCATTATTGGGCAAAAATATCAAGACTCTACGAGAGTTTTATGGCAAAGATTGGCAAAAAAAATTAAGTTACCCCACCAAAAAAGGTGGAGAAAGTCAAATCAGTGATGAAATAACCCTGGATGATATTGAGGAAATATTGGCGTCAAATATAGAACAACCAACGCTCGAAACTGAAATACAAAAACCTAAAACATCTAGCTCAACTGAATATGTACACGATGTACTTATACTCCCAGAAGATACTCTTTGGGAATTTAGAAACAAAATAGCTCATGTTACAGGAATTCCAACCTATAGGCAGCATATATACTACTATTACAAAAACATTCCTCATCAATTCTATTCTATATACAGATCATCTAAAATGGTCCAATTGGATATAAATAATATGGAATCAGACAAGATTGTAGAAGGAATTCCTATTGATATTGATATGTATAACGAGAAAAACGATATTATAATTCGAGCTTATGACACCTTCAAAACCCTTGAATCATTTTATTATGATGGTATTCTTGAATTCTGTGTCGAAGATTCAAATGATTATTTGGACCCAATTAAAGATAAATTAAAATCTACAAAATCTGTAGATGATTTTGAATTAGAATTGTTATACTGGGGATTTGTAATCAAGTTTTTTCCCACAATCACACAAGATATTTTTAAAACATACTTATTGGATAATGAATCAGAAATACAACAGTCTTACCCATTATTGTTCATGTCTCCGGAAGTTTATAAAAATGAGGTAGAACTTAATAGAAAATCATTATTATATGAAAATAATGGAACTATAGAAAAATTGCGAAAAAAAATAACAAGTAGTATTATTCAGACAACAATGCAAATTAACGGATTTATATCACCAATTTTAAATATTCGAAATTTAATAGATGCATTTGAGTTAGATTCATCTATTTATTGCCAAGGAAATATTATTTACAACAATAAACATATAAGGATCAAAAAATATCATGAATCAATCGACCCACAAACGGTAAGCGAAATTAAAGAAAGAGGTACCAATTTGATATATTTTCTTATCAAATTGGATAATAAAGCAATCGATAATAAACTCATTTTTGGACTTACATCAACCGGATTATACTTTATTAAGAGTTTCTGGAGAGAAGAATTTGAGATAGATTTCAAGGATATTTACAATATTATTCATAAAACTATCAATGATTTGATTAATAAAATAAATAATTTAGATGGTGTTTTTATTCATAGAAGTCGTCTCAATAGATTTTCACAAACAACTTATGACATAAAAGAGATCCATAGCACTGTATTGTTTAAAGAATCATTCACTTCCGAGCAATTTGAGGTCATAAAGAATATTACAAAAAAAATGGATCAAACTAATATTATTAAAGAAAAATTGATTGATATGGGAGTTTTAAAATATTATTATCGCAAAGGAGTACATCAGTTTTCACCAAGACGAATTGAAAATAACAACATAATTCGCAATTATTATAGCAATTTGACATCTAAATTATTGAGGATTAAATGGGAAACACTCTTTGAAAATGTAAGAAGTATAAACATTTATCATAGATTTTCGAGTATAAAAATAGATATTTCTGGAATTCGTAACAAAGAATACGATATATTTAATCATTATATTATGTTATTATTGGCTAATTTTACTGACCAACTCGCAAATTCAAAAATTCAGAAAAAGGCTGATAAAAAAATTAAATCTCTCACCCACCTTAAACAAACAGATCCGTTTTTGTATAAATTTAAACATGGTAGTGACAATCCATATTCAAAGTTATGTCAAAACCCCTATCAACCAACAATTTTGAGTGATGAGGAAGTGCATAAACTAAATCAATCTGATCAAAAAAGAGTAGTAAAATATCATAACTTTACTACAAATGCACCGGCAAATTACTACTGTGGCAACCCAAAATATCCATATATTAAATTTATCACTAACAAACATCCTCAAAAATATTGTATTCCTTGTTGTAAAAAGACACCAATTCCAACTGAATCAGAGAATATAAAACGCAAAATTTATGATATTTGTATGAAAACTCATAAATATACTGAAGAAGAAAAAACTATCACAATTGGATCTCGTTATATAATGACATATGGCAAAAATATCGAACCAGGTAGGCTTTCAAAATTGCCGGAAAAATCCCTTGAGCCAATAATTTATAATCATGCAATATTGGATCCTGAATGTATGGAATCATCTGGTTATTACGTTTATGGAGTTGCACAGAACATAAAATCCACTAATAATGTCGGATATTGTATGGCATTAGCGCATTCAATGGGGAAATCACTAAATGAATTAGTCCATGAAATTCAACATAAAATTAAAAATGAGGGATTACGAAAATTTCGAGTAATGATGAATGGTAATATAATTATATGGTTTTCAACTCCAAAAGATTTAAATATAGCTCTACAGGAAACATTTATTTCTCAATCTTCAACCAAATCATACCCATGGAATGAGATTTTCCAGTCAATTGCAAGAATGTATTTTTACATAAACACAATAGAATTTATCGACCACAGTGGTACAATTAACTTTGTGCTTCCTAATAATGTGAATATTCGAACATATATGAATGATAAATTCAAGACCATTATTGTTATTAAAAAACGAACATTTTACAATCCAATTTACTTAATTAATACAAATATTTATTTTAAAACTGGGATTATTGATCAAAAATTGTTCAACGCAAAAACAAAATTAATGTCAATTATATTACAAATTATGGAAAAAGAGATACAAAAAAATGATAATTTAATATTTAATCTTGATTTTATTAGTAATTTCGTTCATGAAAATAGCCAATATAAACTGACAAAATTGTTTATCAATAATAAAAATAGATGCTATGGAGTTCTGTTAAAACAAAAACAGTCTGATATTTTCGTTCCTATTGTTCAATCCAGATATGTGATTGTAGATAGATATTCTATTTGTTATGAGCCATTTTTGATAGATTCAACCCCATGTAATCACAAATTAGTGTTACAATTATTAAAAAATATAAATGATTGGACTGCTAAAGAGCATCAAAATTATAATAATTTGGAAATATTACATTGGTTAGAACATAATAATTCGATCATTGGGTTTGAATTATGTGATTATTCTGACAACAAACTAAACTTTTATTTCACAAAAATTTCTATTAAGAATGCCAAAAATATTAATTCTGAATGTGGTAATTATAAATTATTATACCATCCAGATGTAATTAATAAAATAATTATGAACAAAGTGAACCCAATTAAAGACAGAAGAATGACTCATATTGGAAGAGCAACTTATAATACTTATTTATATCAGCTATTTGTGCTTAAGTTTGCAAAAATATTTAATAAACATAAAAATAACAAGATACGATCTAATATAACTAAACAACTGAATAAATTAAAACTAAGCAATAATAAATCAATTATCAAATTTATAGACTCTATTGGGTTAAAAAGTAAATTGGATAAAATTAAATTACAGCTATTGATTAGTCATAGTATTACTGGAAGGTCTAATATATCCGATTTGAGAACGAAAATTGACAATGAGCATTTTGAATTTGATGATTATTATAAGGAAGAATTATATGCTATGGATATGCAAAAATTGATAGTGAAATTGAAAAAAATATCAAAAAAATTCATTGTTTTTAAAGAGAATGTTATCAAAGAATTCCCAAATATTTTGTCACAATATAACCAAATCTTATATGTAACAAGAGAAAAATACAATAAAATGATAGAATTAATGGCCCATGACATCAAGAATCCATATAAGAAAAAAATATTATTCCATCCATTATTTGCGCAAAAATATATTAACTTTTTCAAATTTAAGTATCGCCAAACTGAAAAAATCGACATACAAGTACTTTAAATTATCTCTTCCTCATTCAACAAATTAATCAACAAATATGAGCATGATACAACCACTCCTTGAATTAGAGTACCTTTAGTATTAGGGCAGTTTGATAACTCATTTTTTGTTCCAGATATGTAATTAAACATTATATTATTGAATAAATCACTAAAAACGACCACAATAATTATAAATAAAAATATAGCAATTTTAATATTTAGATTATCATTTATTTCCTCAAATAATTCATTAAATTCACTCATGGTTATATTAATCAATAGATATAATTATTCGCTGTCATAAATAGCCAAAGCTTCATCATAATCAACTGACACTAGTAATTCCTCCTCAATTTTGGATCTAGATTCCACAAAATTGCAGTGATATTTATCATATATTAGGCCCAAGAAATTGTATATATGAATGGCATCTAATTCAGAATTTGCTCCGTTAATATTAATTTTCCCATCTTTGAACACTTTCACAGTAGTATCTTTAATATCTCCATTTGTTCTAACTCTGATAAATTTTATGGATAAATAGAATCGCCTATCAGTATTGTAGGATATTTCTCCAATTTTATGCAAATTATTAATTGAATAATCTAAAATATCTTCTACCAGTTCTGCATCGAGGCCTAATTGATACATTAACCCAGTTTTAACGTTTTTTTGAACTAGCATATTGGGGTGATATTTTAGATCTATAAGCAAGTTTTTAAACCCAACCAAGTCATTTACATTGTCCTTATTGATCATAAAGCACTTAAAATTTCGCATTGCAGAACTAAATTCATTATAATCAATAGCCGGATTCTTAAAGTGTCTGCGTAGCAGTTTTCTAACTATATTGAGTGGATAAATTAAATCTTCAAAATTTTGGTCTCTTCCGCCTGGGCAATTAAATATTCCGGTTCGAAACAGTTTGATCTGGAAAGTTTGGTTTGGGTCATGTTCTTTTCTTACTTCAAAAGTAGTCTGAGAAGCAAATGATTTACCATTTCCTTGTTTTTTTCTAGTAGATTCCTTTTTAATAGTTTTTTTCCGCCCTCTAGTTGATTTCTCAACAACTTTTTTTTCTATAATAGTTTTTCTCCCAAAGTTATTTGAAATACTATGAATTCCTTCTTCAGGCTCTGGTGGAATTACATCCTTAATAAAATCTTTCTCATGATAATTTATATGGCTAAATTTACCTTTAACTGTTATTGTAGATAGATCTAATTTACTTAATATATGGTATCTAATTGTGCGTTTTTTACACTCATTTGATATAAATTGGGATGTTAATCCACTTAAATATGTATTGCCATCATAAATAATCTTTCCACGATTATGCACTATACGAGGTAAAATATAACTGGACATTTCACAATATATATCTATGAATAATTCATTTTTAATCAAATTGTTACCCAATGATGTTGTCTAAATCGCGCAAATCATCTGCATAATCTGCATCAGAAGCTTTAATTGTCTTATTATTACGCCTGCCATAAGCAAAGAAAGATAAACCTAATTCAAAACCAACTCGTACTAACGGACTAATATTATACTTTTTCATTACTGAATCTACGATACTGGAGGTATCATTCTTGAGTCGACCTAATTTAGTTTGAACTTCATCTGACCAACCTGTCATATCGGGTCTATATCGACCTAAATACACTCTCTTTCCATCAAAAGCCTCTTCGACACCCGAAGCAAGTAACATAAGAACATCTTCTGCCATAGAAGTATTTGCTGCATTTTCACTCTTGTTGTGTAAAATATTGTGAAAATATTTAATATCTGTGAGAGTATCATCCATTGTTAAATTACGAACATATGATACAGAAATTCCGGCGTCAGTCAATGAACTTCGCAATCGATTAATTTTTTCTAGATATTCCATTTTTGTTTCATTTTCATCAATTTTAAGATATTCATCTTCTGTCCCAGAAGATAATTGATTTTTACCGGATCCAGATTGAATTAATGTTTCATATATACCCTGTTGCTTTTCCTCTTCAGTCTCCGATTGGTGTCGAACTATTGGATTAGAAAATACCGAAACTGGTGCTCTGGGTTTAACATCAATAAAAGTATTTACATCATCGTATGTAACAGTTTTTTGGGGTTTATCTGTCTCAAATCCTTCAAACGTACTTTTTTGTGTAGCTGGAGGACCTACTTTAAACTCAGTAGGATCTACTGAGATGTCAAAATCATTGCATATTTTATTTAATTCTGAATCAACATAATCTGGAGGAATTTCATTAATTTTCGGATCTTTATCCCTAATTTGCGCCTCTATTTTCTCTAATTCATCAACATTAAAATGGGAAGAAATTAATGAAGAATAACCTTGAATATTTTTTGGATTATCAAAAGTAATTGACTCCATTATTTCAACAAGATTGTATAAATATATTATCAGTTCATATTGAAATAGAATTTTATCAGAATTATAAATGATCATACTCTCTTTTGATTGTGCGTACAAATCTTTAGCGTGGTGTTTAATTAGGTTTAAATGGACTAAATTATTAAATACGATAAAAAAATTAATTAATTTAATCAAATTGGGTAACAAGTTATCAGATTATGTAAATGAGGTTATGCAATTAACAAATATAATTAATGAAATTAAATCTTCGATTACTATATTAAATGCTGATTTAGCCCAAATTGCTGAGCCGAAATCTTCATTAGTTAAACGATCAAAACAGCTGAAATTATATTTGCAATCTATTGATAATGCAAATAAATCCTATAATATTGACCATGTATTGATTGAATATCAGATGTATGGTAATGATAAATGTCGCACTATCGCTTCACAAATTTCATATCATTATACTAAATTGACCGATCATACAGCTATAAAATCATTCAATAACATCGATATTATAGAACCACATGAATCATATGATACTCAAGTTCATATTGTGAATCCAAAGCTTAAAAACAAAATATATTATTTTCCTGAAGGTGATTTACCAACATTTATTGCAAAATATAGTCAAAAATATACAGCAAATAAAAATCATGCAAAACACAACTTTGCTCATTGGGTAACCGTTTTTGATCAATATAAAGTGGTTAAAAAAATACCCAAGAAGTATTATAAAGATGTCGGGGATGCATTTTTGCAGGCAAATTCATGGTGGAAACAATACATATTATTAAATAATTAACTTATCTGAAATACGTTTTTCAAGTTTGGAAATTGCCAATTTATAATCCTTGATTGTCATATTACCACCATATTGTACCATTACAGTTTTTGGCGGAGATGGCGTGAATGAAATTGGATTTTTGCCGTACATTCTAAAGTATAATCGATGTAATAATATTTGAGAATTCATTCTCTTTTTAAACTCCATTTCGTTAATATATGCAGTTGCACAACTAAATGAACAAAATATATTATTGCCCAAAAATTTCGATTTATTGTCAGTAGGTTCGGTCGCAGTAGGAGCTATAATAGGCTGACCGACGAATTTAAGACTACAATTCCAACAAAGTAAATTGGATTTTTTAGGAAAATTAATGCTACTTTCATATGCTTTTGGTAATGCGTCATACACCATTTTACTTTTTTTTGTACTTTGAACCAACCTTTTTTGAAAAATATTATAGATTTCATCCGTCACTTCCATATCAATTTGGGAGTAAAAGCAATTTCTAAATTTTAATATTTCTTCTGGTTCATTGATTTCCATAGTTATTATTAATACATTTAAAACCTTAAAACATTTAATATATTATATAATAATGAGTTTCACAGCTGGACTTGATTTCGGACATGATCAATTTCAACAAGAATCAGAAGATTTTACAACAGATGTAACAGAATATTTCAACTCTGATGAACCTATTGTACCACAAAATAATGCTCAAATATTACTCCCAGTAAAACCCAAACATCCAACCAGAGTTGTTACCAGAAGAGCACCTCCGGCGCCCCCTTCTGAAAAAAAATCGACTAAAATTGACATACAAACAGATCATTTATTACTCTTAATTGTCTTTATGGTCATGTATTTATGCTTCACAATGTGTTCATTGGTTAATAAAGTTGATAATATTAAGTCACAATTAGATGTTATGATTCAAAAAAATACTAATTAGAATTTAACGTGGGCTTTAAAATATTCAATTTCCTTATCATTTTTTTGTTTTTCTTCGTCTGATTCCCAGCTTATTTCTATTTTAGGAACCTTTTCTCGTGCATCTATTGAAACTTTAAATCCTCTATTTTCTAAATTACTTATTAATCCACACCATACTTTTCGTCGTAAAGCGACTTCTGTCATTTTACGAGATTCATAATTTTTTTGAATTGTCTTGGTTGTCATTTTTTTACCCTTTTTTACAGCATCATCAATAACCGGATTAATAACTGTCAATAAGTCTCTAATATACATTTTTATCTGCCGCTCATCACTTTGATATCGTTTAATTTCTTGTACATCCCAGTTCTTGTTCATCTATACCCTTTTGATAAAACTCTACTATTTTGCCCAATAATAATTACTTCATCTTTTCTTAAAATAATATATGAGAAATATACTATTGAAACAAAAAGTGCTAGTAATATCCAAGATCCTTCGACATCATAGCCATATTTTGCAAAGAAATTTTCGACTTTTTCCGTTAATTGGTCATGTAAATTTTCAACCTGATTGACTAGATTTGTTGAAGTATTATTGTCCTCAGGCGGAGATTGTTGATCCAATTTTTCTTCAAAATACTCAATTGATTTAGGTAATAAATCGGGTGCAACCGAAGACACTTGTGGTATATGGTTTTCAGCTCTATCAGCTCGTTGTGGCATGGTTCTACTAAATTTTTTAATATTATCTGGCACACTAAAATCTTCATCGATTTCTTCGACATCATCAGGGCCTTTGATTCGAGCCAAATATACTGGTCCCTTTTCTATCTGAGGTATACTCTGATATGATTTATCTCCAATGTTAACTGTAAATACACCATCAGTTAACTCTAAAACACCTACAATTTCCGTTTTTTCAAAAGAATGTTTATGTGTATTTGTAATTCCTGATTTATGTTGGGTTAATATGGTCATATCTGTCTTACCACCAATAACTGTTTTGGTTATCTGAATTAGATGATATCCATCATCAAATTTAATTTCAAAATCCGGAATATATATTTCATCAATGTCATCTGGCATTCCTAGTACATTATATGTATTAATATTTTCCGCAATGACACCATAAGCTATTTTACAATACTTTTGAACAACTGAACCAGTTCGACTAATATATAGTCCAACTATATTGTTTTTATTAAAACTTAGGCCCCTAATTAGAAATCTATCATTTTGATCAAGGGAATGTTTAATTTGGCCAAAAAGGTGATCTAAACTACCCAGACCTTTGTTTAAAGACTCCATATTAAACTTATATAGGTGTGATTAAAAAATAACGGAGTTTATTTTTGCCCGAAAATTTTTTTTATGTACAATAGTATATAACACTTTGTCAAGATGTCTACCGGTGGTATCTTTCAACTGATCTCTAATGATGGTAAGCAGGATAAAATGCTTATGGCTACCGAGCTATTAAACGAGCGGTTGGCCAAATGTTCTCGCGACCAGCGTGAGAAGGGTGAAGACCCTCTTCCTAAACTTCGGGATATTGAAAAAACTCATGTACTCTTTATGCATGCTCATTATAAGCCATTTGTTGCTGTAGGTTATGAATACAACAAAGTTCAATCTGGAGCTGGTCAGACCACTCTGGGAAGTACTCTGCAATTTTCTATTCCCCAATTCGGTGACTTTTTCCATGATATGGTGTTTCATGTTGTTCTATCTGCCCCATCTCTTACTAAAGCTGGTGGTTCTATTGAACCGTCCGGCCGTTGGGCAAATTTCCTCGGAGAACGACTGTGTGAAAAGGTAGCATTCAAAGTCAATGGAAATCCTCTTGATGACTACACTTATGATGCCTACAACTTTCACCGTGAATTTCATGTCCCTGATCACAAGAAGCGTGGTTGGTACAGATGTGTCGGTCAAGAGGTACCTTATAATGGATTTCTTAAACAGCAACTGGGTTCTATGTCCAACACGCCTGATAACTATCGATTTAATCTGCCCGCCCATATGGGACCTCAGACTCCAACTGGAACTATGTCTAGCGTGGAAATGTTTGTACCACTCATTTTCTGGTGCAACAAGGATCCCCGACTGTCTGTTCCGTCTGTTGCGATTCCCTATGGACAGCGTTTCGTCGAGATTACGCTTGCTGCTAAAACCAATCTTTGTTCTATTGATGCCCGTGGTGGAACTGCTGGACCGACTCTTGGAGACGTTAGTGTAACCACTGCTGAGCTTTATATTAACAACATCTTTGTTAACCCTGAAGTTCATCGTATCTTTATGAAACGTATTGGTTTTACTATGATTAGAGTCCACAGAACCCAAACTATGGTTCTCAACAAGGATACTGATGATGTTCTACTTAAGCGTCTGAAATGGCCGATCGAACATATGTTTGTGGGTGTTCGCCGCACTTCTTATGCGACTGTTATGGACAAATGGAATCTGTTTTCTTACATTAACACGTCCACCAAAGATCTTCAGAATGTGGCTGCATACTATGAAGATGATGGTTCAACCGCCCTGACCACTCTGGGAAACATTGATTTCCCTCGTGTTGATGTCGATATTCCTTACCGTACTCTGGCTACTATGGATATCAAAGCACATGGTATTAGTCTGTATAACAACTTCCCCGCGGCGTTTTTCGGCGATTATATTCCTTATCACTATGGTGGTCAGAATATTTCCACTCCGGAAGATCGAGGTGCTATGATGGTTAACTTTTGTCTTATGCCTGGTTCTTATCAACCAAGCGGACATCTTAACTTGTCTCGGGCTCGCGAATTTTACCTGAAATATACCACTAACACTGATGAGAGTTCCAACAATATTGTGTCTAGCTCTAACACCGGAACTCTTGTTGTGGTGGCCAGCGCAATCAACTTTCTGCTTATCAGCGATGGCTCTGCGACTCTTCGCTACACTACTTAATTTAAAATTGAAAATACTAATAATTATAAGTTAGTAATGAATAATCCTACCGAATTTAAACGACAAACGTCTTTTATTGATGCTTATGTATCTAGTAAAGAACATTGTGTTGGTTTAAGGAATTTGGCACATTTTGTGACTAGATTTCCGATTGGATTTTTAAATGAATTAGTAAATAAAAAATATACTGAATTGGATCAAAGATACGTTCAATGCTGTGAAAATGCTATTGTGGGTAATATTCCAACCCAGTATAAAGTTAAAATTATTAAAAAGTATTTGCAACGATTGAGATCCCAATTCCCTAAATTTATCAATAGATGCATTGATTATTGTAATGCAATGGTCAAAATCACACCTTTTAGAGTTAATGAGTTTGGATCATTAAGAACACAATTTCTTAACTTTATTTCTGATCAAAAATTTGTCGAAGTTAAAACAATGGGTACCAATAATTTCTCATCTCTATTTGAATTTATGATGCCCTATACAAAAAACCCCTTTGAGCTTAAAAAAATGTTATTAAATGATCCAAAAAAATTTTGGAAGATTTATATTAAAATTCTAGGCTTTCACCCAAGGACAGTTGATAAAATTATGAATTTTGCAAACTAATAAATAAATTTTTTTGTTCAACTAAGTATAACAACATCAAACAAAATGGGTGAGAAATCTAATATTTTAGGTGGCGCCGTTGAGGCATGCAAATGTGCCGTAGAAAAACTTGCTGATAACTGGGTAGTACTTGTTATTGTGTTCTTAATCGTCGCAATTTTCTACCTGATTGTTGATCATAAATTACTAGATGATTTGTCTTATTTCACTACTGAATGGCACAAAGAATTGCTTGGAATAGCCGATGGAGCATTCCCTAGCAGCAAATTTATTGCCAGTTGTGGTGTAATGGCCGCAGTTCTACTACTTGTTTGGGGTGGATCTCAAAGAAAATGGTTAAAAGCAGATACGGAAAAATCTCCTCTTATTAAACAAAACGTAGAATCTGAGCAAAAATCTGCCCAAAATGAGAATAATGAATAAATAATTCATCAATTAATTTTATTTTTTTTATCAAATTATGTACACCTAGTTATAATCAGACTAATTCAAAATGTCGACAGGAGGTATCTTTCAACTGATCTCTAATGATGGTAAGCAGGATAAAATGCTCATGAGCACTGATTTTCTCAATGCTCGATTAGCTAAAGTATCCCGTGTATTGCTCGCCAAAGGCGAGGATCCGACTCCTAAGTTAAAAGATATTGAGAAATCTCATGTGCTTTTTATGCATGCGCACTATAAACCATTTGCGGCATGTGGTTATGAATACAACAAAGTTCGCTCTACTTCTGGTACTACTAGCCTGAACACCACTGTTCAGTTCTCTATTCCTCAGTTCGGCGACTTTTTCCATGATATGGTTCTTCATGTAATTCTCGCTCAGCCGACTAAGACTGATACCGGTTCTGGTGGCAATATTCCTACTTTCCGTTGGTGTAACTTCCCAGGTGAGCGTCTGTGTCAAAAAGTTGCTTTCCAAGTCAATGGTAACCCCCTTGACGAATATACTTGGAATGCCATGAACTTCCATCGTGAATTCAATGTGCCTTCTCACAAGAAGGTTGGTTGGTATCGCTGTGTTGGCCAGGAGTTGCCCCATAAAGGTCATATTCAGCAGCCGAACTGGGTTGGAAATGGTTCCGCCACTGTGTCTCAGCGTATGGTTATGGATGTCTCAAACGGCAACCAGACTCCTACCACTTCTAAATCCACCTCTCTTGAGATGTTTATTCCTCTTCTGTTCTGGTTTAACCGCGATCCCCGACTGTCTGTTCCGTCTGTTGCGATTCCTTATGGACAGCGTTTCGTCGAGATTACGCTTGCCACTGGATCCAGCCTGGTTGGTACTTATCCCCGTGGTACTGGTTCTTGGGCCTCTCCTGCCGGTTCTCTGAGCACCCCGACCGTCTCAACCATTGAGCTGTACGTCAATAACATTTTCGTTATGCCTGAGATTCACCGCATTTTCATGAAGCGTATTGGTTTTTCCATGGTTCGCGTGCACCGCGAGCAAACCTACACGGCCGATAAGACCACTGACGATATTCTGCTTCAGAAGCTTAAGTGGCCTGTTGAGTTCATCTATGTTGGTATGCGTGTTAAGGCCTATACTTCAACTACTGCGGCGACTGAACGCCAGCATCTCGATAAGTGGCACAGTTTCTCTCAGGTTACTGTGACTGAATACACTACTGATGGTTGGGATATTGGATACAAAGTGACTGACCTGCAAGGTGTCGATGGAACTATTACTATTGCTCATGATGAAGCTACTGCTACTGCTGTTACTCTAACTGACTCCAATGGCGGTGCTACTGCTGCTCTCAGCACTTATGTTGCCGCTGGTGATATTATTGCCTGGGAAGATCAGAACCTTCAGCTTACTGTAGCCAGCGCGACTGCTACTGTAATTACTTGTGCCGAAACTCAAGATGAGATCTACAAAAAGGTCAACATTGCTACTGGTGGTGATGATAGCACTGCATCTCTGGCAGCCGCTATTTTCACTGTTTACAAGAAGGGTGGTCTTCGTGTTGATGCTCAGGTTTGCGCCCGTACTGTTGATCTTCTGACTGTGAAGTCTCATGGTATCAACCTGTACAATGCGTTCCCTGCGGCATTCTATAACGCATATATTCCTTATCAGTATGGTGGCCAGCACATCGCTACTCCTGAAGATTGTGGCGCTATGATGGTCAACTTCGCTCTGTACCCCGGTTCTTATCAACCGAGTGGCCACATTAACGTTTCTCGTGCTCGTGAGTTCTACGTTGAATATACTAGCAGCGTTATCTCGTCCTCTACCAATGGTATTCTGACTATTGTGGCAAGTGCGATCAACTTTCTGTTGATTAGCGATGGTTCCGCTACTATGCGTTACACCACTTAAATATGTAAAAAAAATATAATCATATTGTCAATTAGTAAATAGCTTTTTTTGATCATCTGCAAATATAACATACTTTAAATAACTCCTCAATTTCAAAAATCATATGTGGTTTTGTTGTTAAAATATCATAAATTAATTGTTTTGCCATTTTATTATTAACTTTAACCAATAAATTGTCACAATTTTCTTTAATACTTTTGGAAAGATTCCATGAAAACGAAGGTAAATATGACAATAAATCCTCTGAAAACACCATTCCATCTGGTTGTTTGATTTTAACTAATGCATTTGGTATCGCATATAAATCTTTTCCATTTTTGATATTATCATAGTATTTAGTTAATTTATCAATCAACTTATAAACATTGTTTTGCACTATTCGATGCGTCCCTATTTCAATTTTATACATATTAGAAATTACTACATTTTTATAATTTTTATGTATCTTATTTTCCAATTTTACCCATTTTTTATAATATAAACCATCACTTTCAACAAGTAATGAGGGAAAATATTTCTTAAATAATATTTCATAATTTGCTTTATCCATATTACAATAAATACTATAAATGTCTTTAACAGATTCTAAATAATCTATTTTTTTAACATTTACATTCACAATGTTAAAATCTTTAACATCATCCACAACAAAATACGAGTTATCCATTATTAATACAAAAAAATAAATCAATTTTCAACAAATTATGAAGTCAAACATATCAATAAATCATTATTAATACAAAAAAAAATAAATCAATTTTCAACAAATTATGAAGTCAAACATATCAATAAATCATTATTAATACAAAAAAATAAACCAATTTTCAACAAATTATGAAGTCAAACATATCAATAAATCATTATTAATACAAAAAAATAAATCAATTTTCAACAAATTATGAAGTCAAAAATCCTACTTGGCTTCTTCCACTTCTGCCTCAACATACATAGAAGCCTTTTTGGTATCCAAACCACCATTACTGATTCGAATAATATCAATTTGTACACCATCATCAGGACAATCCGGATCTGCGTAACTTCGAGCGTTAACATCTTCCGCACCCATTTTAGCAACAGAAGGTACCATATCATTCTTCCATTTCTGGAAATTAGGATCATCTGGACCATCCTTTGCAATGTTCTCTTTCTTCTTCTTTTTGACTCGCTTTCGCATAAGTTCCGTACCAAGTTGATTATCTTTCTTCTGTTGATCCATAATTTCCTCAATAATCTGAGTTTTCTCAGAATAAAATCTAGCTTTATCAAGATTCTTGGACCAAGGACCAAGCATTAACCAAGAACCACTTCTTCCATTAATAATAGGTGTAATAACTTCTTTAGAGTGCTTTTTCTGAAATGCAATAGCATCTTCGGATGTATCATGAATAGCATAAATATTGATTGCAGTATGTAAATCAACCTTTTCAGCATATAAATCACCCACTACATCAAGTAATTGTTCAAAATTATCATTATAGTACTGTGTAAAATGACCGAAATAGTCGATTGGGGGAATCATATTAATTGCCACACTAGGTAATTTCGAGTCCTTAGCCTTTCCAATTTGATCCTCAATCCATGTTTGAACCACTGAACAAGATTCTTGTACGATTTCAGGAACATCTTTTGAAGAAGAAAATTCACACAAGTTTTTGGTAAATGTCTTAAGCTGAAGAAGATCAGCAGTTCTTGTGTTAAGAATATCGGTCAATTTACCCTTTGTTTTAATAACCTTTTTAGTAGATCCATTTCGACCCTTAAGTGTTTTATTTTCCTTCAATTTCTTAAGGTCTTCAAAATCTTTCATCTGTTCTGCAAATTCTGGATTCTTCTTTTTCATTTCCTGAATCGCTAGTCGCCCAGCAGCAGAACTAATAACTCGGCGAGTATCATCACGTAGATTAGGTTGATAAGCGGAACGCACATGATGATTGGGGTCAAATTGAAAACAATGTTCGAGAAATTCTTTAACAATCATACGGCGCTTCATATTCTCTTTATTGGCCTCCCATTTCGCAATAGTTTCTTTAGTAGCTACTTTTGCGATTTTTGGCGGCATATCGGCTGCAGTTGGATCCAAATAGAAGTCATAAACAGGAACTACTGGTACATCATCAGGAACATCCCATTCATCCAGTTTTCTGTTTAAGAACGCAACCATTGCTGTAGTGGTCATCTGTCTAATATGCTTCTCACGAAGATCAGTATATGAAAAACTCACCCATTTATCAGACCCTTCAATTGTGCGACCATAAGGATTGGCTGTTTTTCTAAATTTAAGAAGTTTGTCAAAATCCATTTTACCCATATTTTTCTTGCCAATTCTTTTAGCATAATCGCTGATCTGTTTCCTAACTTCTGGGGTCGACATGATGGATAATATATTATTACATTCTATACTTTAATTTAATTGTATTCTGATTATAGTAATCATATAAGTACAACAATGAGTGACCCAATATCGATTTTGGTATCAAAATCTTATCAAAAATGCGACATACTTGATAAAATTTTCATTATATTGGAAAACACAGATGTACAAGAAGTTTCCGTATTACGTTCCGAATGGAGGCAGTTTAAAAATAAACTGGATCATTTGTATACAGTAAGTACTATTGGAAGATACGATTTCACGCAATTTCGTAATGAATATGTTCGACAACAAATCAAGCACAGCATCAGCAATTTCATGATTAAAATCATCAAAATAATTAGTAAATACTATAAACAAATTGATAAAGAAACAGATCTTTCAATATCTAATGAAAAAAAGAAATTTGATAATATCTTACTATTTTTGAGACCAAAAACATATAAAAAATATACATGCCCTACCTGTAATATAATGATGAAAGTAGAAGCAAAAACTAGTGAAATAGTGTGTGATAGAGGTTGTGGTTATACTCAAATACTCTCTGGTGTTATTTTTGAAGAAGTGCAATTTTATTTCCAAGAAGGGCAGCGTAGCAAGCATGGGCATTATGACCCCACCAAGCACTGCAAATTCTGGATTGACCGAATTCAAGCTAAAGAACCCACAAAAATAAAAGCAGAAGTTCTAAATTATATAGTGAGTTGTATTAAACGAGATGGTATTATTGATCGAGATACTCTTACTTGCGAAGAAATTAGATCTTATTTGCGCGACCATCCTGGATATTCAACATATAATGAGCATGTTCCACTTATTAGATATAGAATTACAGGTAAAATGCCCTCACAATTGACATATAAGGAATTAAGTCTAATTTATATGTATTTTAAAAGATGCCTATCTATCATATATAATTTGGTTAAATTTGTTCGACAATTCAACAACTGTCCATATCATCCCTACTTTATATATAAAATTATTGAGAATATCTTGCCGGAAGACACTGTATCACAGCGGGCCAGAAAACAAGAAATTCTACAGGGAATTCATTTACAATCCAGGGAAACCTTGATAAAAAATGACAATATTTGGGAAATAATCTGTAATGGTATAGAAGATTTTACTTATAAACCGACCTATAGACATCATAAATTATATCTATATTAATCAAAAAGTGTCTTCAAAAATGTTTATAGATTTTCGCATAATTGGTCGCTTTTCAACATCACCAGAAGACAAAATAGAACTTTGTAAAAATTCATTATCGGGGTCCAAACCTCGCTCTTCATCCATCTTCTTAATAATTTCAGCCATCTCCCAAACATGTTTACTACACATCTTGAACTCCAAATCACTATCTGCAATAAAGAATCTAAATGGATCTGGTTGACCTTGATTTAAAAAGACCATCTTTTTAAAATTTTCTGAATTCTCTCCACTATCAATTTTAAATAAATTCTCCTCATCTGCAATCAATTGCACTCGCTTTTTCCTCTGTTTTGAATGTCCACCTTTACTGAAATGAGCAATTGCAGCTTCAGCAGTAGTAAACATACTTGTCATATAGTTATTTCTTAAAGATGGTGGAATATCTGTGTCATTTTGACACAAGAATATTATTGTGAATCCTTGGTGTCGCCCTTGTTGAAATAATTTATTTAGTGTCTTTTTTTTATCCTTTCTCATTCGTTCTCGAACAACCGATCCACAATCATCAAAAACCAACAACATGTCCCGATTTATATCAATATTATCTATACATGCCAATTCTTTTTTGTTAAAATTGTATTTTTTCAAGTTATTTTTCGCTTTTCGAATCACTTTTTTGTATATTGATTTTATATGTTGTTGTGATTTATTTATAATATTTTTGATTAAATTTACCTTTTTTGCATGACTTTTAACACTCTTATTCACATTATTTATCATATTTGTAATTCGATATCTAAATATTGATAATGCTTCATTATAAGATCTATCATTAATTTGAGTAAAAATAGATTTTAATAATTTCATATCATTGCCATATTTATATGCCACAGACCGCTTTCTCTGCCTTTCCCATAGATCATCTAACCATTTCATATTAAGATCATCCATAATACAAATAGATGGCATAATAGAATCATATGGGGAAGCTGTTGATCCATCGTTTGTAGGACAAATGACAAAACAAGCAGGGATCAATTTGTGTAAAATATACATAATATCTTTTGCTATAATTGTTTTACCTGTACCACAGCTACCATACAAAATGGTTGTCTTATTGTAGAAAAATTTCGGATCATGATCTAACCATCCTAGAGAAGTACCATCCGTTAATTTAAACGACTTATCTTCTGACATAGTGTATATATTATCAAATATTTTGTATAAAAAAATAAAATACTTTCAATTACATAAATATTTATAATAATTCTAATTCTGAACTAGGTGGAGGGATAATTGGACGATCTGGACCAAATCCATTAATCTGACCACTAACACCTGTTATTGATTCCATTATATTACTTCCACCAATTTTAACTGGGGTTTTCTTAATACCATCATGTATAAACATTATTATGAATGAGGATCCAAACAAATAGAACCAAGTCTTAAAAATATTTATATCCTCAATTTCAACTAAAATAATAATTAACAGCAAAACAACGACTGTAATTATAAAAGTTGTCCATAATGTGGATCCAAATATACCACATAAACCAAACTTTTTTACTGTATTATTACAAGAATCTGATATGAATGACTCTAAATCAACCGGCATTATTAATATATAATTAAAGATATTAAAACATTAAATCCAACTCTTGTTTAGGAAAATTCTGTTTATCTCCATTTAAAAATGCATTAGCTTCATCAATAGTTTGTTTTTGATTAATTTCCGATCCAAGTTGAGATATGTCTAAATCACTTACTTCTACTTCGTCAGTGGGCTTCTCATTTACTACATTCTCATTATACGGAACAGGTTCAGCTGATTTTTCAACTTCACTATATGGGACTGGTTTTTCAACTACATTCTCATTATATGGGACTGGTTCAGCTGGTTTTTCAACTACAGGTTCATATGGCTTTTCAACTTCACTATGCAAAACAGATTCAGGTGATTTAGGAATATTATTATGTAAATCAGATATAGCAGGTTGTCTTAGTAATGGCGGGGGTTGATCAAATTCAAGATTCTCACTAATTTGCGCTATTTCAGATTTCTTTCTATTAATTAACAATAATTGTTTATTTTGTAGTTGTAAATCAGAAATTACTTGATTTTTGTGCTTAATAATTGCTTCTAATTTGGCTTTATGTTCTAATAAGTCCTTTTTTTCAGTCACTAAAGACCTAATAGTACTAAGTAATTTACTAATTTTTGTGTCATTTCTCTTAACATTTGCGTTTCCTCGAATAGATATTTCCAAAATCTCATGTCCTATTTGGTCTTTTTGTAACAATAAATGCCGCAATATTTCTCTTTGTAACATCTCGCACAATGCAATTTCCTCTCTATTGGATATAACACCATTTAATAATTTTGAGTCTGTTGCAATAATGACAGATACTGAATCCAATACGTTTCCTACATATTTTTTAAGAAACTTAATATTTTTAATCATTGGTTGTGATTTATACATTTCTTTCATGTTTTCTGGTAAAAAAGATGCACATAATACTTTTAAAATTTCACCAAAGTTTTCTGATCTCAACGCTAGAGAATGATTATCTCTAATAAACCCGCTTAAATCCCTAAGTATTTTACTAAAATAATCAAGATCCTTGATTTGAATGACAAAATCGGTAAGAGTTACTCTATAAGATGATGTAATTGACTTAGCTAACTTATTTTGAAAATGCATTTTTGCGACATTATAAAATTTCATCCAAAATAATTCTAAAATGTAATTTGCCATATTATTCATAATTTCTAATGTTTCCGAATCATAAGCTTTAAAATCCAATGTTCTGGCTGGAGCATCTTTGAAAATTTCATCAACCATTATTGAAAGTTAATAAACTTTACTCTATATAATATACCATAAATCACAATGTCAATTGAAATTACTATTCATAGGGAGAATGTAGATAGTAATACTTACTCACAAAAGGAAAATAAGTTAATTGAAATATCTAGTGATCCAAAATTTCCAGAATCGAATATACCTGCGTTGTTACTTAAATCCGTTATTAATTACATTATTCCTATTGTTATTGAAACAGCAGATAACGATGAATTCTTTATTGCTAATCAGTTTAATAGACCAATAATAGCCCAAAAAAATAATAAATTAATAACAATACCACCCAATAAATTAATAAAAATTATTGGTTTTCGATTACAAAAGCGTGTCAAACCACACAAAAACTATAGTATATTTTGTTATTTAAGTAGTTTATCTACACATTCACTTAAATTAAGGGGTATTTTAGGTAGTAAAATAGGTCAAAATCATTTTGTGGCAAGACCTCAATTTACTAAAATGAGGTCAAAAAATAAGGAAATATTTACCTTTACAAATGAAAAAATAGCATTGTTGCACCTTCAAATTATGATAAATTACCTTAAGTTTCAGTTTGTATATTATTATGGAGTTCAAAAATACATTCATGTTCCAAATAATTTAAAATTAAAGCCTTACAAACACAATGAATCTATTAAAACAACACGTATTTGGGTAGAAGATTTACTTAATATTACTTTACCAATATATGCAAAATATGATGAAATGTTACAAAAAAACATACTTGATATACATCAAACTGCCAAAATTTATGGAAAATCGCATTCAAAAACAAAAGCAATTATTGAAAAATACAAACAAATTCAAGATGCTCGTAACATTTTTATTAAAAAACTAGGTCAAAAACATAGTAAATTATTATTTAGTGATATAACTTTTCTTACTTGTAAATCCCTATTTCCAAATATAGATGGTATAATAAACAAATTAACCGAAAAACAAAAAAATATTATTAATCGAAGAACTAAATCAATAATTAAGGAAATTAAAGAACCTTATAATCAAAAACGTCAACAATATCAAACAATGATTGCAGAAATGGAAGATTATATTAAATCAAATGCTCCGTCTAAAGTTAAATATTTACTGTCGAAAATTAATAAATATGTGTCATATTACGATGATGATACGTTTTTAAAAGATCCAGATGGCATACCTATATTGTGTCCACATGTATTATTTGGTGCTAAACAAATAGTAAATGGCACTGGTGATGGTAGTTTAACACTGAGTAATTCTCTTATGGAAAAAAAATTTGCCACAGAAATTAAGTCAAATCATTATTGTAAAATTTGCGGCGAAGAATTTAAATTAGCATATAATACTGTTTATGTCAAATTTATAGGAGATCAGGCGGCAGACTCATTATCCATCGAAGATCCTCTCACTAAACTAATTTGGAGAGAAACAAGAAATGCATATAATTGCTTTACCATCAAACAAAAAATGAATGAAAAAAAGTTAATTTCATCAATTTCAAATGTAATTTATGGTAAAATATCAATGTTAAGAAAAAAATTAAAAAGAATTCGCACAAAAACAGAGGATAAAGTAACAGATATGTTAATTTTAAATTCATATATATTATCAATCGGATTGTTTATTAATTTATCCCATACTACAGAAGGGGTTGATATGTTGTACGAAACTCAAAAAATAGTTGGTAATAAACTGGTTTTACTATTGAATGAGGGTGTTAACAATATAAAACGTAATAAACACACAATAATAATTCGTAATCAAGTTGATAATAGTGATATCAAAAATTTAGTGTTAGTGGCTTATAAATGGGCCAAAACAATGTCCACTGGCATCACTGAAATACCGGAAGATACAAAATATTACCAAAATCATATCATAAATTCAAATACGTATCAGTACTTATATAATCATAAAAAACTAATTAATCCTAAATTAAAGTCAACTGATATGAAACAAATAATAAACAAATCTTTTGATCAATTAGTTAAATCTCCACAAGATGGCTATTTTTCACAAGTCAACCCAAATCAAAAGAATGATATATTGAGAGCATTATTAACTTATGATTTACTAGTTCATTCTTATCCGATACTACCAATTTCACAAAAAAGATTGGAGTTTTACAAAGAATTTGAGAATTTACGAAAACTAAATGTTTTTAACATAAATCAAAAAACACTTAATTGGGCATCTCCTCTCAGAAAGTTACCAAAATTACCTAATTATATTCCATATATCCATCAACACAACAATCATCAAGCATTATCTGAAATTTACTGTCCAAATGGGCAACCACATGATTACCAGACTTTTGTTTATCTGGACATAAAAACTAATAAAAAACATACTACAGATTGCATTCCAGCTAACAATTACAATCCAAATATGAAAATTGTTAAAAAAATATGTAAAAAATGCACATATAATAAACTATCTCAAAAACAAATGGAAAAGGTTATTGAAGACCTGGAAATAAAGAAAAGTTTTTATGATTTCTACAATCTCAAATGTCCAAAAAATAAACTACACGAGTACAATCAAACAGATATTTGTACTAAATGTGGTATTTCAAATAAAATCAAAACCACACTTGATACTAAATTTTATAAAAAATATGCGTCAACATACCACCGATATACTGCTGAATTCCAGAAAAATATAAAATTACAAGATAAAAAAATATCAATACCAAACATTAAAATTAATGCTAAATCTGAAGAAAAATACTCGATTATTAATGAAAATAACATAAAAAATACCGTAAAATCTAAAATTATTAAAGTATCAAAATTACTAGGAATTCCACATAATTCCTTACAAAATATTGGCTTATCATACAACATTTCTATTGATAAGATTAGATCTGATGTTATTGAACCCGAACAAGAAGATCTAAAACCTCGAGCAAACACAATTAAATCTTATTGTATATCTTTTTGGGATGAATACAGCGCAATATTACATGCTCAATTTGATACAGAAGTTAACCAAGAATTATCGACTCTATTAGGTAAACTACCCATATCAACTCTTCAAGAAGCAATGCCAATTCCTTCATATAAATACAAAAAATTGCATAAATATTACATTAAACATCAGCCAAAAATAGCATTTTATGTTATTTACAATGAATTATTACAATTTATTCTTGATATTGATTCCAAATTTCGAGCTAAAAAAATTAACCAAATAACAAAACCGTTTATAAATTTTATTATAAATCCCATAATACAATTTGAAATTAATATTTCAAAACCACCTCTAAGATTATATATTCCATATGATGAGTCTCAAGATGATGAAATTCATTCTGTAGAAGAATCTGAAGATAATCCTTTTAATTTTGAAGATGTTGATATAGATCAAATGGGTGATTTAGCTGATTTAGCCTACATTCCAGAACAATAATTATTGCAATAATTGAAGTATTTTGTCAATGATTTTGGATCGTAAAACACATTTACCGACCTTTAATTGTTCTAAATCAGACCGATCTACAACATTTAACTGCCCCAAATTAAAAGTTTTAGCTATGATTGAAGCTGTCTTCGCAGAAATTCCCCTTATACCCATAAGAACAGTTTCACACCATTTATTACTACCAACAAACTCATCGCTTGTCAATAGAGTTCTAATTTTTTTGTTTACTCTGCGACCAGACTCTGTTTTGAACTCATTAAATGAATCTATATCAATTGATTGGGATAAAAACTTATTCATTGTAAAACCATCAGAAACCATTTTGGTCGCGACCGACAGGCTGATTCCATCGATGCTATATAACATATTCTTTTGATCTTCAAAAGTCTCATCCCGACTCATAGACAACTTTCCACCAACAACTTTCACTTCTGATTTCCCATATTTCTCATACTTTTTGGGTTTAATGGTGCGTATATTTCGGACCATCTGAAGTATTCTATTCATAGTATGATGGCGATTTCGAGTATAAATCACATGAATTCCGTCCCGCAGCATAATATGATCTAAATGTGATTGTAATTGAGCAATATTAACATATTTTCGATCGACTTTTTTACCTTCTACAACATATATTATTGGGCAATTATGTGATTCTCGGGCTCTAAGAAGCTTTTCAATGTTATATTTTCGATCTGTACGTAAAGTTGACGCCAAATCACCCCATGTTTTACGCTCAAAAATCGTGATGGGAATTTCGTTTGAATACAAAATATAGTCGCCTATTTCAAGTGTATCCACCATCAATTCGAGATTTTCAACGTCTATATCTTGAAATAATTTAACCAATTTATGTTCTCGGTTATCTATTTTAAGAGTTAGTGATTCATTAATAGGAAGATTAATTTGGGAAATTCGATGTCCCGCCATATCAAATGTGGAATAAAATTTAATTTGATAATCGATAGTTCGATGTTATTAAAGTATCGCTCATTGCTTAATAAAGAACAATTTATTACATCCTATGTGTTATTACAAAATTCTATCACAATTTTGAAATATGATGGTAGAAATCATCAATTACAGCATGTAATTGCAGCCTTATTAAGAGTATTTGAATCTAAAATTCAATATGATGGTCCTATTATGGGTGGTGGATATTTAAAAATTTTTAACAAAAAATGTGTACTTATTTTTGGTAAAAAATAAATATTAATATATAATCAAGATGCCTAATAATTCTTCTCAAACCGGGAAATCCGGGGGTATGTCTATTGACTTACTCCTGAGAAAACAACAGGTTACTTGTATTGATAGTCCAGATGATGAATTAAATGAGCATTTTCGGGATATTTTAAAAGATACATCCCCAGATAAGCCATTTCATGATCATAATCATGCTCGGCGATCATATGATAGTACAGGCAAATTAGACTTAATGCACTCCGGATCTCGAGTAGATGGAACCCCATATCTCCCGGATGGCACATTTTTGGACTTTGAATTCTTAGAAAAGGATCCTCGTTCATTACATCTCGGGCCCGATTTAACTAAAATGCGCAGACAGCGTATGTCAAGAGCTGATTATACTTATAGACAAAATGATGAGGCATATGGCGTACCGGAAAGCCAGAGGCCAGTTTGGAAGACTGAAATGGATCGCAAAGCGACATTTTATCCTCTAAAGCATAGATATAAAAATTTCAAAACCGCAAAAGACGGATTTCATAATGGAGGCCCTGGACCAAGAATTACGCGTCGAACCGGAGATCTGACTACTTTTGAAATTCGATCAGGAGAACCAATCGATCTTGCACAAGCAACTGCTCGTAATTATCAGGATGCAACTGCCAAACTAACAAACAGAACTCATTTTACCAGACATTTACGAACTGTTGATCAAACGTTTGACGTCGCAAAATATGGTCTAGCTCAATCCACAGACCCATATCGAGATTTTCGAAAAAATCGCCAGGCAGGAACTTATAAAACAAGCAGAGACATTGTTGATTTCAAAGGAGTGCGAATTCCAGCAACTATGGTAGTTTTGGCCGAAACAATCGACCGGCGTATGAAAACGCGCAAAGATAAGGCCCAAGTTGCATCATTGATGGACAGTTTAAAATCATTTACTAAAGCACAAAAAGCATTAAGTAATCTCACTCTAGTGGCCGATCCGACCGCAAATACACAGACGAAAGAGGCCGCTATTGAGTCATTTGTTCAGGCCGCAAAGACTCCAGATGAAGCTAAAAGTAGAGTAAATCAGACCATAATGCATAGAAATATTATTGAATTCATGCATCAAGCTAATAAAACAACTATGGATCCACAAAACCTGACCGAAATATTACGTAAAACAGTTAGCAATGTTGTTTCTGAAGAGTCCAAACAGGGCGCCACTAGACAATTTAGACGATTACTTAAAAGAGCTAAAAATGCCTGGGAATCTAAAATGGCAACATCATTTGCTGAACCATACCAAGTATTCCAATATGCAACTGCCGAACCCAAACAACCAGAACATCCGAAAACTGCCCAGGACCGTAAATCTACAAATAGCCGAGATTCCACCCACAGAGGAGTCCGAACTGAGTCCAAACGAACCAGTAAATTTAATGACGTAGTCGGAGGCAACTTATTCAAAGAAATGGCTCCAGTAACTAGACATAATCGACCAATTGGTACTAAAATGACTAGACAATTCTTGATTAGAGACCGAAATGATGATATTAGTGATAAAACAATTGCAAATAGATAATAAATTATAATCATATATATTAACACATCATAATGCAATTGAGCCCACAATCATTAGCAATTTTTAACAAATTAGTTCATCAAAACGACATTTATTCTAAATTAAAAACGCATGAAAAAAACGTTATATCCAATATACTAACAACTATTTTGGGTATAAATCTGACAAACATTAGTATTAAATTCAGTTATTTTAGGTATTATGTGTACAATAATAACAAAATTAGCGGCTCTTTTCGAATCAATCCATTGAAATCTACTATTATTGATGTACAAAGGGTTGAATCCAAAAATAAGCAAATAGACTTCACAGATAGCTATTATTGTTAAATACATACATACAACCAATCTTATATTTTAATTTTTTTTAAATTTGAATTTTTTTTAAACAAGTACATACATTCCATTATAACAATGGAGGTTTATAAGTATTTTACGTCCAAACATGGCGATTTGCCTAAACTTCTCAAACAGATGAAATTAGATAAAGTAAAGTCGCAATTAGCCAAAATTAAAACCTATTTGTTTCGCGAAGGAATTAAAATGAATTATGAAATCCCGGTTAAGTCGTCTCAGATAATCAAAATTGTTTGTACTGCGTATGATTATGCATCTATTTTTGACTCAATGGTACGTGAATGCAACGGCGCAATCTACATCTTAGGAACACTTGGGTGGACCATGAAAGTCATTCCATTACCATTTCTATTCAAGAAAACAGATGATAAAAATATTATTGATAATATCAAAAATGATAAATATCTCATTTATCCAATGGTCGACGCCACTTTGATCAATATTTATTATTTAAATTCTAAATGGCATATTTCCAGTTCGAGAAGTTATGATTTGCGTGAATATAAAATTAATGGACATTATTGTAAAGATATGCTCGAAGAATGTCTGACTGAGAAAAAAGTTGATGATTTCTGGGGATGTCTTAATAAGAAAGCCTGTTATACCTTCTTGATTCGTAATCCAAAAGTTCACATTTTTACATCCACATATGATATTCAGTTTGTTCGATATGTTGAAATGGATAACTATAAACACAAAATTCGTGTATTTACTGACACACCTCACCAGCAAATTGACCATTATAATGTACTTGATATCAATGATTTACCCAAATTTGCAGAAGAATTTGAGACCAAAAACGCAAATGCGTTTGATACTTACTGTAAAACTGGAGAGCAACACTTTGGATATATTTTGAGATCCAAGAATCCTCGAAAGGCCCCAGATATTAAATTAGAAAGTACATTAATGGCTGCAATCCGCAAATTAGTATACGATAGTACTTATACCAGAATGGCCACCAATTATGATATTGGTCGAAATTATGCAGTTCTAATTAACGCATTTATTGGCAAAAATTCACCACTTGCTACAGTCGAGCATAAATTTTTGACTCTATTTCCCACATATAAACCAATTTTTGACAACATCACAACCATAACGAACAAAGTTATTACTCATGTAGTTACAAATAAATACTTTGATGAAGAAGGACTGAAACCATTAAATGGCGTAAAAGATATCATTTATAAATCTATGAAAAAAATAACAAGTATGAACACAGTAACCACAAAACTTGTATCAGATTTCCTAATTTCATACAAATCTTTTTCGGAATTATATACGATCTGCAAAGTCGCTCAGACATACAAAAAAGTAAACGAATAATCACGATTTTTCTCAATTCATCATTTCATCATTTTTTATTTTTTATTTTTCTTATTTAAAATCAATTTATAATAACATTAATTGCGATTTTTATAGTCCATAACAAGAATATTTACATTAGTTTTAATCTTCTCAATCAGTATATTTTTCTCATTAATAACTTGTTCTAGCCTAGTTATTTTAGCTTCCAATTGGTTGATTTGCTGTTGTTGATTAATAAAATTCTTTTTTATAATGTCTTTGGAATCCGCAGTTACTGATTGAGATAAATTCGCTTCAGGGACGGATTCGCTGCGCACAGTATACTCGCGTTTTTTATATATTTTTTGATAAATTTTGCTAGTTTTATTAAGATAAACCCGCCAATTCTTGTATCTAGTGATTTCTCCGCCATTAAATGCACTCAAATTATTAGTTAAATGAATAAACGCATCTCCGGTGGGACTTACTCCATGACCGTAAATAAATCCACCTGATCGATATTTACCTTCTGTTGTAAAATACCTAATATGCAATTTTCGCTTCAAAGATGACCAAGATTCTTTGGGAACAATAGAATAACCATCTAATTTCTCTGGCTCTTCTGGTTTAGCAATATTTGCTAATCTTGCACTTAAATCGAACACTGACATAGAATATATACTGTTATATATAATTATAATGGCCGGTATACCCAAAAATACAACTTCTGATTGGTTAATAAAACAATATCGTTCCAAGTGGAAAATACGGGACACAAATATTAATACTAACTATTCGTCAGTATGTCGTAATTTATCGATTAAATATAATATTTTAAATACGACAATTCACCCTATGAATACTACTATTTCCGTCTTTAAATTGAAGAAAGAACATACCGATTACGCCAATTTTGCATATCTGTATACAATGCCCAAATCCAATACAACAACGACCCCGTACGATATTATTCAAAAAGACCTAGTATTCAAATACTTTTGTTTTGGTGGTAGTTTAATCTCAATGGATGGAGAATATAGATCCAATTTTTGCACATTTAATAGTGTTAATATGTTTCAAAAATATCCCGATATTTACAATGAAGTTGAGCAATTTTTACTGGAAAAGATAAAAAATGAGAGAATTATTTTATATTATGAACAGTTTTATCCAACAAAAGAACAGACGAAACTATCACATTCCCTTGAAGATGGTATACGAAAAAATCGCCTTGAGATCAAATTTCTTATTCTTTGTTGGTTGTCAGATATGAATAAATTTCAAAATAATACTATGGAAACTCATATGAATGTGAAATATTTGAACGTTATGTATGCAGACAAGAAAAATGACATGGAATTTTATGCCAAATTATTGAAACGTTTCAAGTATTTAGAATTGGTTATAAACACAATAAGTAGGTTTTTACCAACTAAATCTTCGGATTTTAAAGGACTTCACTCTATTGGTCAAAAAATAACTCCAATTAATTGGAAGGAGATTCAATACCCATTTGATATATCTTATGCTCCTTGGCGGGAATTGTTCGTTAGTAAGCATTTATCAAATTTAGTACTCAATCAGATAAGTCCAAATTTCCCAATTATTGGTAACTGGTTTTATGTTCGAAACAACCGAAAAGGCCTTTTTGATAACCAAAGTGTGTATGATAGAATGGAAAATAGTGAAATAGCCAGACATATTGCATCGCAATTAATGGCCGCACAAAGAGGTACTTATGAACTCGAAACCAAACCAAATACAGCGTCAGACATAGTTAAATGGGTAAGTAATAATTTCAAACATCTACACGATAAAATAGAAACCTCTCTTGATTATTCAAAGAAGGAGCTTATTATGAGTGAAGTTGCCCTTGGTATGACTTCCGAATTCGTTGGTCGTACATTTTATGATTCCATTCAACTTTCCAAATCAAATACGCATTATAGAGATGATATAGGCAATCCATTTGGAGAAAAGAATTCCGTTTATTTCGGTGCTTATATGTTCGGATTAACTTATGCGTTGTACTGTATGAACAAATTTTATCACTCAATTCATGGTGATTTACATTTAAATAACTTCACTTTGCATCGAATTGCTCCTGAATATTTATACAATTTTGGCAAGATTAAGTCTCCACATGTAGTTTTTCGAGCCAAAAATATTGATTTCGCAATCCCACATTGTGGTTATCATGTCTGTATTATTGATTTTAGTCGAACAATTATTAGACCTTCTCAGGCTCATATTTTCCATGATCCACTAATGAAACAATACAAAATTAATGACAAAGAGTTTTTCCACGAGGAACAGAGTAAAAACCTAAAAAGTCTGTATAATAAGTATTTTCCGGAAATCTTAATGAAATACAATGAAGAATTTGATTTCTTACTAAAAACGCAATTTGACATAATGTTTTTGTTATTAACCCCTCTTGATCTGTACAGCGTAGTGACCAAATTATTACATTTGTATACTAGCAAAGACAGTAAAGTCGACTTGGGAAAATTAGAAATATTATACTCATCATCACAAAAAATTGGTCTAATGCATAAAAAATCTATTGAGTTACTTAATAAAATTCGTAATTTATGCGAAGTTTTCGTTCATTCTAGGCTGGTAAAATTACTCGAAAATCCAAAAGGAATCACAGATAATATCAAAAATGAGGAGTTACCAATGTTACAAATAATTAAATCGGTTTTTAGTGCTAGAATTTTAACTCCCGAAATGTTAAAAAATATTACCATAGTAGACTTTTTCGATTCTGATTACAAAATTGAACATGATATACATACATACAATACACTTCCAAAGCATATTACGCATTCACTTTCGGGGCTTACAATAAAGCCCACAAATGATAAAACATCCAGGTTAGAATATGAACAATCCATTTTTGAATCTACTAATTTAATAGATTTTATTGCAAATCGCCATACAGAAAAGTTATTTTAAAATATAATTTATTAAAATTGAAAATGGTTTTAATATTATACAACACATTCAAAATGACTTTATTGTGTGAACAATGTGATAATATTTTGGAAATAAAAACAGAAGAAACAATCGAATTTCATTGCAATGGGTGTAACAAAACATATGAAGCAACCCCAGAAGACACTCTGAGATATAAAAAAAATAGTCAAACACCACAAATTAATGATCATATTATCAAGCTGGCCATCTTTGTTCCAACTAATCCGATATATTATAAAACATGCCTAAAATGTAAACAAAAACGTTTGGTGGTCCAAATTGAATATAACCGAAATGGTTTGGCAAAAAATATATGTAAAACATGTAATTATAACTGGTTTGAATTCGAATCTATTGATTAACAACTAATTCTTGTTTACCAATTTTGATGTCATTATCAGTATGAATATTCTTTGGAAACCCCATCTCATTTGGATTCCAGACCTCAGTTAATACATTATTGATATGTCTATGTAACAAAAATGGGCATTTTCGCTCACTAATAATTTTTTTTGCACGAGCAATTGGGCAGACAATTCCTTGCAAATCGACTCCAAAATCCAATGGTCTCTTGCTAATCATATTTGCTAAATTACCAACAATATCAGTGTATTCGTATAATGTCAGTCTATCTGAACTGATTCGATCTTCTGGTTTGACAAATTTACGAATATTAATATGAGACTTCTTATTGTTTGAAATATATTTATTCATTGCCTGAATATTCTCATCTTCGTCTGATAATTCTATCTCTTCATCGCTATTTTCCTCTTCTGATACATACTTTTTGAGCTCATCTTCACTCTCTTCTTCTTCATATGCACTAACTTCATAGTCGGAAACGTCACTTGTTTCAAATTCATTTAATTGTTTAGTATCCATAATCTATGTATATATAAATCATTTTTTAAATATATAAAACGCTAATTTAAATTCGTTCTGAGTATTTTTATTTTTATTTTTATAATTAAAATTGAAAAGTTAGTTTGATATATTATTAGAAATGGATCAATCAGGATCTTCTAAAAACGATTTAAAATTCCGAATTAGAAATTTTGAAGCCGAATCGCCCACATTTATTGAATTGAATACTTTTATTCAAAAATGTCGATCAAGCTCGCAAAAAGACAAAACAAATATCACTAATATCAATTTTGGTGTAGGTGCGAATATTCCTGCACACCTGATTCCCAAATTCTTCAAATTATACAAAGATTGTTATGATTACCCAAAAAGCAAGGTAGCTCGTAAAAGCGATCCCAATTTCCAGGTACAAGAGAAACAACTATCTAATTCATGTTTGATGGTCGATTTAGATATATATCAAAAAACCTCTGAAAGATTACTTAATTCTACGATTTTACAAAATATTAGCGAAGAAATAATCAAAAATTGCATTCAAGGTTTATTGAATTTCCAAGATGATGTCAATATTTTTGTCGCAGTAACTGGAAAACCAAATCCGGTTGAAGTATATATGGAAAATAGCACTGATAACATGTATCGTGAAGGATTTCATATTATTATTTATTTACGAATGCCTACAGTTGTAAAAAGAGAAATTTTAACAAGATTTTCAGAAATATTTGAAGATTTAATCAACGAACACATAGATCCCAAATTATTGGGTGATAATATATCAAATTGGATTGATATGGGGAGTTCAAAAGTACCAATTTTCTTACTTGGAAGTGCTAGTAAACCCGATAAAGTTCCATATAAATTACTTCATTTGTTTGAATTTAAAGTAAGATTAAAATCTCGATTTGGTATCTTAAAACTAGTAAAATCTCATGATATTAATGAAGAACTAGATAAAAGATACAATTTACCATACGAATTAAGCGTGAATTGGGAAGTAAGAAATGTGAAAGATAAATTAATTACGAAGCATCGGTTTACATTACATGCAGATTTCAAAAGTAAATTTGAAAACAAACAGTCTCCTAAAGATATCGAACAAAGTGATCAAGATACAAGAGTCAAAAATCTTCTTGATTGTCTGGCTCCAAAGAGGTATACAGATTATGTTAGTTGGCATAAAGTATTAATGTTATTGGCTGGTCTAGGATCAAACTATGAGGATCTTGCTCGATATTTTAGTAAAAAATGCGAGTCTAAATTCGATGAGTTGGGGTTCAGTAGAGAATGGAATATTTGTGTCGATGAGAACAAAAAACTTAAATCATCTAAGAAATTAGGTCTTGGTTCATTACATTTTTGGGCTAAACAGGACGATCCAGAGAACTATCGAACAATAACACAAAATACTTTATCAAATATTGTTAGTAATTATATTTACTCTGCGGCCACTAAAGGATTAATTCAACCAGCTATGATGGCAAGATTAATCAAAGAAATTTATCCAGATAAATATGTCACTACTTCCCCAAACGGCAAAGATTATCAATGGTATGAATTTATTAGTGATAATGATGCTCATGAAGAGGGGGAAATTTACAAATGGCGGTGCTTACAAGGCCCACCAATTTCATTATCATTGTTGATGACAGATGTGTTATCAAAGGAGTTTAACAACTATAAAAACAGTTTAAATACTAAAACAATTCTCTTGAGTAAAAAAGATGAGGAAGATAATAAAAAACGAAAAAGCCCTGCTCTTAAGGCTTTACAAAAAATTGTGACCAATATAATCAAAACAATTAATAATTTACAGAGTCCAAATTATAAAAAAAGTGTTATTCAAGAGTGCAGAGATATTTTCAACCAATATGGGTTTATTAAGAAATTAAATACCGATCCATATGCATTGGGTGTAGGAAATGGAGTATTATATCTGAAAGATAAAATTTACCCCAGACTTCACACTGGGTACAATACATTTAATATTTGCGAACACACTGAGGTTAATTACAATCAATTTGATCCGCGTGACCCTCAGACAAAACGCCTTTTATTTGCTTTACGATCTATTTTTCCTGATGACGAACCAGACACATTTGAGTATGTTATTAGCCATGCCGCTTCTTGTTTAGATGCGAAATCAAAGACATCTATGGTTATGATGCTCATTGGTGGAGGTAGTAATGGAAAATCTGTCTGGATGGAACTTCTCAAAAATGTTCTTGGGGAATATGGCGTAAAACTAAAACTAGGACTTCTTGTGGATAGTAAACGGTCTAGTGAGGGTGCCACACCGGGTCTCATGGCACTAAAAAATGCCCGATTTGCATATTTCTCAGAAAGTAACAACCATGAAGAATTAAATTGTGCGAAAATTAAAGAACTTACTGGAGGAGAAACATTGGCTGCAAGAGGCTTGTTTAAAGGAATAGAAAATTTCCGACCCAAATGTCATTTTCTTATTGGGTCTAATTATCCATTTATTATTCATGGAAATGATGATGGTATTTGGCGTAGAATGGTAAAAGTAGATATGAAAATTAAATTTTGCGATGGTGTTAATACAATTAAGGATCCAAATAATCCTAATCATCGAGATGCAGATACAGATATTCAAGACACATTTATTACTGATCCCGAAGTTTTGAGTAAATATTTATCGATTTTAGTATTCTATTATCATAAATTACACACCAAATATGGAGGTAAACTTAACAATGTACCTCATCCACATATCAAGAGATCTAGCGAACAATACCGATCTGAACAAGATATGATTTACCAGTTTATTCGACAACATGTTTGTACAAAAATTGATCCTAAAAAGGAACAAGAATATGCTACAATCGATTTACAGACTTATATTAATGCATATCAATCATGGTATGAAAAGATCAGTAAATCAAAGAAACCAACTAATATTGAGGTTCGACAAGCATTTACATCCTCAATTATCAAAGGGAAATTACGAAACAAAAATGAGAGATATTATGTAGAAGGACTTCGCCTTATTGATCCAAACGACCAAGATGATATTAAATTGCGTCCAGATGAGCGAATGTTATGTGATTCAAAAAGAAACACAAAAATCGATGTTGGTATAGAATCTCCTCAAGATTATTATGACCGAATTGTTTATGAATGGGATGTACTAAAAACACAAATAGATAAAGAGACACATGAGATTGACTATGATGTAAAAGAGAACAATATTTTGGATGATAAACCTAGTCTTGATATTTTAACCAAAAAAATGAGTTTACATAGTTTTTCAGCAGTTCAGGACATGGATCCAACAGAAGATTCGAACAAATTGACCTTCCAAAATGTTAAAAAAACTATTAAAGTGCCCAATATTGATGATATCATATATGATGAAGAAGAGTGTGAATATCTTTCATCAGCGAGTGAATCAGAAGATTAATAAATAACTAATCAAGTATTTTTTTGTTTTAATGAGATCCTTCCATAATAGTTGTCTCAAATTGAGTCATTCTTGGGTATTTTACACCCATATGGGCCCTAGGAGGTCTATCCATTTCAAATCGCTCAGATAGGTCGACTTCTTGTTCCAAATGATCTGATTTGGACGCCCATCTGGTAGCGGATACATCAAATGATAATTTTGGTTCAGCTGATCGGTTGTAGTGAGTAGTAATTCTATCGTTTAAACTAGGTGCATTAACTGGGTCTGTAACTTCTTTCTTGTATTGTTTCTGTCTCATCTCGTAGGACGACGTTGGGACACTTTTTTTACCGACCATACGGTCCCATTTCGATCGCACATCGTTAATTGTTACATCGATATTAGGATTCTTATATACCAACACTAGCAGAATCAAAAATAGTATAACAACTAATAATGCTACAATAATCGAGTCTGTCATATTAGATTAATAATATCTATAAATCACGAAAGAAAAAAAAATCTAAAATATATTTAGTATTATATGGATACCAAGCTAAACATAAAGGTCTCAATTCAGATATATAATGATCTTATGAACATAAATTTCGCAAAATAATTGTATAATAATTTTTTGTTTTTATTTTATTTTTACTTTATTTTATAACTTTTCAACTAGTTATTGTTTATGAAAATTTCAACGTTTTTCCTTATCTTTTTTTAATAATCCAATAATTTCTTCTGGTTTAACAGTAACATCGCTGTCAATTTCTAATAAACTAAGACTTTTTACTGTATCAGATTCCGGAGAAGGGGGTTTAATAATTTTCTTTTGTGGTGGCTTTAAACAATCTTTATCAAAGATAATCATTACTTTTGTTGATGAACAAGTAAATGACAGCTGAATATCACGTACTCCTAACGACTTTCGAATATATTTTTGTTCTTCCGAATTAAACGTTTCTGGAGTTAAAGTTGGTTTTCTATTACATTCTGGAGAGCATAAATTATCTATATTATCAGCCTCTTCGGCACTTTCTCTAAGAGCACAATGCATATAACTTCGCAACCAATCATCATATTTTGATAGCCATTTGTTATGCTTTTTGCACGAAAAATCCTTTGCTTTATCAATTTTACCATGTGAAAACAATCCAATTGTGTATGATGTGTACCGTTTTTGATTACCCTTTGCGTCTATAAATTGAGTTGGAGACTCGATACTAAGAACCAATTTAAGATGTTTTGGTAGTTTGACTAATAAATCATATAACTTAACTTTACTTCTATTTTGGATTTTGCCATCTCGAATTGCCCGCAAAATGTACAATAAATTAATTACTTTTTTCTCATTTAGGTACTCTGATGATGCGTTTTTGAAAACAATAGACAAACTCTTTATCATTTCATCTAATTTCTCAATTCGTTCAAGGCAATAGGTAGTTACCTCTGATGTCTTATCATCCTTGAATTCAAGGTGTTTTTCGGTATCGTATGTGTCACTGTTGACAATGTATAACACAGCCACAGTTTTAATTTTGTACGGCTTTTTGAAATATTCACTCATCGTTAAAACTATAACTATCACTTTATAAATAGAGTTAAAAAATTCAATATTATATATCACGATGTCTAATAAACCAACTCTATTACAAATAGGTAAGCTTAGAAAGGCACCCAATACTATTCCAATAGATTACATTGTTAATTTTATTCAAAATGTAAAACCGAGTAAGCCCGGGGATCATTTTATTATTATAAAAGCCGGCACAGGATCCGGAAAAAGTACAATTATTCCGCCCCAAATTTACACAAAATTACTTGCTGGAACTGCTGCTAATATCGCTATCACACAGCCTCGAGTTCTAACCGCTGTTGATATACCCAAAATAGTTGTGGAGTTTAATCCCACACTCAAAATGGGTTACAATATTGGATATCAAACTGGGCCGATCAAAAAACGCCCGATTTCCGGCCTAATTTTCATGACAGTCGGCACTCTTGTTCAGCAAATCAAAATTATGGATCCCTTGCATTTCATCTCAAAATACCGTTATATCATTGTTGATGAGATTCACGAGCGAGATATTTCTGTGGACATGTTGCTTTTTTATCTAAAAAATTTATCAACCCGCCACTATGATCACCCAAATTTCCCAATAATTTTGTTTATGAGCGCCACATTAGACGAAAAACCACTCGTAAAATACTTCAAAATACCAAAAACAAATATTCTTGAGGTGGCCGGACAAAGCTATCCAATTTTGCAAAATTTCTCTAAATTCCAGATGTCCAATTACATTCATTATGCAATATATACCGCGCTTAAAATACATATTACGACCATCGACGATGAGCGAAATGACAAATTAAAAGACATTTTGATATTCGTAAAGGGTACTAAAGAGGTCAAAGATATGATTGGTCAGATCAGCGATCTCAATGATAATATTCTACATAATAGGCAAAAAACTCTTGATTATGTCGACCAGATGGAATCTGAAATAACCGAGGTAAAAGGTGGAAAGGCAAATCCACCCAACGATTATTTGTTACCAGTTGCTCTTACTAGCGAAAATTATAAGAAGAGCGGCAAAGAATATCGGAATTTATTCGCAAATATTGATACATTAAAAGTACCGATCAAAATGCAAAGTAAGATCTCATACGTAACCCCATCCCGCAGAATTATTGTCTCAACCAATGTGGCTGAAACTGGAGTTACAATTGATACTCTCAAATATTGTATAGATACCGGATATGTCAAAAATGTCGAATATAATCCAACAAGAGGTTGTCATTTATTGATTGATAGGCCCCTAACTCTTGGAATGGCCAAACAGAGACGTGGTCGAGTCGGCCGAAAAGGCACTGGGTACCACTATCCTTGTTATACAAAAGACACCTGGGAAGCTCTTCAGGTCGATAAACACCCGGATATATTTACTACAGACCCTTCTCCCATCATTTTAAGTAATATAATCGAACAAAGTCAGTTTTCCATATCTGAAAACGGCAAATTTAAAATACACAAAATGGAGGAACGTTACATAGATTTTACCAACAAATCGGTATTTAATCTGCAAAAACTGGACTTTTTAGAGTCCCCTGCATCACATTCAATAGCATTTGCAGTAGAAAAACTATACATTTTGGGTTATATTAATGCACAATATGAACCAACTTTGTTTGGATATTATGCGAATAAAATAAAAAAAGTAAGTTTAGAGAACATTAGGCTAATACTTGCCAGCTATCATAACCAAACAAACACTCTTGATATGATAACTATTGCCGCATTTTTGAGCGCTGGATGGCAGACCATTGGAACTTACCGCAATAAATACACTCCGCTAAATCCAAATGGGGCCCCTCCGGAGGTTTTCGAGAAGCAGACCCAAGAAATTGGATGTGAATTTGTGGAATATCTATTCATTTGGGAAATGTTTATGAATCAATTTATGGTAAATTCATCTCGCAAGGTCACCCTCAATAAGGTTTTGGAATGGTGTGCAAAGCACAAATTTAAGTATGAAGGAATACTTAAAGTAATAGAAATTCGAGACGAAATAATCGAAATCCTAATATCTATTGGACTTAACCCATTTTATAAAAAGGCCGGCAATTTACTTACAATGATATCATCAGATTATTCGGAAGCTCTAAAATATATTTCACGCATCAAAAAGTGTATTTTGGACGCTTATCGTTTAAATACAGCTACTCTAAATCCGGTTACAAAAAAATACTATGCAGACCATTGGAAATATGAATTGTCTATTGATTCCAAACTAATAAAAAAATATCTTCCCAAACACATTGTATTTGCAACTTCAATGCTTAAACCCTCATTTGGGTATTATGGATTTTCTGTTGATACAATAAGTTTCCTAATAGATCCTCCCGACTTAGATTTAATCCGATGAGGAACTGCTATCTAATGCCCATCCTATAGGCATAGAAATTTTATGTTTTACAAAAATGTCTTTAAAAATATGATTATATGCGCAAATAATCTTCTTGTAATAATTTATAAAAGTTGTGGTCGAACTATACATTATTTTTTCAATACTAGATGGAGTTATGTGGTTATATTTTTTAACCCTCTGAGTTATTGTATAAATTGCACCAGATACTTTAGTGGTATCCTTATTACTACGAAGAATATGTATTTTTCGATCTTCGGCTCGTTTAATTAAATCGAACGCAAAATCGTAATATGATATATCAATTTCTAATTTATTCATTGTCTGTCTGATATAATCTCCAATTAATTCGAATTGATCGAACTTGAATTTAATTCCATATCTCTCTAATTCGTGACTCGCCCGAATACGTTTTTCTTCGATATCCATAAATAATGCGATTTCTTTTAGAGGCCGAGGAATATTGGTTTCGATTGATGCTCTTGATAGACATTCTCCTAATAAAGCCAGTCTTTGATTTCCTCGCCTAATTAAAGAGAATTTTCCAATCAAATGTTCATATTTTTTGACAGTTAAATATAATACATCATCTCTTATTTTATGATTAGTTTTCTTATAAAATGCGGTATTTTTCTTTTTTAGTAACAATAAGTTCTCCCTAAACCTCTGATTTGTGTAATTTGAAGTCGAACACATTAGAGAAATATTTAGTTTATTTGACGCTCTTCTTGAATTTGGATCTGTCTTTGCACTGACAATTTTAAAACTAGAAGCTGCTTTACTAGATGTATTATGATCTGCATCAGAAGATATACAGAACTCATTACTTTGTCTCAAACATTGTTCAGTAAAACCGCAACTTTCGCAAATAAACTGACTATTTTGTTCTATCATTTTAATTCCACATTCTTTACATAAATTTTCATTGATTAAAGTTTTTTTTATTATTTCTGGTTTTTTACGACCAATGCTTTGCCTAAAGATATCCTGTAGATATTGAGTAGTCATTATAATAATGTACGATAAATCAAATTTTATTCTAGTGAATAATAATAATCATTTTTAATTTTAACTAAAAAAATAAAAACAATACCATTTTTGTCACACCAATTTTGTATTCTCAATATGGTTATATTCATTATATCTCTTCTTTATACTCTTATATTTGTTACAAATTAACATTTTATATTTCAATGCCATTTTATTATTAATCAAACTAAATACAATTTCTCTTAACACATCTAACTCATATGACAACATAATTGTTGATTTTTCATAAGAAAAACTGTTTAATGACAATAATATTTTCAATGTCACATAGATATTGGTCTCCGAATATCGCAAAAATATTATTATCTCGTTCCAAAATCCATACTCAAAAAGCCTTTCGTAATTTAGATTATATGGTAATTTAATATCATTTAAGGCAAATAATTTAATTAGATCGAAATCACGTGTTTTCAATAAGATATCAATAAATTTATAATTATTGTTGATTAATTCAACAAATCCAGTATAGCCAAATAATACTTCTAATATATCGATATTCCTTGATTTTATTATCTGAATTATTATCTCGCTTATGTTCTCTGGTCTCCAAAATATATAATTCAGGAGGATATTTGTCATTATTTTAAAAGATCGGAATCCCTGGCAGATTTGTACTATTTCATCTTCATATTCTTTATTCCAATATGGAATTAAAAATGAGCATCTCCCAACATCATCTTGTTGGATTATTTCCAAAATATATTCAGGTATTTTTGCATTCATGTTGAATAACAGTTTCATATTTTCAATATTTTTTCGTCACTTGAATAATAAGTTATATTATAATAATGAGAACGTATACAATTATTATACCACTTGCCACAGATTATGTGGATTTAATACCAATCCAATCAAAATTGATTAAGTATTATAAATGGGCAAAAATTAAACCTATCGATATTCCAAAAACCCCAGGTAATTTCATAATTAAAACAAAAAATAACACTCATATTGTTTACTTATTTTTTAAAAATAATAAAAATTCATCTATATTAACTAGAAATATTGGTTGGCCAGAGGCATTTAAGTATACTTTTGAAAAATTATCTCCGTATTTGGCGCATAAAAAAATACATGATATTTTAATTCCACGTACAAATATTCCTAATTTTTATTATATTTTAAGCACATTAGGGTCTAAATTTAATGTAAATTTTATCATTATGGATACATAATCAATTGTTCTTTGGAATATAGTAAAGGCGTACTTTCGTCTATAATTGGTTGACCATTCTGCCACATTCCTTTAAAAACTAATCTTCCCGTGATATCCCAAACAAACCCATAACCATGTTTTATTCCATCAACATAAGTACATTTACTACTTTTTTTGTTCTGTAAAGAATATACAGTACAAATATCATTTCTTTTAAAGTTTTTAAATATACCTTCGACCCATAATCTATTATCTTTAACGAAATAGACTCTAGCATACCCGTTCAAAATACCATCTTTAAAATTACCTACATACTTGATATGATGCTTTTCATCATAGTATTCTCCTTTGCCATTTGGTAATGATTTGGTTTTATCCAACCAACAATCATATGCCAATTTCCCATTTAAGTGAAATATTTTGTTCTTAATTCTAAAATAAGACTTGCCTCTGATAGTTAATTTGCTCATTAATTATAAAATTATATTCATTTTTTTTATTTAAAAATTTGACAATAAATATATTACTGAAACCTCTTTAGTCACTACTGCTTTTGTTAACCCAAACCAAAAAGTCGTGGTAGGGCAATCACGACATAAAAATAAAATAAAAAATACAAAATGGACGTTATAAGCCTATAAAAACCAATAAAAAATACAAAACTAAAAAAAAGTGTAAAAAGCTTTTTTTTATTAAAATTTGCTTATTTTTTTCTTAGCGAAATTTATTAAATTTGAACATGTTCTTTGTTCTCCAAACACAGTTCGAACATTATTTTTTACTCTCACGATGTGTGGAACAGTCTTTACACCGAAATTTTCGGCCAAAGATAAGTCTTTATTTACATCAATTTTTATTGGTTTTATCGAACTAAATCGGACAGCTTTCTCAAATTTATTCCATTCAGGTTCAAATATCATACAATATGGACATTCTGGTTTTTGGAACCAATACACATATGTTTTTTCTACTTTTAAATATAAAACAATTATTAATAATATAATTATAACTATCGATAATCCAAGAATTGTATTGTCCATTTATAATGTGGAAAATATATTTTTTAATAATTATATCCATATTTTTTGCTCTATTGAGTATTCATATTGAATTTCCACAACCTAAAAAAATAAAATTCAATCCCAGCATTTATTGCTTTCCTTGTTATATACAAGTGTTTAAAGCCATGTTTCTCCTCTCATCTGGAATTTTATTAAACTTCTTTGATATTACGAATTTACTCTAACTAATTCTTGAAAAACCATCTCACCGTCAACAATATTACTAAATCGAATCTTTTTGATTCCCAATTGACTCAAAAATTTGAGACAATGATCACATGGTTTAGAATTACCTAATATGATTGGCATATGTGAAATATCAGATTGTTTGCGCAAAATACGAACAACATATAAGACATAACCCTTAAATACATTTTTGGCCTTTTTAATATTTCGAAATTTTAAACACCTTAGGCCAGTCATTAATGCATGAATTTCTGCATGCAATGAATAATACGAATATTTACCAAATCTAGATCTATATTGGTTGTAACCCTCATAAAATACACGACCCTTTTTTACCAATCAGTTTGGCCCCGAGTCTAAAATGGGGAAAATTACTCTTCTTAGCACTGTTAATACAACTATTAACAATAGACATTTCACTCTTGGTCATCTTATTGACAGGCAAATTGACTCCGTTCATAGTATAATACTTCATTGTATGAGTAGGATAAAATAATTCATTTTTTTAAATAACACTCAAACATTCTTGTTTTATTACTCCAAGTTGTTCGGGAGTCAATTTAGAATTCTCGCTATGTTTTTCCATCAATTCGTTTATTCCATCCTTCATGGTCAGTATCGCATTTTCCACTTCAGCAGTCTGATTATCCTCATCATAATCATTTTTGACTTCTTCGGGCAATTTATCCAACACTTTTTTAACCACCTGGGATGCTTCGTGAAAGATTTCATTACGAATGATCTCCTTGTTTTTAAGAATACCCAAGTCATCATCTGCATCCAGTTTTGTAAATGTAGACATTAATCGAGTAACTCGGCCATCCTGACAAACGATATTATCATTGCTGGTAAAATCACGCAACTGAGAGATCAATGATTGTTTTAATTCGTCCTTATTAGCCGCGTTATCTGGAGAATTTATTCTATACCATACATTCATAAAAAGTTCTTTTTCGGTTGATAAAATTGATGGTATAGCATAATTTTTCTCTATACGTTCTAGTGCACTATAGATTCCATAATCCATATCCAATAATTGCTTTTTCGCATCTTCGTATGATAAATCTCGACCCAAATTGGGGTATTTGACATTATATCTAATTAATTTATCATATTGTTCTTTAACATCGGATACTATTGCACTATCATGAACATTTTGGCCATCTGATACCCAGTCCTTTAAATTATCAATCTTCTCATCAGTTTCCATATTCTTGTTAGTTTTTAACTCTCTAACTTTTTCTTCTCTAGGTTTAGGATCTATTGGTATTATGATGCCATGAAGGTCATTTACCACCAATTCCCTATTTGCCCAATCGTCCAGTCTGTCATTGATAAAATATCGCAAATTATTCGCTACATTCTCGCGATTAAATTCATTAATTGCGTCATTCATAACATTAACGGCTACACCCATATTACCCATATTAGTGTGAAGATCACCAGCCATATATAATTCTTCAGCTGTTAATGCTCGATCTTCGCCCTCATGGGTATGGTAAATATCCCGCAAAATTTGCCCAGCTTTTTCTTCATAATGAGGATCATTTCTTTGTAAATCTAAAAATTCTGTTCGAATTTGCTCGGAATTTTTTTTATTTAGGTAATAATATACTAAATTTAATAAAAATAACACAATTAATACTAAAATAATAAACACAATTACTTCAGTTATAGAAAACATTATATTAATAATAATTTAGTTTTTAATCAATAAAACTAATTTTAACTACAAAAAAATAATTAAAACTATGAACTTATTCCAATTTTTTTATTTCAAAATTCTCCTGTTTTTTTAGAAAATTAAGGCCTTTAGTGTCATTTAAGTACTCTAATTTATACACCAAACGTGTAATTCCAACATTTATCATACTTGTAGCACATTTATAACAAGGAGCTAGAATAGTGTAAAGCGTAGTTCCTTGAGTTGATTGACCTATCTTAGCAGCATATAAAATTGCATTTAGTTCCGCATGCTGTTCATTCGATTTACTCCATTCATGATGAGCTGCTTTGAAATCATCAGTTTCAATAAATTTCTGATAACTATCACTCAAAGATGTGGAATTAGAGATATATAAAGGTATGTTTTCCATTTTATTAGCAAGGGCAGCCTTGTATTTCTTGTTATGAAAATTACGCCAATGTTCGATACAATGACGTTCTTTTGGAGGAGAACCGTTATACCCGGTTGATATGCAGCGATTATCTTTTACAATAATTGATGCTGTTTTAATCTTCTGACAAGTTGATCGTTTGGCCATTATTAAAGTAATATCCATAAACGTATTATCCCATGATGGTCTATTAAGATATTTTAAAGGTTTTGATACCTTTTTAACTGATTTTCGTCGTAAAGAACTATTTTTGGATGTAGAAAGTCTTCTAAACGACATCTTATTGAGTATTAAAACCACAATAACTAATATTTAAAATAATTTATGAAAAAAGAAAAGTCCAAGCATTTCATACCGAAATATGAACCACATAGGACAATTCTTTTAAGAAAGTCCCGGGACTCTCTCATTTACTAAATAAATTTTCAATTTTTATTTTTCTTTAAAAAAACAATAGTTTACACTTTAATCCTCTATTATCTTATTAATTTTAGTCAATAACTCCTCAGATTGTTTTTGATTTTTGGACAAAACCATACTATTATATTTAGTAAATAAGGCTTCAAGAGTATCCATTTCATTTTCCAATTCTTTGTTATCATTTTTTAATTTTTTTACTTGTAAACTCAAAGCAGTTATTTTAATTTTACTTTCATTAATAATACTCAAATATTGTGAATTTATAGACTTTTCCTTAGCTACTTCAGACTGTTTTTCTTCTACTAGTTTCTCAATTTCACCAGATAATTTGGCTACTTCAGACTGTTTTTCTTCTGTGAGTTTTGCAATTTCACCAGATAATTTGGCTACTTCAGACTGTTTTTCTTCTTTAATTTTCGCAATTTCACCAGATAATTTGGCTACTTCAGACTGTTTTTCTTCTGTGAGTTTCGCAATTTCACCAGATAATTTGGCTACTTCAGACTGTTTTTCTTCTTTAATTTTCGCAATTTCACCAGATAATTTGGCTACTTCAGACTGTTTTTCTTCTGT